ATGGATTGGTGGGAAGGAGACATGACTTTTGAGAGGCAAGAACCAAAAGAAATTTTGATGATTCTTCAACCGAGAGCCATTCCTGAGGCGATTGAAAGTTTGAACGCCCTCAATATCGAAAAGGTTTGGTTCAGAGGATATACTGAGGTTGAATTAGAAACTCACCTTAATGAGTTTATTCAAACAACAGATTACGACTACTATTGGATTATTGCTGATGATGTAGTTGTTGATGAAAAACCGATAGAACTTTTGCGACCCCTACTACATGAAGGTAAGGTGGTTTCAGGATATTGTCTTTTGGGAGAGGATACTGATAGAGTTAATTTATCAATTTCTGAAACTATGACTTGCACTCCTTACTTTGATGTTCCCGCACTCAATTATTTTTATACGATGCACAAACTGAGGAATTCCCAACAATATGATGTGATTACAGAATCATTAATGACAGGAGAAATTTCACAATCATCATCCACAGGGAGTTTTTGGATAGACAATTTACTCGAAAACAACATCAAGTTTGAAGATGCAGTAAATGATGAAGTAAATCTTTGGGTGGGTGTTCATGATGATGATTTTATGACTCGAACCGAGGTGAAAAGCAGTAAGCAAAATTATTTCACCACAAAATTCACAGGATGGTCATTTACAGGTATGCCGAGGGATATTTGGTTGAAATATCCATATCGAACATCTTCAAGAGAGAGTAATACTGATGCACAATTTTCGCTGAGGTATGCGATTAGAGATGGAAATGAAATATGGACTCACAAGGATGCTGAACATATTCACTTGAAAAAGACTAAAACTACTACTGAGATGAGTCATTGGATTTTGGGGCTTGAAGATTCTGTGATTCATTTTGGTGATGGTAAATTGGTTGGTGAAAACATACCTTCAGAATTGGTTTGGAGATTAGGGGATGGTGAGGAAGAGTGAAAGAAGTTCTCATGATTTTGAATCCAAGAGCAATCCCTGAAGCGATTGAAAGTTTGAACACTCTCGATATCGAAAAGGTTTGGTTTCGAGCATTTGATGAACCTTCAGTTTGCGAAGCGATGAATAATTTTGTGGCTGATACAGACTATGATTACTATTGGATTATTGCTGATGATGTAATTGTGAACAACAGACCTCTTGAAGTCCTCAGGCCGTTGATTCAGGAAGGAAAGGTAGTTTCAGGATATTGCAGGTGGTTTGAAGGTTCCGAATATGTCAATCTTCTGCACAAGCCAATTAGTTGTGTATATGCTTGCGATGACCCCAACTATCAATTTCTCAAAAGATTAAATGAGGTGAATCCTGAAAGATATTCATGGATTCAAAAGGTTCCTGAGGTAAAACCCGATGATGATTCAGTCAATGATTTTATGTTCTATGATATGGATTCAACTAAATCACGCTATTTTTACGATGAAGTTCAAAGCATGGGTCAAGAACCAATCAAGACCTACTTCTCAGGTTGGTCTTTTACGGGAGCGTCAAGAGATGTTTGGTTGAAATATCCATTCATGTGTAGTTTGATGGACTCTCAAAGCGATATCAAGTTTTCTGTCAGATACATCAACGATGATGGGGGCGAAATTTTCAGCCACAAAGAGGCATATTTTCACCACATGAAGAAAAACACAAACATTCTCGTTGATGAGTGGAAAGTAGGAGTCGAACCGCCAACCGTTTATCGAGGAACAGGGTTTGTGGATAGAAGCAAAATCAAAAACCAAGATATCATATTCGTTGATGGTGATTTTTCTCCGAAAGACAGAGATTACGATATTTTGTCTGAAGAATCTTATGCAACGGATGTGGAGGTGAAATTATGAGCGAAGAACAAGCGGGACCATGCCGAAGACAATGTGATATAGACCCGAAAACATTGGTTTGTAAGAGTTGTGGATTGTCTTACAAGCAACAAGGTTAAATAGGTAATCGGATTAACGGGATTTGGAAATCCAATTAATGAGGGGTTGAAATGAGTTTGGAAGAATTTTGGGCATTTTTAGCAGGATTAAGCATCATTTACTTGACGCAGAAAATTGTATTTAAGGAGGGCGACCAATGAGCGACACAATGATTGTAGCCTTGTTGTTGAGCAATTTTATCCTTTTGTTTATTTCGTATTGTATCACTTTGAAATCATTGAAAAATTTGACTGATAAGCAACAAAGCACCATGTATGGTGTATCTCATGTGTGGGGTTCTGTGAAAGAATTTCGAGCAGAAATGGCTTTGAAGGATATGATGTCTGATTTACCTCTGCCACCCCCTCCGTTTGACCCTGACATGGAATTACAATCTAATTTTGATGAGCCGAATGTAGGAGTTGATTTGGGTGCGTGATGAAAACAACCACCGAGGCAAATTGGAACGGTGGTTAGACAGGCATAATCACAAAATGGAACTCATGAGGACACTCACTTCATTGATTGCCGCAGTATCATCAACTGTGGTTTTGTTTTTCATACTTTGAAGTTTTAGGTTCGGAAGATTAATAAGTGGTAGCCGTATAGGGCTACATAACCGAGTAGGTGTATGATATGGAAAAGACAGTAGTTTTGACAGAAGACGAATTGATGTGGTGCAAGAATCATGCTATGGAAGTTGTTGAGTATTATGGGGGAAACAATACTCTCGGCTCAGGCCAATACAATCACAACAAAATCAGTAGCAACATGGTAGGTGTTAAATCTGAAGTAGCAACGGCCAAGTGGTTTCGAGAAAATGTCAAAAATCCGAAAATCGAGGAAAACTACAAGCGATATCGAAGTAATGGCTTGAAGGGAGACATTGTGTGTAATCGAAAGGTCATCGAAGTGAAGGGTCTGCGACCTCACCAATGGCAAAAATTTAGGAGAATGGTTCCTCCAAAGCAACTACGGCATTGTGTCCGAAATAGAGCAATCATTGTGTGGACTTTGGCGAAAGGAAATTCACAAGATTCAAAGGTGAAACTTATGGGTTGGAATTATGCTCATGAGGTGGAAAATCATGGCGTTGAAGTCCGAACAATCTGCGACAACATTTGGTTGCAGGATGATGAGTTGATGCGACCAATGGATACGCTTATTGATGTTTTGAACTGAAATAAAATCACAAGCATTAAATACCTCGTTGTTAAAAATAGCATCCATGAGTTTTAGGAAATGGATTGGGAAAATTACTTCCCCCATATTTGTTCCATTAAGGAAAATGGTATCTTGGTCTGATGAAACATTTGGGACTTGCGACCATCGGCTTGTAGTTGTCCCAAGAGATGCAAGTGCAAAGGTTGGCGAATCTGATGGGCTTGAGCGTAAGGTGAAACCGAAACAAATCTCAATGCTTGAAAAGAAAATTTCCAAAGACAAGGCCAATATCGAAGGTCTTGGAACTAAGAAAAAAAGTGAACTGTTGTGTTATTTTTGTCGAAGTGAATTGATTTGGATGGGAGATAATACCTTCGAGGAATATGGAATTTCAAGTGAAGGCGAAGTTGTAAATCTTCGTTGCTCAAAATGTCCCGCCCATTTTGAAGGATTTTTACGAACACGGCCTGTGCATGAGTAGGAGGTTTTGTGATGCCTGATGTGTGTATAATCATGATTTTGATATTCATTTTTGGATTGGCTTACGGAGTCGGATTAGAGGAAGAACAATAACAACAGGTAAGCCTTAAATAGGTGTTGTGAGGGTTGAAAATTATGATTGGAAGAACCATCGTAAGATATGACTCTGATATGCTCAGAGATGCACTAAATGAAGTAATTGAATCAGGACAATTTGTAAATGGCTCACAGGCGAAAAGGTTTGAGAAGGCCGTATGTGATTATCTTGACATCGAAGGTTGCGTAGCCGTCAATTCAGGAACTACTGCACTATTGCTTGCATACAAGGCTATGGGTGCAAAGAAAATCTTGACTACTCCCTTCACATTTTCCGCAACTGCTATGGCAGGTATTTTTTTGGATATGGAAGTAATTTTTTGCGATATTGATGCCGATACTTACTGTATGGATATGAATGATGTCGAAAGATTATTGGAAGAACATGGGGATATTGATGTTGTAGTTCCTGTTCATATCTTCGGAGTAGGTGCTGATATGGATGCACTTGCTGACTTGAAATCAAGGTATGGTTTTAAGGTTGTAAGTGATTGCGCTCAGGCGTTTGGAACTGTAATTGATGGCTATTTGGCAGGTTCCCACCCTTGTATTGATTTAGGTTGTTTTTCCCTGTATCCAACTAAAAATCTTTCTTGTGCAGGAGATGGAGGGTTCATCACCTTAAACGACCTAAAACTTTACGAAAAACTTATTCGATGGAGAGATAACGGCAGATATTTGGGAACTCCCGTTTTAGGTTCAGGAGGCAATTTTAGGATGAGTGAGTTTCAGGCGGCTATTGCCGTAAAACTTATTGAGAGATTTCCTCAACAACAAGAATATCGGAATGAAATCGCTGAGTATTACTTGAATGAACTAAAACCGCTTGAAGAAAAAGGTATCCTCACACTACCCAAGGTAAAAGAATTCAACGAAAATGGTTGGAGCCATACCTATCACTTATTCTGTATTTACCTAAATCAACATGAGCCACAAGAAGTAATTCAAAAACTTTCAGATTTGGGTGTTGGTGCTACCCCTGCCTATGGATATTTGATTACTGACTTTGATATGCTTGAAGAAGGGTGTCCTTACAGTTCTGAGGAATATCCTGTGGCAAGAGAAATCACGGAAAGATTGCTTGCGATTCCACTTAGCCAATACATAACGAAAGAAGAAAGCGTTAAAGTTGTTGAATCACTATTTGAAGTTTTGGGTGATGCTTGATGAATGTTGGAATTATTGGTTTGGGACACATAGGTAAAAGACACATGGATAATGTCTTGGAAAATCCTAATTTGGAATTGTTGTGTGTTGCAGAACCTAATTTGGAAGTTGAGGTTCCACAGGGCGTAGGAATCCATTACAACTTTGTGGATATGTTGAATCACCATGAAGATGAACTAAATCTCGTCATCGTTGCCACACCCAACTGTTTGCACTATCGAATGATAAAGGAATGTGTTGAGAGAGGCATTCCTGTTTTGGCGGAGAAGCCAATTGTGCTGAATAAGCATGAGGCCAAACTTATTTCTCAGTTGGTCAATAAAAAGCAAGTTCCTGTATTTGTCAATTATCCTTTGAGGTTTTTGAAGTCCGTATCTGAAGTAAAGAATCGGTTGGGCGAAATAGGCAAACCAAACATGGCTATCTTCAATGTTTTTTGGAACAGGAATGAAGAATACTACACCGCCTCAGATTGGAGAGGGACTCGCTCTGAAGAGGGTGGACCGTTATTCAATGAGTTTATCCACCACCTCAATTTGTTGAAATACTTGTTTGGAGAGATTGAGAATGTTGGAGGGAATGTGTATGACTTCAACCACTCATATACCGAGGTGGAAGATTCAGGAAATTTCAACTTCACATTTATGAGTGGGGGGATGGGTAGTTTGAATTATTCAGTTGCCGCACCAAAAAAATCTTTCGATGTTCAATTGACTGTGATGGGTGATGTGGGGTGCTTCAGATTGAAGGAACTTTACTTGAACAATCTCAAAATTGATGATGAAGAAGAACAAACTTTTGAAATCAACCTTCAACATTTCTATGATGTCCTTGAAGCAACAAGATTACGCATAACTGAGGGAATCGAAGATGAGAGGCTATGCACCGTAAGCGAGGCTTGTGCAGATGTTCATGACATTCAGACCTTTTACTCACAATTCAAAATGACTGACAAACCCAAAGGAACTGAACAACCTCTGTTTCTGAAGGGAACCTTTTGAGAAACCTTCATAAGGGTAATGGGAGAATGAAGGAATAGGTGAGACAAATGTTTGATTATCAACAAATTGTAATGGTATTGAGAGAAATTAAAGATGCCCTTCGAGGCATTGAACAACAACTGATTATTCAGAATAGTGGCGAGGCTCCAACCCCCCACAGATTCACATCCCCGCAAGAGGCGAGAAAACATGGAGTCCAAACACTTGAAGATTATATGAGTGATGTAGGGGAAATTTCCCGATACACTTCAAACAGGGAGTGATTTGCTATGCCATACATTGAAGACCATGAAAGGAGAAAATACGATGAAGCAATCAAGAGCATCGTTCACAATCTGAATATAGAGGGGATGTGTGGTCTATATCCTGCGGGTCATTTGAATTACATCATTAGCGAAATAATCAAACAAACCTTGGATAGACAGGGGCTACGATACCAAACCGCAAATTCGGTGATGGGTGCATTAGAGTGTTGTAAATTGGAACTGTATCGGAGAGTTATTGCTCCATACGAAGATGAAAAAATCGAATCCAATGGAGATGTTTATTGATGAGGGCAAAATCTGTGGTTCATGTCGAATATGAAGTTTTTAACGCACTTCTTGACTCAGATTTGATTGCAGAAGTAGTCGCAGACTTGAAGATGGAAATGGTTCCAAATAATGATTCTGTGGCAGAAAAACGATTTGAAGATGGTGTGAAGAGTGCATCACAATACATCCTAAATCTTGCAGACAGAAGGCTTCACCGATTACCTGAAAATCATGTGAATTATCAAGCAAAGGGTGAGTGATTTGAAAAAGCCAATCAAATGCAGAAAACCACTTGCACATAGACCTGAATTTGAAGGAAAATATCATTGTAAGGCTTGTGAAAGAGAGATGAATGGTGAGTAATTTGAAACCTAAGGTAATCCATATTTCAGGTGCAGACGGCAAACTTTGTGGTCGCCCTGCTGAAAATTGGGGAGAACGATACTTGAGTGATTCATTTGCTCAAACGCTCCCTACCTGTCCCGATTGTAAATTGGAGTATCGTATGAAATATGGGAGAGCATTTAGAAGCCCATTATCCTCTCTTGGTGAAGAATCTGATTTTGAGGGCTTGCCTGAGGCTGATGAACCAAACACCTCAGGAGATTTGCCGATGCCGATTGTTGAAGCACTCGAAACGAAGGAGAGAGTCAGAACTTTGCGGGAGTATCTTGGTGGAGGGGTTGTATGAGATTTACAGAAAGGTTTCTAATTGAGGGTTTGGATAATAATGGAAAGTGGAATAAATTCAACATTTATGATTTGTCGTTTGATGAAGTAAAACAAAAGGCCGCAGATGTTCTTCTGAGGACAAACTATGTTGGCGTGAAAATTGTTCGGATTTAGGACAGAACATAGGCATCCTTAAGTAGTAGGCTCCCCTCGTATGAGTTGATTGGCATGGCTAATGGGGATAACTTTGTAAGAATGTGGATACCTGCAAACCGAGTTCAGAATGCTCGAAGCAAGTTGAATCGAATTAAGAAGACTGCGGATAATCGAGGAATTTCATTCAGTTTTGATTTGCCTGAAGTTTCAAGAGAAGACATCAGTTCAAAAGAGATGAGTGAGAGGCGAGAACGATTGAGGCAGTTCGCTTTGACCGAAAATCCCGATGACCCCCTATATCGAAGCGTCTATGATGCTTTGAACATGGAGGCAAAAAACTTCAGAGCCTACATTATCCCTCCTGCTGACCACACCGAACAACCAACTACTCGATATCGAAGGTATGGTTCAGAATTGAAGATGAATTATGATGATATCAGTAGTATGGGTTGGCAAGTAGTTGCAGTTTTGAAACCTGCTTCAGAGGCGTATTTTTATTCAAACATGACTTCAAACTACATGGTGAACACAATTCCAAACTTGAGTGATATTGGAGCCATTTCTGAACACCTACCACATGAATTGAATTCATTTTGTGAACATTGTGGAACAGTTAGGCGAAGAAATGAGTTGATTGTGGTTCACAACAAAGAGCAAGACACCTATGCAAGAGTTGGAAGCACTTGTTTGTTTGAATATACTGCAATAGACCCTAAGTTCACTATGAGTTTTTATGAGTTCCTTGAGACACCCTCGTTTGGCGACCCATCTCTTTTGAAGAAAAGCCCTAAGGTGCAAGATTTGTATGATTTTATGGAAAAGGCAGTTCGATTGTTTGATTATGCCGACTCATACATCAAGGGAATCGGAAGGTCTATTTTTGAGTCTTACATCAAAGAAGTGGATGGCGATTCTTGGCTTGTTCCATTTGGCTACCCTACATCATTAGGATTGTCAGATGGAGAGATTATGATGGGTGCTTTTCAACCTTCAATCCTTGACAAGTATTGCCGAAGAATTAGCCCTTCAAGTGAAAAAATTGACGACATGATTACAATGATGATTTCTTATGTCATGCAGTTGAATGCAAGGTCTGACTTTGAATACAATTTGAAGAGGATTGTGGATGCAGGAGTAGTATCTCCAAGAACTGCGGGCTATGCCGCTTCAATTTACACAGTTTATCGAAGGGCTGAGGAAAAGGGGCTTGTTCAAGCCGTGTTTTTCCCTCAACCACCTGAGGAATCAGAAGATGAAGGGATGCACTTTGGAGAGATAGGAGATAGGATTGAATTCACCGCAAAAGTCATGAGAAAGCAAGTCCGAGAAGGATACTATGGGGATACTACCATGTTGGTTTTTGAAGTTCTCGGTGGCACACACAACGGCTCAGAAGTGGTGTGGTGGAGTTCATCATCCAAAAGGATGCCTTCAGTTGGAGATGTCGTAAATGTTCGGGGAACAGTCAAGAAGCATGGCGAGTTCAAAGGGAAGAAAATCACCACCATTACAAGAGGAAAAATCTCTGAAGCGGGCGATTACGAATTAGCAAATTGAGGTGATTAGAGTGGAATTTGAGATTTATGAGGATGGAGGATACACCTTGATAGAAATTTCACACAACTCAAAATCGCTCGGTGAGTATGTTCTGCCCTCAGGTGTGGCAGGGGAAGATTTTTTCTCTCAATATCTTAATGACATCAAGATTGAGTTTTTCGATGTTCTTGGGGTTTCAGAATGGTGGATAACTGACAGGGAAGGTATTGTTATTGAAGGTGCTTTTTATGATATTGAAGAAGCAAAGAAGGCATGGCGAAATTTGGTGATGACTCATCATGAAGTATAAAAAGGTATGCACTTGCGAGAATCAGCCCTGTTGGGTTTGTTTCCTGCTTTTCGACCTTTATTTGAAAGAAATTGAGTGGCTTTTGGATGAGGATTGAGGGCAAAGCCTTTTAAGGGTGGTTGTGTGATTGGCGATTGGTGAGTCTATGACGAAAAGGGAAATTCACGGAATAAGTGATGAAGATGCAGAGATTATTGATTCATTGGATGAAATTGAGAGGGAGATTTTGATGACAAAAAAGAAGAATAGGCTGAAGGGAATGAGAATTTATCTTGCGGGGCCGATTGACCATGCAAAAGATGATGGAGTTGGTTGGAGGAATGAATTGAAAAAATTCATCAAGAAGAAGGGTGCTTTTGCGCTTGACCCTTGCGACAAGCCAATTTCCTATGCCGCCTACGGAGAAGTCGGAACGGAAAAAACAAAGATGCTTGAACTCAAAAAAATGGGAAGATTCTTTGAACTTTCTGAACAGATGAAGAAGATTGCTCATGTTGATTTGAGAATGACAGATGTTTCAGATTGTGTGGTTGTTTATCTGAATCCGAATATCACAATGTTTGGAACCATTCATGAATTAATCAATAGCCTTCAACAAAGGAAACCAACGCTTGTAGTAATTGAGGGTGGCAAGAAAAATGCTCCGAATTGGTTGTTTGGCATCATGGATTACAACTTCATGTTTGATTCTTTTGATGAACTTGAAGAATTTTTGACACTTGTTGATGAGGCTTCATTTGACCCTGACTTGACTCGATGGGTTTTCTTTGACCTTTGAGACACTTTTAAGTATCTGAACATTCATCATTCAAAACATGATTGGTGTTGATGTTTTCAATTATGGGCATCTTTTTGAATCAAATGAGGTTCATGGGCCAATTCGCCCATGCCCTTGTCCTGAGGATTATGGCGTTTCTATGCACCCTGATTGTTGCGAATTTGTTCCTGAAGACCAACAACCTGATTTGGATGGCGATGGAACTCCTGACATCTCTGATGCTAATCCACATGACCCTGACATCCAAACACAAGAGCAACAAGACCAAAAGGAGCAGGAACTTGATGGTGGAAATGGAAATGGAGGCGATGGCTCGGAAGGTGCGGGAATCATTGGGGGCGATGACCCAAGTTATCTATCAGTCGTAAATCCTTATGGTATCAATCCTGAAACAGGTAATGCTTATTGTGTTGATTACAATAATTGTCCTCAACAACCAACTCAAATAGACTCAAAAATAATTTCTTATGGAATTTTAGGATTGATTGGAGTGGTAGCAGTTTCAATGTTAGGTTAGGTGAATTAAATGTATGGCAATCAAACTTTTGGAATGTTTTTTGACGCTAATGATACGATGCCCTACGGCTCAAAGAAACCTGATTTCCGTATTGATTTAGCGAATGCCAAACTTCCAAAGGATGTTCATCGCTCTAAAATTGAACCTCCTGCCAAAGCAAACACAGGTCGCTTAAAAATCATTGAACAGGGACAAGGGAGAATAAAGGTTGATGGACTTATGGGGTTGCCTGATTTGAAACCCCAACTTCCTGAAATGCCCGATTTGGGGGAGCCGATTGGTGAACCTACTGATGATTCAGGAAATTCTGCACAAGACCCTGTAATCGAAGAACCTGTTTCTGAGCCGATTCAAACTGATAATGATTCAACTGCTAATGGCGAAGTTGAACAAACTGAACCTGAAGCGGAACCTGAACCTGAAGCAAAAACTCAAATTAGTGGAGGAACGGTTGAATTTGCATTACCTGAATGGTTCAAAGATTCATTTACGAAGGGGGCTAAGGTGGTTGGAGTCGGAATTTTAGGATATGTAGCCTTTGTCGTTGCAGACCGATTGGGCGTTGCAGATAAAATTTCTGACGCTTTGAAATCCAATAAGAAAGATGAGCCGCAAAAAAGTTCAGTTACATCTGAATAATTCATGAAAAAACCTTGTATCTTGCATAATCCTTAAATAGGGTGAAATCACAATCTCCGAAACGACACCTTTAACACTCAGAATTTCTGATTAATGAGTTAGGTGATTCATATCTTTGGCAACCAAAATTGGAGTAATTCACTAATTGGAATCATGCCTCAATCGAAATCTGTGGTTTATAGGACAGAATTCAGAAACGAAGATGAGCCAAGGTATAATGTTTCGGGGTGGAGTGGGCCTTGTTCAAATTTGTGGTGGTCTATTGGAGATATTGATGCAAGTGAATTCATAGATTTACACCTTCAGCGCATGAATCAATGCGGTTTAACAACTGCGGATATTTATCAAGCGTGGGATGATTTGCGAGCCACAGGAAGCACCGCAGGAAGAGGCAGAGCCTCCTATGAGAGGGCTGAAGCCAATCAACAAGAACCGACAACTGAAGGCAGAGAGAACTCAGGAATTGGTAATGGAACCATAAATGGAGATAGTTCTGATGATGGAAATCTCAATGGAAATGGAAATGGAAATGGAAATGGAAATGGAAATGGAAATGGAGATGGAGATGGAGATGGAAATGGAAATGGAAATGGAAATGGAAATGGAAATGGAAATGGAAATGGAAATGGAGCAGGAAATGAGGCTCCCCTCATAGACCCTCAATACATCACTCTTGGAGTAGTAGGAATCTTTGCATTAGTTGGAGTTAAGATGTTGATGGGTCGAAATTGATTCAAGTAAAGAGGCATCTTTAAGTATCTAAGCGAAACATCCATAGTTGATTACGATGTTTGGAAATCATAGTTGGAGTGATAAGCGAGTAGGAATCATACCCTCGACAAAATCTGTTTCTTATCGAAGTGAATTCAGAGTATTCAATTCTCCTGATGAACCAAACAAAATCAATGTCTTCATTTCGACAGGCGGTGCTTACGCTAATCAAGAAAGGTATCATGTTTTGTATGCAGACCCAACAGGAGGCTTGACAGGCAGAGGCGCAAACACCCTCTCACAGGCTATTTCTGATGCAGAAAGTGGAGAAAGAAGCAACTCGAAAACCTTTGTAATTGAAAGTTTTTGGAACAAAGATGCAACTGAGGCCGTAAGAAATGGTGCTTTAGAAATAAACAATAGAAATCCTCCTGAGCCTCTTGTTGGAGGTTGCACCGATTCAGAAGCGAAGAATTACAATCCTGATGCAAATGCAAACGATGGCTCTTGTGAATATCCTCCGCTTGCAGGTTGCACAGATTCAGAAGCGAAGAATTACAATCCTGATGCTGAAGTTGATGATGGTTCTTGTGAATATAAGACTCTTGCAGACAATGTGCGTGAGGACTTGGCAGAAATCCCTTGGGGTCTTGTAGGTCTTGGTGTAGTTGCTTTGGTTGGATTTAAGTTCTTACAGGCTTGAACTTCACAGATACTTTTAAGTATCGAAGCGAAATATCCATAGTTGATTACGATGTTTGGAAATCAAAGTTGGAGTGATAAGCGGGTGGGAATCATGCCCTCATCAAAATCTGTTTCCTATCGAAGTGAGTTTAGGTTATTTGATGCAACGGACTTTGATATTGAGAAAGATAACCCCGTCATGGGAGTAGTTAAGGCAAAGTGGGTTGAAGCGACTCAAACATATCACTACAAGGCTTACGGAATGGATGATTATGCCGACACAGGCAAAAAAGATGCCGACCAAGTGAAAAACTCAACCCTCGAAACACAGGTTGGAAACATCACCCATTCAGTAGCAAGCAAGATACGGGCGGGGCAAGGATTGGAATTTGAATCTCTTTCCCCTGCCGACAATAAAGAGGGATGCACAGATTCCGAAGCCAAGAATTACAATCCTGATGCTGAAGTTGATGATGGTTCTTGTGAATATCCGCTTGCAGGTTGCACAGATTCAGAAGCGAAGAATTACAATCCTGATGCTGAAGTTGATGATGGTTCTTGTGAATCTAAGACTCTTGCAGACAATGTGAGTGAAGATTTGTCAGAATTGCCTTGGGGTTTGATTGCGCTTGGAGGCGTAGGAATAGTTGCACTTAAGTTTGTGATGGGGTGAAAAAATGGAAGATGTTAAAATTGAACAATTTACTCTTTATGCTTTTGGAGCCGTTTCTTTGTTGGCAATCTATTACAGAATGCGATTCAAAGGATTGAAGAGAAAACTCTCGAAGTTGGGTGATTAATTTGGTTTTTGGGCATCACCCATTTAACCATCATGTTTTGCGATTTGGTGCAGAAGAAAAGCCAAGCCTGAAACAAATCCTTGATTCTGACCCCCTCGGTATGTTGAATGCAAACTTTTCCATTGGAGGGAGTTGGAATGCAGATGGAAATGTAGTGATTCTTCAAGAAGGAGATGGATTTTACATCATCATTAACAACGACTCGCAAATGAAAGTCAGGGTGAAAGACCTACAAACAGGAGAAACAAGAACTCTTGTAGCCAATTCTAAAAATCCTGCAATTGAGGCTGAAGGAAACAATGTAGCAGTAAGATTGCTTTCAGTAAATTCTCCCAAAGGCTCATTCAGTTATTGAAAAAGGTTAAATAGGTGAGTCCTACCTTCCTAAATTGGAAGTGGAAACATGAACGATGATGATTACAACATTTGGAATTGGTTTTTTGACAATGGAAAGAGAGAACGATATAACCCTTTCAACCCCTATTCCAAACCATACACTACAAGGCCATTTAAGTCATTTATTGATGAAATTTTGAAGTCGGTTGATTTCGATAAAATGAATGATGGAAAGGTAGCCATCGTAAAAATCGAGAGAGATGGCAAAACCTACGAGGTCAGAATCACAGATACAACTCCACAAAATAACGGCAAGATTGATATCGTTTCGGTGGATTATGAGGATGAGAATACAACCTCTAAGGGAGATTCAAATGAAAACTCCACAGATTCACAAGACTACTACACCCCCTGATTAGGATTGAATCTCATGCTTTGTCCTATTTGTTCTGTGCGAGAGCATAGACAGAAGATGATTTTTTGTGAACAAGACCACACCTATTACTGTGGGTGCGGATATGCAATTAAGCGGAAGTAGTTGCCATGCACCGAACTAAGCGGTCTGAGAGGCGGGCAAGGGTGCTTGCCCAAAAGTCAGATATGAATCAAAACTTGGCCGCAATCATAATTCAAGGAGGTAAGATTCTTGGAAGTGGTTTCAATCAAAGAATAGATTACAACCACTCGCATCATGCCGAAATCAAGGCATTGAAATCCATGAGGCGACAGAAGAGAACCCCCAAGGGTGCAGACATTCATGTTTATCGGTTTAGGGCAGACGGAACATACGGGCTTGCCAAGCCTTGTAAGGACTGTATGATTGCCATTAAGGGGGCGGGAATCAAGAGAGTTTTCTATTCAGACTACGATGGTTCGATGAAAATGTTGAAGGTTGATGATGTAAATCTTGACGATTATGGTTATCGAAAAAGAAAATGGAAACACACCAAGAACGGATAGTGGATGGTGGGTATTGGGTGTATCTTCACCACAAGACTTAAGAGGCAAAATGGAATTATCCTGATTATGGCTACGATTTTGATTGATGGTGGCTACTTTGTTGGAAGATTTGAGAATCATTGGAACCGACATACCAAAAAGAAAAACATGAGGTATTGGTGGGAACAAGGCAAACAAAGAAATATCACAAAGGAAGAATTGTTCGGCCATCTCAATCGAATTTTTTCCTACGATATGACCTACCTTCACATGAAAATTAGTGAAATGAATTTCCCACGCAGAGTTATTGTGTGTTATGATGGGATTTACGGAAGAAGGCCGAGAGGTTCAGCATATCCTGATTACAAGAAAAATCGAAGAGGTGGGGTATCTGCCAATGAGCATAAAGGGATTGATGTAAGGGAAAGGATAGTCAAATGTGGGTATGACCCTCATGCCCTTGATGATTATTGGTCGTATGAGTATGATGATTACATGGAAGCCGATGATTTGATTGCAGAACTTTGTTCTGCATTTCCCCGCAACGAAGAGATTGTAGTGATGACAAAAGACCGTGATTTGTATCAACTCCTTGAACACCCGAATGTGAGAATTCACAATTTCACCAAGTTCATCACAGTTGAAGATTTTGAAAGTGAGTATGGAATAGAGCCAAAACAGTTTCTTGACTTGAAATCTTTGGCGGGAGATAAATCAGACAACATACCGGGCATCAAGGGAGTGGGGCCAAAAACTGCCGCCAAATGGTTGAGAGAATATGGTTGCATTGAAGACATCCCGCTTGATTTGATTGACGAAGAAAGTAAAGAATCTTTGAAATTGTGGAAGCGAATTTGTTCTATCCCATACCATAGTGCTTAAATAGGTCAAAATAAATTGTTCAATTAATGTCAGCAAGAAAGCGATTTAGCAAGAGGCTATTTGAGGAAAATGACGAATTAGCAAGGAACGCAGTTGAACACCTTCGACATCATTTTGGTGTGGATTGTTTCAAGGATTCCAAGAACCGATACACCATTGATAGAGAAGGTTGGCGAGATGAAACACACCTCATGAATATAGAAGTCGAAGTAAAACACAATTGGAAGAAAGGTTTGGAAGCATTTCCCTATGATACCATTCACTTACCTAAACGAAAGGAAAAGTATTTCGGCTTAAGCAAGCCCACCTATTTCGTAATTTTTAGTTCAGATTTACAAGGAGCAATTGTATTTTCCGACAGAACGGCTATGGAGCATGGAAAATTGAAAGAGGTTCCAAACAAATTTGTTCCTAAGGGAGAACTGTTTTATTCAATCCCCATACAGAGAACTGCTTGGTTGAAATGTGGTGATGTTTGATGGAATTTCACATTGATGAACAAGTTTTGAATGATTATTTGAAATTGCTTCGGACTGATGGTGAGATGAATCACAAAGGAATCTATGCCCTATTGAGTCAGTTGGCTATGATGGGATATCTGCATCGAGATTCGCACAAAGTTGTATTGCACAACAATGATTCAGAAGCAGACCTTGATGAGGATTATGAAAAATATCTTGACAACAAAGCGGCAGGAAGGGAAATAACAAATTGGGAGGACAGACAAGATGAATCACAATGATGAATTGATTCTGATGTTGAAGGAATTTTTTGAACCTCATGTTTCCACCCTCAACGGCATGGAATATGAAACCATTCAAGGCTCATTGGTTGGGATGGCTCAATTGAGACTTTTTGATGAATCAGGAATCAAGATTTACGACTTTGTAAATTTTGACCCCAATTTCTGCGAGTGTGTTGCTGATGTTTTCAACATTTTGGAAATTCATGACCGAGAATGGTTCGATATTGACTTCTTTTCAATGTGTGAGATTCAATCCGATGAGATTGATTCTGCACTCTATGATTTCCTATGTGAGAAAGGTTTTGTGATTCAAACATCAAAGCAAGATGTATGCAAAACCTATGAAAGTGAATTTTTTGTTGAAATCAATTCAGAGGATGCTCAACATTAATGTCGCCCAAAGTCCACCTCAAAGTTTTGATTACTCCCTCAAGGGCTTTCATGTTTCTGAGACATTCGATTATTCTTTTCTTGTTGCCCTTTTCTTTGGCCTGAAGATACTTGATGTCCCAAGAATTTTTCACTCTCTCAGCCTTGTTCAACATAACTTCAATCTCATCCCATGTTCTTTTGTAAGAAAAATGTTCCGAGTCTTGGTGGTCTGATAAGGTGTTTGCCATGAGGTGTGCGATAAAGTCCTACTACTTAAAAGTTGCTCGAAAATTATTGTGATGATTTAAGTAGTAAGAGTTTCAATCTTTGAGCATGAAAATTCATGTGGATTCTCATGAGCCAACATACTTTGTTGAAAACATCAAAGGCTCGGAATCCACCCCCTTGTCAGTAGGTGATTTTGAATTAGTCAGTTCGGAGGGGAGGAAGGTCATTATCGAAAGAAAAACATGGGATGACGCTTATGGCTCATGGATTTCAAAGAGGCTTGAAGACCAAGTTTCAAGGATGGTCATGGAATATGATGAATACATTTTGATGATTGAAGGGAATAAAGCAAGTTCAAGATTATTCAGAACCAAAAAATTCAATCAAATCGAATCCCTTCAGTCATTTCTGAACCGAATGAGTGCAGAAGTAATTCCTGTGATTTACACATCTTCAAAAAAGAAATCAGCACAATACATTCAGAATTTGATGAAACGAATTGAAACGGGAGATTATCAAACATTGGTGCGAAAAACTACTGTGGTGAAATCATCAAGGAATAAATATCACAACATTCTTCGCCTCATCCCGAACATCACAATTGACAGGTCTAAATCTCTCTATGCCCATTTCGATAGTCTGTCGGATTTCATCAACAATGTTCACCGAGCAAGGGAGGTGGACTTGGGAAGTAAGAGGTGGATAAATTCTGTGAGTAAGATACAAGATTTTGTTCATGCAAAATGGGATGAGGGTGGAGAACGAGAAATTTTGAAATCAGTTAGTTCTTCAAGTTCATCAAAAGAAAAAGAAAAAGAAAAAGAAATTCAGCCTTGACATTAGCAAAGGTTAAATACTTCAAATGCAACATTGGCAATTGGTAGTGAATATGGATTCAAAGGCAAAGATAGTAATGACATCAGAACTGAGTAAAGAAATTGTAAAAGCAGTTGAGAATACAGAAGAACAGGCAATTTTTGTATTTGATTCTTCAGGATTATTCATTAGGGTTTCAGACCCCTATCGAGCAAGAGTTGTGGAATTGGTTATCCCCAAGGAGAGGTTCACAGATTATGAATTCACAGGCAATTCAGATTCACAACTCAGGGCAGGGATTGTGATATCAAGATTGAAGGATATAACCAAGACGCTCAGGAAAGGAGACACCCTCGAATTGGTGTATTCCTCAGGCGAGAGCAGGATTCAAACTCAAGCAGGGATTCTTCGCAGAGATATTCGATTGATTAAATCAGAACTTTTGGCTGATATTCCTGTGATTTCAGTAGCATTTGAATATGAAGTTGATGTTGATTATTCAACCATCAGCCAATTTTTGAAGGCTTCAAACGGAAAAGGCCATTTATGTGATTTCATCACGGATGGGGGATTCATCATGGCTTGTGAAACTGATGAAGGAACTGTCAGAATCAAGAGAGAAGTTGATGAGTGTGGGATGCGACCTGCAAATCACATTTCCATGACTACTTTTTCTGTTGAACACACAATAAAGGCTTTGGCGTTAGGAAACGACTTGATTCGGATTAGAGGCAAACAAGATTCTGCGGTGGAATTCTCTTGGATTTCCAAGACGGGGATTAATATGAGGGCTTGGGTTGCCCCAAGGGTGTGATTTCAATGAGAACTAAACCTACAAATTTCGAGGCCGCAAAATTGGTAATGGGTTTGGGAGAGCAAATTACTGCTGACCAAATAATCGGAAGGATGATGGATTTGGGCCGAAAGGAGATTCCAACAAAGAAAGCCATTTCAGTAAAATTTAGGACTGACCCCGATATTGAAGTATTGAAATCAGGGAGAAGTGCTACGCTTTTTATCAGATTGAAATAAACGGCATCTTTAAGTATCAAATCGAGAAGTAAAACATCATGTCTGAAATCAGGACAGAAATTATCTCTCAGGAAAAAGAGGTCTTTGACTTTCCTGATGCTGAAACATGGGCGAAATCGGTTAAGGCTGAGTTCAATCGGTTCCCCAACCACCCAAGTAGCAGATATCAAAGGGGAGGGAACGAACTTAACAAAAATGGAAGCAGACCTTTCCCCAACCGAAAATCCCCACAATCAGGCTACACAAGCACAATGTCAGAAGAACTTGTGGACTGTTTGAAAACTCGAATGGCAAATGAACAATCATCAAGTGTGAAAAAGAATGGATTTAGTGTGTTTGAACAAATCACAGGATTTTACTCAATTCAAGTAGTTGATGAAAGAACAAGACAAAATCAACAATCGAGGCTAAATCAAATCTGCGAACTCTTAACGAAAAGCCGATATGGACTTATTGACCCACTTACGGGAGAGGAAGCAACAATTGATACTGAGTATGGCGAAAGAATTGCATACTCATTCATGGGAGGCGTGAACAACCCAAGATACCTTACTTATTCAGTTCTTCAAGAACAAAAGGCTGAACCCATCTTGACTGATACCCTTTTGGAATCACAGATGAGGGGCTTCATTTACAACATGGTAATGGAAACGGGAGAAGTGCCTGAAATTACAAAAGCATTCACGGCAATTATGAGGGAAGGTAGCACAGATTCAGTTTTTGCCTTAATGAGAGGGGATGCAGGTGGCACAAGACGAATGGTGGGTGAGATTCTTGCTGAACTATCCGATTTGGATTCATCTGAAAGGGTTAGCATGATGCAATCTTTTGAAGTCGAAGAAGCAGAGTTCAAAGAAGGTGGCGGATTAGAGAGAGTTTCCAAAGAAATATCAATGAAGAAGTTTTTGACATTGGATTTTGATTCAGAGGGAACAAGAACAACTTTGAATGGCATAAGACCTCCTGCGGAAGGATTAAGTGCAGGTTCAAATTGGCCTGTGGATAGTTCAGGGAATTACATTCTTCATATCACCCAAGAACCTATTCAAATTTTGTGTAAATCGGTCAATCGAGCATGGGATGGCAATTCTTGTGAGTCTTTGGATTCTGATTACGAATACAAGGCAGGTTCATTTGATGATATTCGGTGGGGAAATGCCATCGCTCTCGCCTACAATGCCGATGATGTCATGAAAGATGGTGAAATAGTGATTGACGATGCGGCAATTTTGAAGTGCAAGGGGAGATTTATTCTCCGATGGGGTATTGGAGTTTCAGAAGATGGTTCCGAGTTAGGGCCGAGAATCGGTGTGGAAAGAACAGTTTATTCAGTCAATGGGAAAAACCCCTCTTGGCAATCAACACTTGGGCAAGGATTAATCAATGTTTTGGAATCTAAAGGTCTATGGGACTTTCAAAGTGTGAGAACTCCTTACAATTACAAGGGATATTCTGATGTGAATAGTGGAAGGGGGAGAATTACTTATGGAAAAGTTGCCTTTGGAGTTCAAGAGGGAACGGGACTTGCAGGGGAACGAGATGAAGGATTACCTGACTATTCGGGTGATGAAACACTTTCGTTTGCTGAATTCCAAAGATTGATTGATTCGATTGACAATGACCGAGTGAGAATCAGTCTTGCAGAAAATCCAATGGTGTATGTTTCCGATAGGATTATTGGAAATCTCATGACAAAAATTTGGAACTTCTATGAAGATGAAAACAAAGAAAGGCTTTTGTATATGCTTGTAGGACACCGACATGGAACTCCATCTTTGTTGCTTCCTGCCCTTGAAGGTCTTGATGCACTTGTTCCTGATTACATGAACATGAGTCAAGGAAATCTTTTGATGGCGTTTATTCATCACAATAGAAGTGATGCTTCCGTTCACTACAAAGTCAGAGAATTGATTGGAGAAGATGCCGACCTATGGTATTTGCTTCCTCAGGGAACTGTTGATACACACTCTTTGATTTTTGCACCTCAAGACATTATGGATTCTGTTGTGGAGACTTACAAGGTAATCTTGTCGGGCGGAGATAAATTTGAAAGATTCAAGGAATTGGCTCACAGATACCAACCACAACTGATGGATATGGTTGATGAATCTATGCTATTTGAGACTTTTGAACAACTAATTTCACAACCTAATTTGAGTCAAGAAAAATACAATGAATTGATTCAATTGGCTTTGGAAAGTGATAGAGCCGACTATATTTCAAACGCTATGGCTCAAATGGTATATCCTTATGGGGAACCTGAAAATTACGGATGGACTGAAGACTTCTCAGATTTGGAATCAGTTTTCAGAAAGAAGAATTATGATACAAGAATCCCTATGGTTGATTCTCTTGATTTCATATTTAACAATTTCGTTAATCAAAAAGAATTTTCTTTGGAATTATCTTTAATTTCATTCTTTACTGAGTTGGTAGTTTCAAGTCCCGATACAGAAGATTCCAAGAAATTGTTTGATTGGTTGATGTCTGTGAAAGAAAAATCAGAAGAAGGCTATTGGGAAGATTGGGCGGGAGCCGTTTGTGCATTCATGCTTAAGCCCGCAGGATTGAACAAACCATCTAACACAAGACGAACTCCATTGATTCCGAATTCTGCATTCGTTCCTCTTTTGAACTTAGTCGTTGATTCGCCAAACGGAGAAGAATTCATTGACGCTATCTTTGTGAAATCTATGAATTATACAAATCCTACAAAGTATCTTAATTTCTTGTTTAATGGAGATGAGCCTCCTAAATTGAAGGAAGAAATTCCTGCGGATTTGGCTTATGCCATGATTGTAGTTCCAACAGTTCTTGATATGGTTGATATTTCCAAGTTGGCAAGAACACTTCCACCCGTTGATGAATTGTTTTATCTCTTGGAAGAGGCAGTATTCTCCACATATCTTGGCGACCTTTACACTCCCGATGGTGAAAGACCTTTCAAATCTCTCGCCCCTGAGGAATTCCAAGATTTTACGATTTTGCTAACTCTTAACAATGGCTTGCCAAAAATTGCAGAATTGTTCAATGGATTTATGGAAAATGAAAATACACCTGATGAAATCATGGAACGATTGATTCAAAAACCAAGATTGAATTCTGTGGGATATCGAAGATTATTTGACTACTATGGAATTTCCGAAAATCCACTTACCACAATGGGGGTATCCGATGAAGAGTCATTCCGCAGAAGATTCATCCCACAGTTGGCAAAGAAGAAAACCATCTCAGGAAGGTTGCTCAGATACCTTTGGGACAATTACCCTGACCAACACTCTGAACTGATGATGAATCCAAATCTTGTTGAAGCAAGGCTCTATGATACTGTCATTGGGTTTGAACCAATTGGTGTTTTGAAAAATTCTGAAGTTGGAAGCAGAGCATATCGAAAGCACATCAGAAAATTGATGGAAGCCATGACCGTTTCAATTCCATCAACACAACAACAGAACACCTTTGGAGAGTTCATCAGAAATGTGGGAGATAGATTCAGCCACTTGAATACTCGACCTGAACGATTCCAAAGTGCATTTAGCGGAATGGTTAATGATTCAGGATATCAATTCTTGAGAGCAGGAAGGTCGAGATGGTCAAGTGGACTTCCAACGGCTCCTGAGGGCGCAACTGAACAAAACCTTTCAAACACAGGAAGCATTATTGAATATCCACAAATCATTGAGGATAAGCCTTTCATTTTGCTACGATACTTGACCTTAGCCTCCTATGACCTCGCTGATGGAGGCAAAGAAAATTGGGAAGGAGTTGCATTACGAAACCCGAATGTGTCGCTTGAAACTTTGTTCCAATATGGATTTTTACCTGAGGGCGATTCAGATGGAGCCGATACAGTTGCACTTTTGGGTATGCCTCACACCTATGAGTTGAGAGAAAACATATCCGAGGGCATGGAGATATACAGTAGCAATTCACATCACACTTACTATTCTCCAATCATGGTTTTAGAGGCGGAAATGATTCGAGAGAGTTCAGGAAGCGGTTCGGGAACCATTTATGAGAGGGGGGGAGTAGCAAAAATGCTTGGTATTGAGGTTCAACCTATCGGTGAGAATGGATATTCACTTTACCCAATTGATAGAATCATGACCAACAATCGAGAAGAGGCAAGACGGTTCAAACAGACATTGAAGGAGTTCCGAAACAATGTTAAATTGAGATACAGTCGAAACAGAGGTAGGTGGGTATATGCAACAGAAGCAGACCGAGAAGTTCAAGAAATGGATGCTGAAAATTATGATGCTGATGAGGTTTTAGACCAATTCCAAACTTACTTCAGAACATTGGCGCAAAACTACAACCCTGAAGATGATGTGGTTTATCGGATTTTGAACGGTGAACAAAACTTAGAAGAAATGTTTGGATGGATATCTCCTGAAGAAAAGGCTGAAATGGGTGAAGAAGGAAGACAACTCAGAAATTACACATTCTCTGACAACTCGGTGAATATGAGAGATTCCATTTCCACATTCAAATACGATTTTGTTGGATTGCTGACAAAGCGAGGTCTTGATTATGGTGGAGAAGAGGCTGAAACTGTGGACTTGCCTGATTGGAGGCTTTCTTTGAGTGCTGAAAAATTATCAAACTTCATACGATATGTTGGAACAAGTCGAATTTTAAGCCTCGATGAAAAATACAACATTTACAGGGATTTGGTTGAATTCTTGTGTGCTGATTCAAACAACCTTTTGATGTCCGATGATAGCCGAAGTGGAATTAGCCAACTACGATATCTTTCCTCTGATGTCAAGTATATGCTTGGAATGAGAAACATCAGATTTGTTGAAAGCAACAGATTAGATGCCGTAAGAGATTCAGGAAATACTGTATCCATTAAAAAATCAGATTACAGTTTGGGGCTTCTAATTCAAGCCATGTGTTTGCAGGAAATAGGCAGATATTTAGGAAGCCCTATCACTTTCGACATCCAAAAACTAACCAAAGAAATCGTTTGGGATGGAGACTACGAAGGAACTCAAGAATTACTTGATGCAATTTTGGTTTTTGACGAGAATGAATTTTCCATGACTTACAACGAGGCAAAAAAGGCACTTACTTCATTTATCCGAAGAGATTACAGAAAAGCAATCAAACTTCGCTACTTGAATTTCAAGGTCATGAATCGGAACTGCACTTCAGATGATGAAATTCCTATTCCTCTTTTGAACAAAGATAAGCGATATCCAAACTACGGTATGGTTCAAAAGTTTGACATCCCAAGATTTGTAGGAACTGCATTATGTGAAATATCACAAGCCTACATCAACTACCTGCGCCCTATGGATGTTGCAGGAAACATTGATGCGGGAGATTTGTATTTAATGGTCAATTTGTTGAGATTTTCATTCCCCGATGAAATGAGGCAAAACATGGATATGGGAAGGTGGGAACAAATTTGCTCACAAATGAAGTCGTTGAGAAACAATAACTTGTTTGCTTTCTTACAGGCTACTGAAGAATTAAGGGGTTCAGGCGGTCCCGAATGAGGGGAATCCTTAAGTATATGAACGGAGAGTGAGAAATTATGGATGTGAAGTGGAAGTGTGCTACAAGTGGAAAAATTTTCCCTTCCAAGAACAAAGCCAAAAAGTTTCAGCGAAGCATGAACAAAAAAGACCCAAGCAATATCCACCAAGGACTCATCAGAATCACGGTTCCTGAGGACAAGCCTCAAAACATTTCCAAAGGAAAGTTGCCTGAAAAGAAAATTCCTGCAAAGAAAACACCCAAAGCAGGTAATCGAGCAAAGGGAACTTACAAACCAAGTATTCGACAGGATGGTTCAATCTTTCCGACCTATGAGGCAGGAGTTATCAGAATTAAGGAATCCGATTGGAACACCATTGGAGAATTATTGCCGAATGGTGCAAGACATGAGATGGTCGAAGAAACAGGACATCACTTGATTTTCTTTGATGCCGATGCTTATGCAGAAATTGATTTCCTCATGTATGAATTCAATTTTTGTGAGCAAGAGATGTTCTATGAAGATTTGAAAGTTGCATTGAGGAATTACGATGCTTCAATGGTTATCAGAGCCGAAGATGTCTGTGAACTTGGAATTTCAACTGTGAATGTAGTGAATGGTCAATGTATTGAAACTACTCCTGTGAAAGCAGGAGAGGGAGAAACCCTTACAGTCGGTGAATTGCTTGAACAAATCGAACCACTAACAGGGCTTGCGATTGCTTATGGAAAGTTCAAACTACCTCCTGCGAGAACTGCTACAAAAACATACGGATATGGAAGCAGAGGAAGTCGAGGAAGCACTTTCACCACCTCAAAGAAAACTACTCCAACCACTACAAGCAAGGCAAAACCTGTTTCAAAGCCAATTACCACAACAAACAAAACGGTTCAAACCGCAAACAAAACATTGGCACAACCTAAATCTCAAACAACAATTTACGATGAAAAATGGTCTATGAAGCCAACAATGGAAAAGCCACAAGATGAAGAAGAAAGCCAAGAAGACGATGAATTGGAATACGATTTCGCCTATGATGATTTTGCTTGGGATATGGCTTTCAGTTCTGAAGAAGATTTCAGCAGAGGATATAGTTCAGGATGGGGTAGTTCAGTCGCTACTGTAAGTGCCGCACCAATCTTTGATAAGTGCCATCCAATTTACGGAATCAAGGGAATGAAACTTCAAGTGGATAGGTATGTTGATTTAACCCCTATCACTCAGGGAGGTGCAGATGAAAAAGATGCTGAAACCTTCGGTGCTGAATACGAAGATGTGATGAGAGATGTTCAAAACCTTTCCGATGATGATTATGTTGATTTTTGCCAACATTGGGGCATAAACCCTGATGATATGGAAGAATTATCTTCGTTTGTGATGAAAAATAAGGATTCTCCCGATGTTCAAGGTTGGATTACAGGCAGACTAATGGGTTTTGGTGTTGAAACCTTTGAAGCCCCCAAACCCAAATTAACAAAGAATCAATTAGAAGACCTGAAGAAGATGAAGGTTTCAACCTATTACAATAATGGTGAATACGCTTATGTGGAAGTGGATAATCGGGGGTGGAAGCCGTATAGAACTCGAACTGTTCAAGCCCTGTTAGACAAAGGAATCATCAGCATACGCAGAGGGGAGTCGGATTCAAGATTAGGATTTCTTGGAAGAATCAGAGACAAGGAAGCATACATAGTTCATTTGAATCCCGTTGCATGGGAATATCCATTCACTTACAGAGAACCGTATATGCCAAACTTAAAACAAGAGGGCAACAAAATTATCAGGGGGGCTGAAACTTTTGAAGCATCCGAAGGCGGATACAAACTCAATGTTGCTACTGTGCCTGTTGAAGAGGCTTACGCTTGGTCAAAGGGACAGTTTGACAAAGCAGGATTAAACATGAAAGATTACATCCCTCATTTCAGGGAAAATTACCAATCACTTCAAGATGAGTGTGCTTCAGCAATTGATGTTCCAAGAATTGAAATGCCTGTAATTGACCCTGAACAACTGAAACAGTTTGCTACTTCTATGATGGCAGGACATTTAGATGTTTATGCTCCCTTTGCGGAAGGCAGAACAGAACCTTATTCACCAAATGACCTTTACGAAGATACTGAAAAGGCGTTGAAGTTCCTCTATCTTGGACTGCAAGATGGAATACTTCAAGATGATGTGGTGGAGGCTACCATGACTCGAACTACTGTTGGATTAATGCGACCAACACAATCTCAGATTTGGCTTGAAAAATTGATTGACAACATCATTAAATTTGGAACCCCTCAAGAGGATGGCTCAGGTGCTTATGGTAGGGATGCCATCATTCTTGGAAAAACAATTGCCATTAGCCAAGAAGGATTTATTCTTGACGGACACCACAGGTATGCACAGATTGTATTGGTGAATCCTGCCCTGAAAATGCAAACCTTGTATATCGCACTTCCAATACGAAGGTTGCTTGAAATTTCAAGACCTTATGGAAATGCAATCGGAAATGACCAAAGAGGCTGATGCCTCATGGTGGTTGCCACTTTAGGAGAGCGATATCGAGGCATGATTAAAACTCTGCTTCAATTTGGTAAATTAATTGATTATCGGACTTCAGGGGGGAGCGATAATGAATGGGATATTGCCTTCGAGGGTGGCCGAGTTATTGTGAAGTTTGAATCAGATGATTTCGACCCATTCATGAATCTGTATGAAATCATTACCTTCCCACAACACAGAAAAAAAGGATATGCAAGCAAGGTCATGAAAATTATCTGTGATACCGCAGATTTGTGGGGGGTCAGCATGGAATTAGATGTCAATCCCCATGAAATGCCATACCGATTACAAGAAGCAGGATATGGAAAAACGAGAATGACTCCCGAAATGATTGAAAAAATGGATATCATGAATGAAAATCAGTTGAAAAAGTTCTATTCTCGGTTTGGTTTTGAACAAGAATTTGATGGAGATTTGGAATACTTTGTTCGATATCCTATGACTCTATGAGGACTTAACGCAGACTCTAAGCGGTGGTCTTAAATAGGAGGTTCCAAACATCTCCTAAATCAGGTGAAAATGATGACGACAATGTATGAACCCGAAGGATTTGCTGAGACAATTTTTAGACAAAGATATGCTATTTCAGAAAATGAAACTTACTTTCAGGCTTGTGAAAGAGTTGCTAACCATGTAGCACAAGCAGAAAATGGAAAGCGAGATAAGTGGACTAACCGATTTATTGAGGTTATGGCTGAGAACAGATTTATTCCCGGTGGAAGAATTTGGTATGGTTCAGGCCGAGCAAAAGGCCAACTCTTGAATTGTTTCGTAGTTCCGACTGCCGATAGCAGAGAAGGATGGGCGAAAGCGGTATCTGATATGTTGATTATTTCAGGAACAGGCGGTGGAGTCGGAATGAATTTTTCACCCATCAGACCAAGAGGGACACCTATTCGAGGGACAGGTGGCGAGGCGACAGGCTCCGTATCCTTGATGGAAGTTATCAATCAAACAGGTGAAGTAATCAAAGCGGGTGGAGGTCGAAGGACTGCCCTCATGATGTGCTTGCGATATGACCACGCAGATATTTTGGAATTCATGAATAGAAAATTCAATAAATTGGATTTGAATCCTGAAACCGTAAAGGAAACTGTGAGAGATGCCTTTCCGAATCTTCCTCCTGCTGACCTTGAAAGGGTTGTGGAACTCTTTTCCGCAGAAAACGAGGATATTTTCAAGCATTTGATTAAGCATGAACTTGATATGCGATTGAAGAATGCAAATGTTTCAGTTCTTGTGGATGATGAATTCTTTGAAAAGGTCAAGAATGGTGAAAACATTGAGTTCAATTGGAGAAACAAAGAAGTGGGAACAATCCCTGCAAAGGAAATTTGGGATATGATTGTTTTGAATTCATACACTTCAGGAGAACCGGGTATCTTGAATGAAGGCTTGGCAAACAAGATGAACAACATCCACTACCATAAACCACTCATCAGCACAAACCCTTGTGGAGAAATTTGGCTTGAAGAGTATGGGTGTTGTGATTTGGGAGCCATCAACTTGTCTTCACATTTGCTTCCTGACCGAAGCGATTTCGATTGGGACAAATTGGCGGATACTGCACTTGTGGGAGTTAGGTTCCTTGATGATGTCTTGGATGTGAACACCTACCCAACCCCTGAAATCGAAGCCAACTGTCGAGAGGTGCGAAGAATTGGACTTGGAATTATGGGTCTTGGTCATTCGCTGATTATGTTGGGTCTGCGATATGATTCCTCTGAAGGGCGAAGAAAGGTTGAGCAACTTTTCAACTTCTTGAAAAAGAAGTCGTATGAGGCTTCCACTTATCTTGCAGTTGAAAGAGGTGCATTTGAGGCTTTTGATGCAGATAAATTCCTTGAATCGGGATTCTGCAAAACCCTTACAAAAGGAACAAGGGCGAAGATTCGAGAATATGGGATGAGAAATTGTGCAGTTTTAACAATTGCACCCACAGGAACTACATCCATTGTTGCAGGAACTTCAAGTGGAATTGAGCCTGTTTTTGCCGCAGGATACAAGCGAAGATATTACGCTGATTCTGACGACTCCAATGAAAGAGTCCTTCAAGAAGAGGTTGTGATTGACCCACTATTCACAGAATTGTATCAACAAGGAGTGGATGTTTCAGCCTTCGTTTCGGCTCATGAAATTTCTGTTGAAGACCATTTGAGAATTCAAGTTTCTGTGCAAAAGCACATTGACAATGCAGTTTCCAAAACCATCAACATTCCGAATGATTACGATATTGAGAAGTATAGCCAACTTTTGTTGAAGTATGCTCCACAATTGAAAGGCACAACTGTTTATCGGTCAGGCTCAAGAGGTAATGAACCTTTGGTTCCACTTTCGGCTTCAGAGGCAGTTGAGTATATTGAAGCCAATGAATCAATTATTGGAACTGCTCAGAGCGATTGTCCGAGTGGAGTCTGTGAGATTTCAGATGCACCCATTTCCAATGAACCTGAAGTTGTTGCTGAATAATCGGCAACCTTAAGTATCAGGTGGTGATTATTCACCGTATGATGCTTATGGAGGTGAGGTTTTGAAGCCCTCGGCCTACTTTCAGTATCCTGATAGAAATCGAAGGACATTAGAGCGAATTAGGGGGAAAGAGTGGAAAAACGAGGCTCCCCGCAAATTACGAGTCAATAATGAATTTGAGTTGAAGCAGGAAATTGGAACAACTGATGTGAATAAATATGCCGAACTGTGCATGGTCGGAATGATTCAGAATCGCATATTTAGAAATCAAACGACTCCATTCAACCAGCGCATAAACGACATTATGGAACTTTATGATGGTGAAGTGGAGAGAGAGCAGATTGAGAAAGTTTTGGTGGGATTATTTTCAGGGAATACGAATGTTGATGGAGAAAGCATAGATACAGGTAAAAGTTTGTTCACTTCAGAATGGAAGATGCAAAGGAATGACTTTTGGTTTGGAACAGTAAATACCTCGATTAATGAAGCAGTTATGTTTGAGGAATATGATGTATTGCGATTTCACACAAGAGAAGAGAGGGAGGAATACGAAACCTCGGAAAATAGATGTTGGGCATTTGGACTTTTGGGAAGAGATGAGTATTACTTTGGACTGATTATTGGAAAGGGAAGTGCGTATTCCCATTTGATTACGAATGAGAGTGGAAATAGATTGAATTTCTCATTCAACTACTCAATGGGATTTCCTGATTTGGAGGGATATTACTTGGGTTGGAAATCGGGCGATAGGGCTTTCATGGTTTCTCCGATGGATGATGTTTTCCTCAACGCAGGAGGGCAAGAGAGAATTGTTTCTTACAATCACCATAGGGGGTTCAAACTATGAAGCGAGTAGCAGACCTTCCTGTTTTTGATAAATGGTGGGTTAAAGATGTTGCAGATTTCCTTTATCCGATTGATGCAGAGAAAATGAAAAGCGATTACTCAAGAGATATAATGATGGAGTTCTTAAATGGAAACGAGGATAGATATTTCCTAAATGAAATGGAAGAAGCCATCAAATTTAACACAGGCGTTGAAGGATTCTCCCCCTTTGTAAGAAAAATGATACCTGAAGATACATTATCCCCAAGCAGAATAGGAGATTACTGTTATCTGCCTGTTGAAAACTTCCTTGATATGGTAGTTGTGGAGCAAAGTAATGTTGCAGAATTGGAAAAGATGGGCTATAAATCAGGCGTGATTGTTAAGTTCGCTACGGTTAATGGAAGGCCCGAAAAAATGTGGCCTTTTTCACTCATTAATACAGACGGAATGGGTGATTATTATGTTCCAATCGCCCGAAGGCAATTACAGGGATATGTTGTTTCCTATAATCAAGCCCAAATCAAATTCAAACCCGATTCAAGAAAATGCAAACTCACCGAGTTTTATGAAAAGATTGGTGGAGGAACGGAGGGTAGCAACCGAAAAACTTTCATGTATCGCCCTGATGCTGATAGGAGAATTATTCAAGCCTACAATTTCTCAAGAGGATATCGAATCAGGTGATAATGATGGTTAAAACTTTGAATGATTTCGAGTGGGCATCAAGATTAGGAGAGCATCTTTTCTTGATAGAAACCGAAGAACTTGAAACGGCTTCCAAGTATTTTCAAAAACCTAACTCTTACAGACACAATGAATCAGGAAATGTAGGAATGTTTGAATTGATGAGAAATATGGGAGATTCAAAATATCCTCAAGTGAGCGAAATTTTGAAAGAATTAACAGGCAGAGGAAATCTGAAATTTGATTACAGTTCTAAGGGAACTAAATCAATTGGTTTTTCGCACATGGTTGGAACTATTTCTCCTGATGAGTATCCCAAGTTTATTCTCATTGAGAGTAAAGAACAGGCAAGAGAAATTGATATGATGGATGGAACTCCCCTTTTGCTTGAATTTCCAGAGATATACCCACCATCACCATCATCAAAACAAATTCCCTTCATTTACAAGCCTCGATTGACAATTCCTTGGGCTTTTGGTTGGGTTCGGAAAAGTAGGGAAGATGATGGTGCATTTTACTCGACAAGCACATGGTATGCTCAACCAATGTCGAAGGAAGTGGGCATTAATTTTGAACAAAATACTACTGTTGGGCAGTTATCACAGTTTAGAAGCATAGAAAAAAGGTTCAGTTCTGCCGAAGACATCTATGATAATTTGATGGCAGAAGAAAAAGAGAGATACAGGAGAGCCGTAGCAGTTGGTCGCAGAGAATCATTCATAAAAGGCCAATTGTATTATTACAAAGTTCCTGATAACGATAACTCAATTTTTGCTTACAACTTTGCGAGTAATCCATTTACTCTTTATGATTGGTATTGAAGCGGAATGTTTTTATACTATACCCCCTTAGGATGCACTATGGCAGGAAAACTGTATCATAACCGAGATTGGCTATACGAAGAATACATCACAAAAGAAAGAACCATGACTGATATTGCGAAAGAGTTTGAAATTACTCCTATGGCAATTCAACTATGGTTAGATAAACACAACATCCCAACAAGGCCGAGGGGAAATCACCAAGGAGGCCGACCAATGCCTCGAAAGCGAGAAGAAACAATCACCATAACTGTAAGAGAATACAACCGATTGATTGAGGTTGAAAACAAGTGGAGGACTCAGAATGAGTGATATCCACACAGAGATGAGGGCATGGAGAAAGCACCTCAAGGATTGCCGAGAATCAGAGAATTCAAATGCTGAGGATTGAACATGAGCGTTAAATTAACTGAACGAGAGTGGGAAATCATTCGATGGATTTCCGATGAAACCGAGTTTGAGGGATATGGCGACTACATTTATCATGATGAGTGGGATATGAAGATTTATCGGGGTGTTATTTCATCCTTGATTCAAAAGAAGGTTTGTGAAATTGATTACGGATGTTCAGATGAGAAGGATAATGGAGGATACACTTGGCTATACTTGATTGACCCTGAAATTCACAAGATTTTGAATGCTGAAAAAGCAGAGATAAATTACCCCACAGGAAAGAAATGGGAGCAAGATTAATAAGTAGTGGCTCCATAGGCTAACACAAGGAGGATGGGAAAATGAAAGAATGGAAAAGATACATCTTGGCATACCAAATTGAGAATGAAGAAGAAGGTTGGGTATTTCAAGAATTTATTGAAGAATGAGGGAATGAAATGAATGAAGTTATTTTGAAAGCAGAGAATGTTCACACAGGCCGAAGGGCAGAACTGATAGATGTGGATGTTTTCTTTGGAGAAAGGATTGTTTATGTGATGCGATATACTGATAGTGGTGATACTTTCAGAATGGATGAATCATACGAAACAAATTGGATTGAAATTGAAGAGTGAGTGAGAATGATGAGTGAAAATTACCCAATTCATTATCGAATGGGTCATGTAAGGGGAAGGCTTTCTGCCAAGCAAGCCAAGAAGGTTTATCCTGAAGAACTTGGCGGTGCGGAAGTGGAAGAAGATGTATTGCCTTACATGGTTCAGTATTGGGGGATTTTCGAGGATGAATTTACTGCATCCCTACGAAACTACAACTTAGATGCAAGCGACCCTGCTTTCAAAGCCATGAGAGATGGATGGTCAAATGGATTTCTTGATGAGATATTTCCACTAAGGGAGTTGGTTTGATGAGTATGAATCAAAAGCAAACAGTAGTGAAAATCAAAAACGATGGCAACCCCATTTACTTGAGGTCGGCTCAAGGCTTTGATACTCGCAGAACTTTCAGAACACTTCTTGAACACCGAGAAGAGGGAGCCTACAAAATCACAGATATTCATGGTCAATTTATTTTCATTCCTGCTCATGCCTTTGAAACTGCAAGGCGAAGAGTTGAAAATTTACACAAGGAAGAAATCAAATTCAGGGAGTTCCCAAAAATTGCTCCATCGGAAATTTACAAACTAATCCGTTTCGCTAACGATGCCACAAAAATACGAAATGATAGGTTTGAAGAAAGAAGCGGATATGCCGAATATGGTCTTGGAGCAATCAATCTTTTGCTTCAATGTGCAAACAGACTTTCGCTCAATCGAAATGTGCTATGGAAGTTGCGAAAAAATATGTCGCCTGACATGGTTCATGAGTTGAAGATGAAGTCATACCGTATCAAAAGACAACATCAAAGTGGATTGATTCGAGGTTTGCCCTTTGAAGAAGCAAGCAAGGTTTTGAAAATCAAGTTTAGTTCCAAGACGATGAGTGGGTATCCCTTTGTGTTTTCGTTTATCCAAATGGATTCTGCCAAATTGTTGTTGAATACAGTTTATCTGAATGGAGATTCAATGCCTGAAAATACTATTCAAGCATAGAAACATTTAAGTGGGTAATCGCCAAAGTGGAGATTAAGTGAGAAACATGGCGTTGAGTAATGAGCAAATTTTGTTTATTGTTGCATTGGTAGCGGCACTTATTTTGCCGCTTTGGATGAGACACAAAGACAAGTTAATGAAGAAGGCAGAAGAAGTTTTGGATGATGTTGAAGATATCATTGAAGATAAGACAGGTCTTGATATTGAACTATCGGATGCAGTTGGAGAGGTGCTTGAAGATGTGGCTGATTCCGTATCTGATGCACTTGAAGATGTCGCTGAAGATGGCGTTTTAGATTCGGGTGAACAAATTGTTTCGGATTTGAAGGACTCTGCTGAATCGGCAGTTGATGAGATTTCCGATGAAGTTTCCGATGCCGTCAAGAATGAGATTCTTGAAAAGTTGAATTCCAAGAAAGTAAGTGAACTCAAAGATTTGCTAAAGGCACATGGACTAAATGTTGGTGGAGTCAAGCAAGAGTTAGTTGATAGATTGGTTGAAGCAGGAGTTGATGTGGAATGAAGTGGAATTTACTTGGATTGATTGCTTGTCTTCTTTCGATTATTGGAAGCATTTACATTTTCGTATATCAAGATGAGAACTTGGGTATCTTTGTAGGTTTGTGGGCTTCGGCACTACTTCTCCTGTCTGAAAGGGTTCCTCAAGTCCTTGCAGAGATGAAGAATAAAGAATAGGCTTCAAACAGAAACCATTAAATCTCGGTAAGTTCAAACCTTAACCGAGAGTCATGGATGAAGATTTAGACGATTTGACTGAAAAGGCCAAAGTGCTTTCAGAAGCCACAGGTCGAGATGTTGAGGATGTCCTTGAAGATTTGCTTGATGATGGCAAACTAAATAGGTCAAATCAAGATGGTGCGAAGGATTTGGTTTCTCAATTGAAAGAGGCCGCAGAACTGATTACAACTGTTCAGGGAATCTCAAAAGAGATTTCAAGCAACACCGTTCTGAATGGTGGCGACAACAAAACAGAGTTGAAGGTTGATACCACTCTTGAAGGAGATATTGTTGATAGAGCAATTGAATCTGTTCAACGAAAGGCCGACAATTTGAAGAAACTCCTTGCATCTTTGATTCCATTCTTCCTACTCTTGACAGGTGGAAGCCTTGAAGCCTTTGGTGTCATTGATATCATGGGTGATGAATCCGATGCTGATTATGATGATGAGTATTGGGTCGAAGTTTGGGGATGCACCGCACCTGACGCAGAAAACTTCATGCCTGATGCAACCGTTGATGATGGGACTTGTTATTGGGATGACAACAATGGCGGTGGCGGTGGCCCGCCTCCCGTAAATTGTCAATGGTCATGGAATGATTACTCTTTCTTGGATAATGAAGACCACTTGGTAGTCAGAGCAAACTTTGGTGATGATTCATGCCCGCATGAGATGGAAGGGCGATTCACCGTTGAACTGCACAAAGATGGCTACTATCAAACCGAACATTCATGGGATAACATCAAGTTCAAGCACAATTATGAAATCAACTTCATCTTTTCAGATTTGGAAGAGGGCGTTTATCGAAACCACTTTAGTTTTGAAACATACGATGGCTCAAATTGGAATTGGGATTCTCCTGAAACTCATGAAGTGATGGCAGAGGTGGAATGTAGTGCATTCCTTCAAAATCAAAATGCCTTCCTTGACGAAGAGGATGCAGAACAAGATGCAGTCAAGATGACTGTTGATATTGCCATCCCTTCTGAGGTCGGTGATGCTTGCGATTCCCACCAATTTGAATTAACTTGGAGATTGTATGTTGATAATCAAGTGCAATATGAGGAACACTCATGGGAAGACGGATGGATTTCTGATAACGACAGAGCAGATTTCGCCTCATTCACCATACAAGATGTTGCAGTAGGAACATACGACCCAAGAATCATTTTGAAACTTGATGGCGATACGGTGATTGATGAGAAGTGGCTTTCAGACTCAATTACTGTGGCTGAACAAACCATTTTCGGATGCACCGATTCAGAAGCCACCAACTACGATGACTCAGCCAATGAAGACGATGGTTCATGCGAATATCCTGAGCCTGAAGAACCTTGTGATGTGGAAATTCACAATCACTATCGAGGTCATGTGGCCGATGATGCTGAACAAGACGCTATCTTGGTGGCCTTTAGAGTGGTTCCAAGCAACTGTGAGGGTGAAGAAATCGAGATTGATATTCAGTTGTTCCAAAACGGATATGATGCAAACTATTCTCATTGGCAAACTGTGAGTGGAGATGAGGAATACATTGATGTTTCCCACACATTTGACGGAGTGGCCGTAGGAAATTCTTGGACTCCGACCATTATTGCTTCTTTGGATAGCGACATTTTGGAACAGGTTTGGTTTTGGGGAATTGATGTGGTGGAACAAGAGCCTGAAACTTGTGAAATCAATTTGTTTTGGATTGAAATAGCGACAAATTCAACCCATGCTTCAGTAGGTTATGACCTTGATTGTGGGTATGATTCAAACAATCTTGAGGGTTATAATGTATCAGTTCAGTTCTTAGTATATGAAGTTAATGGTAGCAATAGTGGAAATGGAACAGGCCCGATTCAATATACAACTGACCTTCACTACATTCAAGGATGGGTCGAAGATAACAACTATCTCACTCTGACCAATTTTACAGAATCAAATGCTACACATTATGACTTCTATTTTTATGCTATTTGGGTTGATGCTGATGGAGAACAACAATTCATTGAACAAACATGGCTAAATAGAGAACTACAACCTTGAGGTGAATGAATGAGAAAAATCGAGTGGGATATTAGGATTACTTTTAACAACCTCATGGTTGCTTTGCTTTCAGTCCCACTTGTCATGATTTTCATGCTACTTTCCTATCAACTCATAACTACTGCTTTTGTTGATGACCAAGTTCGGCAAGATATCGAATCCTACATCGCAGTTCTCGGTATCCTTAGCGGTCCCGCTTACATGGCGATTTCAAGATTCTTTGATAGGTGGAATGCTGAAGAAGAAGAATACATTGAATCCATACGAAGGTTGCACAAAACTGAGAATGACATCAGGAGAGCGCAAGGCAAATTACAAGAAGATGAGGAACCCATCATCATTGTTGAGGCAGATGATGAAGAATGATTGTTGAAGGAGTCAAATGGTTTTTCAAACCTGATAGCGTCTTCGCTACGGAAAGATTGGCTAAAGGTGAGTATGAGGTAATTCCTTCATTGTTGAAAAACGCATTCAAAAGAGCCATTTTTATCGCACCGGGCATTCGTCTTGTAGGAGTCAGAGGCAAACAATTAGTGGGAGCCTCAGTATTGGGTTCAATCGGTGTTTCACTTTCTTTGGTGGCATACTTTTTGATGACTCCTGACTACACAACTGACCTCTGCGAATAGGGGAATCTTTAACACTCAGCACCAACAACGATAGAGGGATACTCATGAGCAAGATAATCATCGGAACTGTATTCGTATTCGGTGCATCGGGTTTCTATCTGTTAAAAAACATGAAATCTATCCAAGCCATGCTTGAAGAAAAATATGGCAGAAAGATAATGGATGGTGTTGGTTATTTGGGTGGCGCACTTCAACTTGGAGCAGTCGTAGCAGTATCAAGAGGATGGTTGGCAAATACTGACCCTCTTTATCATGGTATCAGTTTGGTTGGTTCATCAGGTTTGCTTGCTACTGCTTACTACCATGATGCACTTGCACCTGTTTTGGTGAACTTGATTTGGATGGGTATGAACACAGTTGGAATACTTGAAGGAATTTCCAACACTCAAGCAATTATTCGTATGACTGATGCTTCCACTTATGTTCCTACTGCGGCATAATGCTTAAATATGAGGCCATAATAGTATAGATTAGGTGAGCATAATGGAATACCGACACACATTTAATCCCGAAGGAAAAACGGAGATTAGAAAAAAGGCATACCTTGATATGAGGGGACATTTTCCTAAAGTGGGAAAGAAAAAAACTATTCCGATTGAACTTAATGAGTATTGGATTAGTGATGAAAACCCCGATAACTCATACGGACCAATTAGAAACATAGGGAGAGTTTCATTGGTTGATGATACAATCTATTTTCGGAAAGAACTTCAATCGGATTTTCCTGACTATGGGATTACCTCAAACGATAGAAGGTGGGATTGTTTCATTTACATCTATGGATATTCAAACTTTGATGAAAATACCTACATCAATGCAACAATTGAGAAGGTTTGGAATGACACAAAAGGCAACAGGGGATGGAGATATTCATTCAAGGTTGATGATATAATCTATGGGGGAGATAGGATAGACCTTGAAGGAAAGGATAAAGCACCCTATTTTGATTTATACCCTTATGCAAAAAACCAAAATCAAGCACTTCAAAGAATCATAAAAGGTGCAAATAGAGTCTTAGGTGATGATTGGAAAACCATACAAAAACCTCAACCATCAAAGGAAAACAAATCAAAGAAACCATTCCGAATCCCTATAATTGGAGGGATAGTGGCTTTGGCGAGTGCATGGATTTATCGAAACAGATGAAGCGAATGCTTAAATAGGTTGTTTCCTCAAGATTGATTTGGGGAACCAAAATGGATAAGATGAAGGTGAAAGTAAATTCGATGGATGAATTTACGAGAATCAAATTAAAGAATGCAACGGGAGAAATCCTATGCTACATTCGATACAATCCAAACTTAAACACTTTGGAAATACAAGACACAAAAAAACAATCGCTTCGTTGGGTTCCCCTGAATGAACGGAGATGAATTTACAATTATGGTATGGTTTTGAAAACTTGGAAGAAGAAAGATTTCAACGAAAACTTGATAAAGGTATCAGCACAACCATCAATTAAGTGAGAGTTATGAAGACAATGAAAGGACTTACCCAAATTGAAATGCTTATGGAACACTTTGAGAATGTTGATAATATCAGCAACATTGAGGCTCAAGCGGTGTATAAGATTCGAGCGTTGCCTCGAAGAATCGCAGACTTGAAAGAGCGAGGATATGATTTCCGAGCAGAGTGGAAGAGAGATTTGACAGGTCAGAGATACAAGAGATACTTCCTTGTTTCTCGACCCCAAAACTGAATTCAATGGGTGTGTGGTGTAATGGATAGCATCTTGGCCTTCTAAGCCGAGGATAGGGGTTCGATTCCTCTCACGCCCGTTTAATTTTCAAAGGTGAATATCATGGAATATGAAATACCCAAACGATTGAAGGTGGATAGGTATGGCAGAATTGCTTGTGAAGACTGTGGCAGGTGGGGCTATATAGAAGAAAGAAAGAATTCAACCACACCCGATGGCCGATGGCTTTGTCCTCGATGTTGGTTTCAAGTTGTCAAAGGCAGACCTCTATGGCAAAAGGTTAAATAGAGGTGGCCTATATGGATTATCATGGGCGAGTAGTTTAATGGAAAAACATTCCGTTGCGGGCGGAAAGACTGCGGGTTCAATTCCCGCCTTGTCCACCATTTTATTCCAAATCTGAGCGTATAGTGTAATGGATATCACATTGGCCTCCTAAGCCGAAAATCGGGGTTCGATTCCCTGTATGCTCGCCAACCTACAATCCCTTATGGAAATTGTATGAGTAAATTTTTCTTGGACTTGCAGAAATTAAGACGCTCAACAAATCAGGGTCATTGGGGTCAAGACCCGCCAATGCAGATGGAATTGTGATTAAATTCGCCTTCCAAGGAACAGACCAACCATCGAAACTCGTTCCTTCAAACGAAACTCCCTCAGTTCCCGCCCCAAGATATCGGAAAAATTCATTGACTTGCCTCATTGGAATTGAGTCAATATCTCCCCCATCCTCAGGAGTGAATGGATACCTAAACGATGGGTAATCCTCTCTATTTATCATCTTTGTAGGGGTTGGAAACCTACGCAACCTGCGATTTGTTCTGTCGTAAGCCGTTTGCAGACATCCTTTGAGATAGTTTGATATGAAATACCGCAACTTGGTTTTTGTTTTCTGTGCAGACCTCAAAGGACTCAGGCTCAGTATGTTGCTTGATACCGATTTAAGGCTACTATTCATCATCCCGATTACAATTCTTCCCGCTAATGTTTTCTTGTCTATTGTCGTCATCCTTGATGAAGTGGAGAGATTTTCTGAATTTTCAAGTTCTTTCAATATCAAGTTGTATATCGCAATTGTAAGTGGAGGCAAGAAATTTTTCTCATATAATTCGGTTCCACCTATGTTTCGACTGTATTCTTGCCGAGGCATCAAAAAAGCACCCCTCTCTCGGATTGCTTGGTCTAATTCCTTAGTGAGTGATATCCATTCAACCAAGTAATCTAAATAGTCTGAAGGCCACTTACGGATAACTTCATTGTATGCTTTTTCATACTCTTCCAAGAAGATTCTATTCACCCTTTCATCAAGATTTACCATCTATTTCGACCCCCTGTAATAGTTGTAAGCGTAAATGAAGTTGCGTGTGATTTTATCTTCTGCGAAGGGGTCAAACCAATAGAAGGTATCAACCAATGCACTTCTGTATGGGGCTTGCCAACCCTCCAAAACATTCGGTAAAGTCTCAATCATTCCATCTAAAGTCAGCCTACCCATAAACGAAATTTGCCCATCACTCAAAAAGCCTTTATTTTCAACTTCTTCATTCCACCCATTAGGCAACTCATACAAATCACTAATTGCAGACATGGTGGAAATACATCCCATCACCCACTCTCCTGCACTAAATGGTATGTTTCTGATAAGTCCTCCACCACCAACACCTATCATTGGAATTCCTGAATTTCTGAGTCCGTTTCTGTATTCAAAGGTCTGTTTTATTTTCAATCTTTCATCTTGACTCAACCTGAAGCGCAATAGCCCCATCTCCCCCTCCCCCGACAACTTCATCTTTTCCTTATCTGTTTCTGATAAACCCTTCCAACTCATCAAATCGAATGAATTTCCACTACTGAATGATGTGTCAGAGTTATTCATCAATCCAATAAGCAAGATAGAGGCTATTCGTTTCCTTATTTCGGGTGGCCTTCGTTGGTCTAACGCCTTGTGATAGAAAAGTGAAAGGAATACTTGATGGTCAGGATTGAAAAAACACCTATCGTCTTGAACCGAATTATATCTCCGATAATTCCATTCTTCGGGATTTTCGCTCCACAAGTCAAGAAACTCTTCCAACTTACTTCCCTCCATCCATTCAGGGGGGGCAGGGTATCTCCGAACCACCATAACACAAGATATCGAGGTTTTGATACTTAATGGTTGCCAACCAAACACTTAACAACCTAATCGCTGATTTCGAGGTATGCTTGAGGTCTGTTGTGGAATCACAATTTTGTTTCTTGTGTTTTTGGTCTATTTTTTGACAGAAAAGCCCCAACCTGATTTCGAGTTCAATAAGTGGTGAAGCGTATGCGGAAGGATTTTCTATTTGACAACGATTTAGACAATTTTTTGTTTGCATTTGTTTTGATGTTTATTGTTGGATTTAGTTTGCGCTATCTCATTTTCTAAGCGTCATGTTTAAGTATCAGAAAGTGAAGTTCAACATTATGGATTCTCGATGGAAGGAAATTTTGGCATTAGGTGTTGGAGTTTTTGCGACATTCAAAGGATTAGATTACCTTACCAAGAAAACTTTCCTTTCCAAGTATTTAGCAGAAGATTGGTCAGGTGAACTGTATGATGTTCCCTTTGCGGTGAATTACTTCTGTGCAAGTGAAGTATTGAAAACAAACGGGCAACCAAGTAAAAAGGCCGTCAATACAATTCGGCAAGCCCTCATGCGCCCCGAACTTCCTTTCTTGAATTTCGATAGAAAACAGACAAAGGTTCTCATCAAAATGATTCAAAACAGGCTTCGACACTATGAGGAATTGTATTACTCTGAAGGAGAATTAGCCCTACGAAGAGAAATTGAAAACACAGAACTCAGGCTCATGGAAGTATCCTCCCCCGAATTGTTTGATTACATGAAGAGAGAAGCATTTTCGGCTCAACTCAGAGGATTGCCTGAATTGCCACCTACACGAATGGATAGGGTAAGGGTTAGGTTCGCACCGAATCCAAATGGACCGCTTAGTATGGGACATTCTTTTGGAATTATCATTAATGACATCTATGCGAAGGCATACGATGGTGAATACATTTTGAGGTTTGATGATACTGACCCTGACCAAAAGCGACCCCTTCCTGAACTTTACAGTCAAATCAAAGAAGAGTTTGAATTTTTGACTGATAGAACTCCAAGTGAATACAAAATTCACATCTCTTCGGAAAATAGCAACCGATACATCACATTGGCGAGAAGGCTCATTGAGGAAGGCAAGGCTTATGTTTCATTTATTCCACAAGGAGATTTTTCCGAATTTTATCAGCGACCTATGGAAAAGGAAGGCATAGAATCTCCTGACAGGAATAAGAGTATCGAAACAAACCTTCGGCAGTTTGAGGAAATGATTCAAAACGGATATTACACCGAGGAAGATGGTTCCACAAAAAAACCAACGGACAATCACATCGTAGGGGTGGGGCAAACCACAGTTCCGACAGTTTGGTTAAAAACACCAATGGATTCATACGGCAAATTCAGGGATATCAAGATTATGAGAGCCACATTCAGAACTCACCCCAACATTGAGGGTTATGTTTGGCCTTACCTTGCATTTCAGGGAGCCGTTGATGACCATGACTTGAAAGTATCTCACATGATTCGAGGTTGCGACCTTTGGGAAACCGAAATTGCTTATTCCTTGATTTGGAAGGAACTCGGTTGGAGTCTTGATGAGTTGCCTGTTTTCATGTATTGGCCGAGACTGTTCTTCTCAAACTTTGCAGTTCCTTATTCCGACCCTCAAACGGGAGAACCTAAATTGCTGAGAGCAATCGGAACATCGAAGTTGGCAAGATTGGTTAGGTTGCCTGAATACGATAACAATTGGTGCAACCCATTTTTCCCAACGGTTTGTTCTTACATGGCAAAAGGATATCCTGCCTCTTACCTCCGAGACTTTTGGATGGGCGAGGTTTGGGGCAAGCAATTCCCATTCTTCAACCAAGGAGAAATCACAAAGGATGGGAAAACTTATGAGCCACTTACTCTGAAAATGAGAGAAGCAAGGTGTGAAATGAGGATTGGTCAAAAGTCATTGGGCTATTTCAAAAATGAACAAGCAAGAGTTCCATACCCACTCGACACCAATGGAAACTTGAGAGATGCACCATCAATTACTCTTGTGGACTTACAAGTTGGAGAACCAAGACCTATGGCAATCATGCAAGCAGAAAGTTCAAATACAACATCTCCTTACGATGGTGTATGGCCGAGTCTATCATAAGTGGAAAATACACTCTCACAGATAAGAAGTGTCCCGAATGTGGATTGAAAAAGTGGTGTTATCAGCACTTTGATGACTATTATGAGTGTATTTTTTGTGGATTCAAACAAAAGGGAACTACATTTTTCAGCCCTGAAATTTATGATGGGGATGACTTTTGCATACCTTGTGATAAATTCAAAAATGGAAAAGATTGTCCTTCTGAATCTGATGACTCAAATAATCTTTGTTGATAGTAATCCTTAAGTAGTAGTAATCAAATCTAAAGTTTAGAGGGAAAAGTGGTTTCCCTATGAACGACAAAGAAGAATGGTAAAATGGAACAAAAAAGTAAATTTCAAAATACGATAACAATTGTGGTGATGGCAATCCTACTCATTATGAGTTCGGGATTAGTTATGGCTCAAGGAAGCGACCCCCTCGACCCGTCAGATGGCGGTGCAGATTGGGATGGCGATGGACTGACAAACAAAGAAGAACAAGACGCAGGAACCAACATGAATAATCCTGATTCCGATGGAGATGGATTACCTGATGGTTGGGAAGTGAGTAATGGTTTGAATCCCACAAATGGGGGAGATGCCAATGGCGACCCTGATGGGGATGGCTTGACCAACTCTCAAGAGTATGCAAAAGGGACAAATCCCAATAACGCAGATACCGATGGTGATGGTAAGCCTGATGGCACAGACGCATTCCCAAACGACCCTAATGACGGAGAATACTCTGATTCCGATGGTGATGGTATTCCTGATGCCTACGACCCCGACTTCCAAGAATCACAAGCAGGTTCAGGAAATGGAGGAACCGAGGGTGGTGGAGAATCCAACGATAACGGACAAGGCGAGGGCCAAGGTCAGGGTCAGGGTCAAGGACAAGGACAGGGGCAAGGTCAAGGTCAAGGCCAAGGTCAAGGTCAAGGTCAAGGACAAGGGCAAGGTCAGGGTCAAGGACAAGGACAGGGGCAAGGTCAAGGTCAAGGCCAAGGTCAGGGCCAAGGTCAAGGACAAGGGCAAGGTCAAGGTCAAGGTCAAGGCCAAGGTCAAGGACAAGGACAGGGGCAAGGTCAAGGACAAGGACAGGGGCAAGGTAATCAAGGTCAGCAAGGTCAGCAAGGTCAGCAGGGTCAGGCAGGACAACAAGGCCAACAAGGAGGCCAACAGTCAGGACAACAAGGCCAACAAGGTAATCAAGGTCAGCAAGGTCAGCAACAGGATAATGGGCAAGGTCAGCAACAACAGGGCGGTCAGCAGGGCGGTCAGCAGGGCGACCAACAATCTCAGAATCAAGGCGGGCAAAATCAAAACGGACAAAATCAACAACAACAGGGGCAAACACAGAATGGTCAGCAAGGTCAGCAAGGCTCCCAAAACGACCAACAACAAGGGCAACAGTTGGATAATCAACAACAAAATGGCGACAATGATAACGATGGCGATGGTATCCCTGATGAATTAGATACCGATGATGATAATGATGGCATCCCTGATGTTATTGATGAATCTCCGACTGACCATGACAATGACGGTATAGATGATGCAGAAGATGACGATGATGATGGTGATGGAATCAATGATGAGGAAGAAGTCAATGATGGAAACCCAAACACCGACATTTATGACCATGACAATGACGGCATTTCTGATATGTTTGATTTGGATATTGACAATGATGGCATTGACAATGAAAAGGATGTTCATGAGAATGGAACTTCAGCGATGCGGGACCATGACAATGACGGCCTCGATGATGGCATTGACACCGATGATGACAATGACGGAATTCTTGATACCGAAGAGTTGGATGGCATGGTTGGAAACTACCGATACGACCATGACAATGACGGAATTTGGGACAAGACAGATACCGATGATGACAATGATGGTTTGAGTGATTGGTTTGAGAACAATGATGGAAATCCACTAACAGGACAATTCGACCATGACAATGACGGATTGGATGATTATCTTGATTCGGATGATGATGCAGATGGCATTCCTGATGATTTAGAGTCTTGAATGAAACTCTGATTAAATTCAACAAGTGCCTCCAACTTTGCGAGGTTCGGGGCAAACCTTATTAATGAGGTTGAAGTGCGTTGCACTATGAACATCTTTGGATATCGAAATGCGGCAGGATGTCTTGTGATGAATGGAGATAAAATTCTCCTTCTAAGGAGGTCTATTCATGAAACTTCTAATCACGGAATGTATGAATTGCCGGGTGGGAAACCCGATGGTGATGAAACTATGGTTCAAACTGCAATCAAAGAAACCTACGAAGAATCAGGTCTAAATGTGAAAATCATCAAAACACTCGAACCGCACATTGACTCGGATATGAAAAAGGTATATCATGGGTTTATGGCTATCGTTGAAGGTGATGATGAAGTAATCCTTTCTGAGGAACATGATGATTACAGGTGGGTTTCAATCCGAGATGCGATGAACATGGATGCACCTTTGAGCCACCATGCGATGTTTATGTTCAATCAAGTGGTTTAGGCGAATCTTTAACAATCAAAAGCACACTACTGTTGGTATGACTACGGGATACAACATGGAATGCGACCCCGGCAGTTTATTCACAAGAACTTGCTACATCATTGATTCTTCAGGGAATCGGAATGAAATTATTGGCTACGATGACAATGACAATCCTGTTACCAAATCTCCAACTACTGCGGCAGGTGCGGCATGGGAGCCTCAAATTTTCACACTCAACCAAGATGGAACTCAATTTCAACCATACAAAGGAGGTAGCATTCCGTTTGGCTATTTGAATTTCACACCCTCCACAGGAGCAGACCCACAGGATTTTTATTACATGAATTATGTCATGCCGGGTGCTGAGGCTTATCGAAAGCAACAAACCTATGTAGGTGGGTGGTGGGAAAACATCTTTGGTTTGCGACAAGAACCTCCACCTGCTGAACTCGCTGAAAGTGATGTGAGTGTAAGTAGTATGACTGATTCCGTTGAAGCAAATAAGCCAATGCAAAGCACAGGATTTATGAGTGGTTTGGTGAGGACTGCTTCAAAACCTGTTGTTCAAGTTTCGGCTATTGGGGTCGCCCTTGTAGGAACTTATCTCTTGAGTAAGAAAAATTCTTGAGGGGATTCCATGAAGAAACCGATTTTCTCATACAATTATTTTCCCCTTGACTTGAATGAAATTCTTCAAACGATGATGGATTCATACCTAACTCCCTCAGCACTCAAAAAAATTCAGTATGCCAACCTTTCAGGGTTTGAATTAACAAGAGACAACATCGGAATAAGTTTGTTGAGTAATCGCAACCTTTATGGGGCTGACATGGTGGAATCTAATTTTTACAACAACACAATCAAAAAAAGCAACATGGAATATGCAAACTTCAATGGAAGTAATTTGGTTAAAGTGAAATTCAAGAAATGCAACCTACAAAATGCCAACTTTGAAAATACTAATTTGAACGAAACCACATTTAGGAAGTCAGATTTGCAGGGGGCAAGTTTGTTTGAAGCAACTCTTTACAATACAGGATTTACTGAATGCGATTTGGAAGGGGTGGATTTTTCTAATTGTGTCAATTCGTCATCTCATTTCACAAGTATGCAAAGACAGGAAAATAATCGAGTGAAGATTTTCAGAAAGGATATTCCAAACGAAAATAGGGGAGCAATTGGTTTCTCATATTTCACAGATTGTAATCTTCAAAACACCAATTTTTCAAACCTGAGAGGCACAGGTGAATCTGAATTTGGAAGTTGTGATATGAGAGGTGCAAACTTGAGCAAATCAAATTTGTGGAATTGTTTTTTCGAGTCCTCAGACCTCAGAGGGGCTAATCTTGCAGGAGCCGACTTGAGGGATGCAAAATTGACTTTCTGCGACCTGAGGGGTGCAAATCTTTCGGGTGCTTTGCTTTCGGGTGCGAATTTGAAGGGAGCAAAACTCGGTGGGGCGAACTTGGAAAATGCAGTTATTGATGGTGAAACAATCCTCATAGAAACTGATTTCAGGGGAGCCAAAACAAAAGGTCTGAATTGGGAAGAAGCCTCCATCGTTCCTCCACCGATGGGTGAGACAAGCGGAGGGAGCGAAACCCTACTTTCCCCAAATCAACTTAGAGAGATACGAAAAAGAAAACGAAGTATCATTGGAAAGGTTTCAAGAGTAATCAGAAATCTTCGAGATTGATTTGAAATTCAAGGAAACCGTTAAATACCTGTTTGGCGTTATCGGCAGTATGGCTAAACTTGTAATGCTTACAGGCAAGGGTGGCGTAGGAAAATCAACAACTTCTGCGGCAGTCGCTTTACATTATTCAAATCAAGGATATCGAACTATTTTGGTTTCAAGCGACCCTGCACACTCCACGCAAGATGTTCTTGGAGTTGAGGTCGGATTCACACCTACACCTATCAAAGAAAATTTATGGGCGAAGAATTTGAATTCGCAACAACAGGCAAGGGCATTCTTCACAGAACTTCAAGATGCGATGAGTAATTCATTTTCAAAAGCAATACCTGTTTTTGATTCTGAGATGTTGAGTGATTGGGCGAATTTCCCCGGCATGGATGAAGTTTTTGCCCTTGAGGAAATTCAATCATTGACTCAAGGAATAGATTACGATGTAGTAGTTTTTGATACTGCACCCACAGGACATACTCTGAAGGCACTCACCACTCCCGAAGCCATGAATGGATTTTTGTTGAGAATCTTAAGAATGAAGGCTAAGATTGAAAGAATGAAATCGTTCTTGTTGAAGCCAAGCGATACATCAAAGATTGCAGATATCGTTGAAGACATGACATCCAAACTTGAAAATATCAAGAAGTTGCTCCGAAATCAAGAATTCGTTTCCATCAATCTTGTTTCGATTCCAACTGAGGCGGCATATCAAGAGTCAAGAAGAACTGTTCAATTCTTGAAGGCTCAAGGATTCCAAGTTTCAAACATCATTGTGAATGGCCTAATTCCAAACTTCGGAGAAGAAACATGGAAAGATGCCAAACGCAACAAGGCAGTAGCGTTGCTCAAGATGGAATACGATTTACAACAACCTTACATCGCTCAATATAGGAACCTAACGAGTGGTGAGGATATTTCATTGGTTGGTGTATCCCGATTGCCGTTTGAGCCAAAGGCTGAGAAGTTGGGTGAGTTTGCCAAGATTCTATTCTCAGGAGATAATTTTGACTTTAGCCCTGAATTTGCCACCGAACTTTCAGAATCAGATGGGGAGCAAATGAAGTTGAAACTTCAGTTCCCATATTCGGATAAGGTGGAACTATTTGAAGACGGCTACATCGTTGATGGTTGTTTGAAGAAGCCCATTTTTGATAGGTTCCCTGAATTGAAAGTCATGAAAGTTAAGAGGAAGCAGAAAACTGCAACAGGAGCAACTTATTCTTTTGAGGTCTGATTATGGAGTGGATGTTTTTTCTGCTCTTGCTATATTTGGCATTCAATGGTATTCTTCAGGTTTTCTTCGTTTGGTGGGTTTTAGACAGAAATAAGAAACTAACTCTGTTGCTTGTGGAGCATCACAAGAGGGGTGAAAACCTTAAATGAGTGTAGTTGGTGGGAGCATCATGAATTGTGGACTTACCTTGGATTTAGATGATATTTCCATTGAGGATTCAGAGGTGATTGAACTCATGAATTGGCTTTCTGAAGAGTTTGGGTCGGAATCGGTTTGGTATCGAAAATCAAGTTCGGGTGATGGACTTCATGTTATGATTGCTCATTTGGTAATTGCTAAACTCACAGGAGTTCCTTCACTTATGCCGATTCTTATGTCTGTTGATGAGCAGATGGAATATCGGAACAAAATTAAACTTGAGTGTCGGGGTAGGCGGATTTCTGACTCATACAGGAAAGAAGTTGGTCTAAGGACTTCAAGAATTTTCTCAGTTAAAAATGGAAAAGAGTCGGGACAATGGCAAAAGTGGAAACCACCGAATCATTTAAGTAGGTTTTCGGATAATTGATGGGTAAGTGAGGGAAATGACTCAACAAACAGATGAAGTAAGATTTTGGCCGAGATTAGGAATTTACATTACGAGAGAATTCGCTGATGAATACATTGAAAGAAGTCAGGATACGGGAATTACAGGTGAATACCTTGATGATGAACTTGAGGAATACAATCAAGTTACTACTGTATCTCCTTTGACTCTTAAGAGAGAGGTTGAAGAAATTTTCAGTAAGCCTTTTGAGGAAGTTGAACTTCCTGATGAAACAAAGGCTCTTTTCAAGTTGATGGAAATGGAAAATAACCGAAAGGAGATTTTGTTGAATTACAAGTCTCAAGGAATGACAATCGAAGAGGCAAAGGAGCAATATGCGAAAGATGTTGATGCGATTGCGAGTGAAGCACTCGGCATTGACTTGGCGGGGGATAATGAATCGGAGGATTCACCCCATGAAGAAGAGTAATTCAGGCTTCCCCCTAACTGAAGCCCTTGTTTTTGACATTGTGGACTATCTTTTGACTAAGGATGGTTATGCTTTTTCCAATGAAATTTCATACCACATTGTTGATGCCAATCCAAGACGATATACAAGTCGAGAGGTTGTAGGCATATTGAGAAACAGACCGATGTTTCAACATCGCCAAAGTTCTGACCGAAGGGCAGGGATTAGGTGGAGACTGAATTTACTTACATTTGAAGAATACTTGCACCAAAAAGGGTTTGAAGAACGGGCTAAAGGCCGAGACTTCTATGAAAGGATGAGAGATTTGAAGAAGCAACACATCGTTAAAACTATGGAGTTGATTTCAGAACAAGAGGCAGAACAAACTGATGAACTTTATGAGCAACTTTCAAAGATTTGGGTTTAGGAGCAAACTTTAAGTATCTGATGTGTGGCTTGATAGGTATGGTGTATTTCGTTAGGCGGTTTTTGAAGGGAACCAAGAATAGCGGGACAACCGATATTTGGTCTTCAGAACTTCCGATGAATGATGATGACTTTCACAACTTTGCTCGGATTTACGGTGAAGGAAAATACCTCCTTTGTGTTCGAGGCAAGGGTATCAGAGGATTTAAGAAACTCTCTGAAGTAGTCATTGAGCCTCCTATGCAAGTGTTTAGTGCAGAGGATACTGTATCCGTTTCGGCTGAAGTCAATGTGCAGAAACTTTCTGATGGTCAATTGCTTGGAGCATTGGAACAAAGAGCCGAAGATGAGGAAATCACGCCATTACTTGATGAGTTGCAGAAGAGATTAAACAAAGGGTCTGATGAAGTTCTTGCTTCCGCAGGTTTTCCGATTGGCGGAAAAATTACTACTTTCATGGTAGGTGCATTGACGGGCGGTGTTGTGGTCTATCTCATCAACAAACAAAAAATTGACAAGTTGAATGAAGAAATTAATGCTCTGAAGAATACTGTAAGGGATGCAGAAGAAGCAATTAAGAAAGTTGAAAAGAAGACTGAGCAATTAAGCAACCCCATGACTTTTGAACAACAGATGATGCAACATTACAATAGCATGAACGGGGTGAAGTATTGATTAATTCCACCCTCATCGGCTTAATCATGGTTGGAACGGGAATCACTTTATCGGCCTACCACCTGAACAAGATTTTCATTAGTCGAAGCGATGAAGGATTGAGGTATGCAGTTGGTGTTATCTCAGGAGTTCTTTTGATTAACATCGGAAGTAACCTTCTTGCAGGTGGAATCAAGGACTATACTTTGCACAAGGCTTAAATACATGAAAGCATAATGCTGAAGTATGTCAGGATTTGATGATGTAATTGAAAGAGGTTCTTCGAGAGTAAAATCAGACGCAGAATCTTTCAGACCCCGAAAAGAGGTAAGACATGACCCTCCGAGTTCAACTTCGATTTTGGAATTGATTGAGGGTTTGAATTTAGATGGAATTTCCAACAACATGAATCCTGAAATTAAAGAAAAGGTTCTCGTTCCATTGGCGGGACTTTTGGATAAATATGGGATTGCAGATTCAATAGGTGAATCCAATACTGCACAAGCAGGGATGGGTTTGTTTTCTTTGCTCGGTGATGTTGCTCCTGTGATTAAGGGTCTTGCAGAATACATCTCAGGACAAAGGAACAACCTAAAGGCAGAAGACAAAGAATTCCTTGAAAGGTTGAAAAACAATGAGATGGATGGTGATTTCTCTGACTTATTCGTAAGTGAATCCAAAGAAGAAACTCCGCCTCCTGCTCCCGCACCTGTGTTGGGACCAAATGGCGAAAACCTGAGTTCGATTAATATGAATTTGAATGAAGTTGATTGGTGGGCAGTAATGGGTGTTCAAAATCCTGAGGAAAGAAGAATAAGCCAAATGCCTGAGGCTCGCAAAACTTACATGGCGAAAGATGCCAACAAAAAACTTCCCTCATTTGGAAGCGCAGGAGAAAAGCCTGTAATTGTTGGACTTCCTACACTTGATGACCTTGCCGCAGAAATCGGAATGAAGACTGAAGACCTTAACAACCCTACCAACAATGATAATCAATCTGAAAATACCAATGAAGCGATTGGAGAACATCTTGAATCAGTTGATTTCCGCATCCATGAAAGCGATTCTTTGATTGGTGATGTGGATATGGATTCGATTTATTCACTTGAGTTTGAATCGGATGATGATTCCTTTGAAGAAATTTCCGAAGAAGAAAATTGAGGTGGGAAATATGGGGAACCCTGTTTGGCGGGCTTTTGTGTCTCATAGGATGCCCTACCTATTGGATTTTTTCAGAAACCGCCACATTGAATCTTACATTCAAATGATTGAACAATTTATCAGGCTGAATCCTTACTATGTTCCTGACCTTGATATGGGAGGTAATGATTCTTCAGACTTGATAAAAAGGTTGCTTTGGGATGAAGAATTCAATCAGTCTCTATCGGAAAAAGGAATGCGGGTGTGGCTTTCGGCTCCATTCACCGATTTTATTGAAGAATTAAGTTTGTATCGAAACGATTATCGAGAATTCAATTTACTCGTAAGATTGATGGTTAGGCACACACTTTGGTTTGAAAGAGTTTATGCACATTTGCGAAGATTGATGGCAGAAAGATACGGCATTCAATGAGAAGATTTAACATTCAAAACCCCCAAACTGAAGTTATGGACTCAGATGGTGAGAACGATTGGGGCGTTCAAACAGGCGGTCCCGAATTGGAAGAGATTCTTAATGCGGGTGGCTCAAGCCCCGTTCCTGAAGTGGATAAGAATGAAAATGTTTCATTAGGGAAAAGGATTAATTTTCCATTGAAAATCTTGTATCAAGTTATGTTCATAAGTGGGAAAAGAGGTTCAGGTAAGTCCTATACTGCCGCAGTTTTGATGGAAGAGTTTGAAAGGCTTGGTCTTCAGTTTGTTTGCTTTGATGCTCTTGATGCTCACGGCCACTTGAATGACCTGATGGGTGTGGAAAGAATCGAGCCAAAGGTCGGTGAATCAGTCAATATGAGAAAATTGATTGAGAAATTGAAGGCTTCGAGAAAGTCATTGATTATCAACCTTTCGCAAGTTCCACTTCAAACCCAACAAGAAATGATATCAGATTATTGCGAGGCTTTGCTTGAAACCGATATGGGTGGCAGAGGGTTGATGACCCTTTTTGAAGAAGTTCAAGATTTCGTTCCCCAAGTCGGCAGACCAAACTCCTTCGCCTCTATCGTAAGGTTGTGTAAGTTGGGAAGGGCATCAGGATATGGTGTGGCACTTATCAGCCAAAGACCTGCCGCAGTCAATAAAGAAGCACTCAGCCAAGCATCGGTTTATATCGTTCACAACATCATCAACACAAAAGACCTTGATGCCCTCAAAGAGCAACTTTCATTTGGAACTGATAAAGACAACATCAAAAAGATTCTTTCGGGAATTACTTATTCATCTCCGGGTGAGGCAGTTGTGTATTCTCCTGAATTCTTCAAAGATGAAGGATATGTGGTTGTAGGAAAAATTGACACTCCAAGAAGAACCGAACACAAAGGGTCCAACATTGAAGTGAAAAGCAAATTTTCAATGGATGCTCCTGTTGTGCAATATGATACACAACCATTCAGCAGTTCAGATTATGGATTAACAAGAGAAATTAGTGGATTTGATGATGGATTGGATGATTACGGTGCATTCCAAAATGATGACTCTTACTCACATGAAACGATGGGTGGAGATTCAAGAGTTGGCGATGTATTTGAGTATGTTCCTAAGAAATATGATATGCCTTCGTTTGCAGAAGAGGAATCGGTCTTTGAATCAATTGTTCCTCAACGGAAAATCTCAACTTCTAAATCGAATTCAGGATTCAAGATGATAGCCGCAGTAAGTTTGATTTCAGGTGGTCTTTACACAATTCTCAGGTCTATTGGTCGGAGGGTATGACCAACAACCTTAAGTATCAGAACGATTAAACATGAGTTTAGAAGGTGAAAATAATGTTCGAGCCTACAAGACAAATTGGAAATACTGTATTGCCTAAGTTGCCTCCGCAACCAAATATGCCACAATTCCCTTCGTTTAATCTTGCATCGGAAACTCTTCCTGCACATAACGCAACTATGAATGCAATTGTTCCTGTCGGTCCTCGACCTTCAGGAGATTTCATGCCAAGTATGCCTAAGGTGGTAGTTCCTGATGCTAAGATTGGTGCAGAAAACTTCATTCCAACCCTCGCTTTCAACCGAAGCGTTCAAGAATCCTTTGGTGGCGACCCAAGATTTGAGGCAGAACAGATGGCTTACAGACCAACCAATCCGAGAACATTGGGTCAAGCACCACAAGTAAAGATTACTCCTACTGCAAAGCAAGTTCCTGTCTTTGACAAGACCGTTATTCCAAAGGCTAACAGACCAAATATGCCAAACTACAATGCCATGATTGGTCCCACAAGCCAAGTTTTCCTTGAAGCAAAGCCTGTTGCACCTCCTGTAAGGAATGCAGATTTGGGTGGTCTTCTATCTTCGACTTCTTCAATCGTTGGAAACATTGGAACCACACCGGGCAGAGCATTTGGGGCAGAATCTTTCCTCATCCACAAGTTCTGAGGGGTGAATCCCCATGACCATGAATACCGCATCTCAAGCAGAAATAGCATCTGTGTGTGAGCGTGGTGTTGATTCTTACATCAAGGGAATGAACAAGACTGCAATTTCTAATCGAATCAATGAGGGTGCGATGGGTGCGGTTTTTGCATCAGCACTTTATGTTGTTTTTACAGGATTAAGCAACCTTGATTACAGGATGGTAATTGCTCCATTCGTTGCAGGTGCGGCCTATGCTACCGTTGGGCGCAGACAAGCGGTGAACAAAGATTCCGAACATAGAATGTCCTTCGAGCAGGTTTGTAGCAACCTCAGGGAGGACACCGAAGATGCCGATTGAAACAGAAGATTTCTGTGTTGATTTAATCGCAACCAAAGCAGACCCGATGAAGAATTTTTATCGAGTCAGATTTAGAAATCCCAAATTATTCGTTGGTGGTGATTACACTACTCCAAGTTGGGCAAAAAAATCGGCAAGTAGTATTGGGGAGCGATATTACGGGGTTCCCAATTGCATGATAACAATGGCGAAACCCAAAGATGGAAATTGGATGATTCAAAGCATCTTGATTCCAAAAGCAGATAACACTAACGAAGAAGTTGCTTTGAAAATAGCCAACCACATTCAAGACCGAATCGAAAGAGAAGGTCAATGGAGCAAAGTAGTGTGTAAAGACAACGAAAGGAAAAGGTTTGTGGGTGTGGATAAGAGAGGACAACACACCATTAGAGATTCAAGAGGCAGATTTGCCCCCTATGCTTCAGAGGAATTTGAAGCCAATGGTTTGAGTCCACTACAATCAATCCTTGAGGAAATGGAGATAAATTCCTACAAGTATTTAAGTCCTTTGTCGGATGGAAGGATTGGTGTGATTGTAATTGACGAAAAAAGAGCAAGGAGATATCATCAATACTTGAAAAATGTGGGTCTGAAACCGACTGTGCTATCGCAAACAAAGTATGGTTTCGCTTTCAAATTCAATCCTCCTGCAAAGGTTGTTCCTCCTGCAACTGATACTCGATATTGGCCTTACACAATGGTTCCACAAGGCTTCAAAGGTGGAGATGAAGGATACATTCTCTTGGACTCGAATGATGATGTTTATCTGTGGAAAGAATACAAGCCTGATGAGGGCTATGTCAGAATTCTTGAAACTCGGCCTTTGAAAACGGTAGGTAGTTCAACATTGAAACATCATAGAGTTCCCTACCCTGCCAAGAGAAAATCTAACACCAAATCCGTAATGATTTGGGAAATGATTCGGCCTATCGGAAAGCCATTTATGGCAACTGAACAATTGAGGTTCCTCAATTATGAAAAGATTACTTGGTTCTTGAATTTAGAGTCAGGCAAGTGGACTAAAACTGAAGAGAATCAGATGCAGATGTTGGGAGATGATGATTTTTCACAATTACTCCTTACATTGATTTGATGCGATATCTTTAAGTGTCGGAAACGCTGAGTAAAATTCATGGTAGTCTCCACTTTGAAAAATCTGAGTCTATTTCAAGTTTCCATGATTGGAATTATCGTAGGTGTAGGTGGCTTTACATTTGGAAAACTAAGAGAATCTCGAATGCTTGAAAAAGCCGCTTCAGGGGATTGCGGTTGTGGTTCCAAAAAAGAAGTGAAAGAAGCCCCACCACCCGATTCATTTGTGATTCTTGATGGTGGTTGCAGAACTTGTAAGCCGAGAAGTGCGGTGTATAACCCGCTTCTAATCAATCCGATTTTCGACCCTGATGGATATCAAACTCAAGATTTAGACAATGAAGCAGGAGTAGCCGACCCTATGGCTTATTCACCTTATTTTGGTAATCAACAAATCAGAACAATTCTGAGAAGTAATCTTGGAGGTGGAATCTGATGTGCAATACTTGTGGATGTAAGGGGGCTGAAGGATTTGAAGCCGAAGATGCTTTTCGGGGCATGAGGAAGGGTTCAACAAAAATTATTGAAGGTTTTGATGTTAAAAAATTAGACAAATATACTTACCGAATTACCGATGAAACTCTCAAAGACGGAGCATTTGTAGTCCTTATGTATGAAACACAAATCATTCCTTATGAAAAAAGGCATGACATGGAAGGGTGGAATTGGAAAGAAGGGTGGAAATTTACTGAAGCAAGTTTTGACTATGGAATGCTTAGGAATCCTATGAAACAATACAATAGGTCAATGAGTTATGGCTTCAATACACAAATGGAGGCATTGAAATTCCTCAAAAAAGCCTACGATAACGGAGATTTTGAAGATGGATATTTGATTTTTGATGCTGAAGAGTTTGGGGCTGAAAATGCTGATGAATATGAAGGGAAAGTAGTGAACATCACAAATGCAGGAGACAAGGTATTCGTTACACTTCGACATCACCACTATGATGATTTCGGGAACCCTATGGATGAACCTTTCTTCAGACCTTACAACATAGTATATCAAGGTAGTATGGAAGATGTAATGCTGAACGACTACACCAACTCAAGAGGTCAAAAAATTACTTTTGATTCTGAAACGGATGTTAAAGAACAAATTGAAGAGTTCATCTATTATCATGCTTTGCTTCAAGATAGTATAAGACAAATCAAAGGTTTGAAAAGAATAGAAAGTCGGATTGCATCACCATTAGAAATGGCCTTAAGAAACAGAACTGAAATGGAAAGAAGGTTGAATGAGGGGGAATTTGACTTTCAAACTAATGATTATCTTAACATTTACAACACACAATACAACGACTTAAAATCAATTAGTGATGAAGTTCAATATCGCTTGCACATGGCTGAAAGCACCATGAGAGAATATGAAAGAAGAGTAAATTCAATTCCAATAGGAATCCGAAATCAAGTTTTATTGAGGATGATGGGGGCTGAAGAGTTTGAGTCTGAAATGAAAGGTTCAATTGAATATGAGAGAGATAAGACAACCAAAAGATACGACAGAGAAACAATTCTGCAAGATTATGTTGTGGAAATAGATGATGAGGACATTGTTCCCTATTCAAAAAATCTGGAAAACTTAGAAAGAGCCAAAGAAGAAATCAAAGAAGACATCAAATCGGAAGTCGAATCAAACCCTGAAAATTATGTTCGACAATTGAGCGAAATTGAAGCGGCTTCATCCACAAAAGTTGAATTCGAGGATGGAACTACGAGAGACATTTATGCTTATGGTGAACTGAAATCACCTCAAATCATTGATACAGATTTACTTGATGTGGATGCTGTTGAATACTCTGAAAGTTCAGGGTCTTACTTTGCCGAAACTCTCGGTGCTGAATCCACTCCGTTTGCCGAAGGTCGAAATGCGGCTAAAACCATGTGGATGCCTGATTCAACCAAAGAAGACTACTACTCAGGCGTTGATACTGAATACATGATTACTTACGACATTACTCCTGATGAACTGATGCAGGAAATTGAAAACAATTCAAGCCGATACTTGCAGTTCTTTTCAGGTTGGGATGATGGATGGAACGAATCATCGCTTGTAGGCTTAGGCGTTATTCAAGACCCCATGCAAGAAGAATTTGACGATGATGATGATGTCATGATGGATTATGAATTTGCAGGTGAATACATTGGCGATGAATATGTGCCAAGTGATAAAGAAGTAATGGCTTACGGAGGCGTAGCAGTTCTTCTTTTCTCTGCGGTGTTTGGATACAAACTGACTGAAAGGTTGTTGAAGAAATCTGAAACATTCAAGGCTCCTGAAACTTGCACCAATGATGATGATTGCCCTGATGGGAAAGTTTGCGTTGATGGTCAATGCTTACCAATCTGTGAAGATGACGGTGATTGTGCTTCTTGGCAAGAATGCCGAAGTGATTTGCACCCAACCGAAAAAGTGTGTGGGGAGGACTTGACTTATTCCACATCGAATCCATTTATTCCATCTCCTAAGCCGCAGGAAAATGCAGAACAACCTCCTGAAAAAACGGAATCTCGTTTCTCACCTAAAAACCTTGCGATTGGTGGAGGTGTTGTGGCGGTTGCCCTTGTGGGATTAACTGCGATGAGAATGAAAGGGAAGGGTGATGAATAATGACTGTCTATGTGAAAGAACTGAAAGAAGAATTTTTTAGTGGTGGTGAAATAAATCCATACGAGACAAGGCAAACTATTTTTGGATATTTCTTAGACATGGAATCATGTATGAAAGATGCCGAAATGGAAGATTCCTTTTACAGTAGCAGAGGCAACTACACAAACTTATTCCAACAAGGAATCAGACTTATTCTGAATACTTCGGTTCAGTCAGGTTCAATTTACACAAAATTATCTTTTACATGGACTCCAACACAACTTTTGGAAGTAAATCGAAGATTCCACAGAGGATTAGATGCTGAAGATTTTGAGGCTGAAATCAAATACGATGGTGCGAAGCGATATTTAAGAGGACTTTCAACTCGGTTTGAAGGTGCAAATAATGAGGGCTTTTTCCCTGCTGACGAAGAGGACTTTGAAGATATGGTGGTTGATGAAATCGGGGAGCATACCGAATTAGATGCTGAAGAACTTGCTTCAGAATTTACAGGCATGAAGCGAGACTCAAAAAGAGATTATGCTCGAAGAGGCATGAAAAGACACTATGAAAGAATGGGTATGATTCCATCCCCAATCGGACTTGCCGCATACCGAAGAAAAATAGAAGTTCCAAAGGGATTCAAATACGCTCAGTTGGGCTTCCTTGCATTGGTGTTTGGAGCCTTTACTGTAAGTGAAATGAGAAAGCGAGAGTGATGAGAAATGTGCAACACTTGTGGATGTCGAGATGCAGAAGAATTTGAAGCCAAAGGCTACAAGGGAATCCCTGCTCCAAAAATCAAGATTTTAGAAAACTACATTGAAAAAGGAGGTAATGCACAGGATTTTTTTGAATTACCTTATCATATTCAAAGGCAATTAGAGATGGGAAAAGTTCATGAATTGCTATATCAAGATGTGAACAGATGGCTTCAGGATAATGCTCCTAATCCACACATGGCTATGCCGAGTTTCTTGTCTGCTGAAAATGAAACCTTTGAAGCGAGGTTCAATGAGAATGGAACTATTGCATACCGATATGAACCCGAATGGTTTGGGAATCAAGGTGGCTACCCAAATCGGGGGGCGGTATTTTTGGGAAGATTAGGTGGTAAGGACTATTATTTTGTTGATGGATTCATCGTGCAAAAAATTAGAGGGCTGAAAAATGAAGTTTTAGTTCAACCGATTATTGCGGTGAGAGATTTGTATTTGATTGATAACTCCACAAGCAGACAAAGACAGGAGGTGGGGCATCTATTGACAAAATTACTTCACAAACATGATGCTGATACTCAATATAGAAGGGGGGCTGAAGAGTTTGGGGCAGAAAGAAGATATGGTGATGAAAATTTCGGCTTGATAAACTATGACAACAACCATAACTTACGAATGGATAATCGCAATCAAAGAACATTTTTGGATTTTTTGCGAAACCTGAAAGGTGAATACGAATTAAATCTCGATGGATTCAGGTTTGTGGATGCTATCGGGAACCAATATGGAATTATTGACCGAGAGTATTACGCTGAAGAATTTGGGGCTGAAGATGGAAAAGGAATGTTGCATAGATTATTCAAAGAGCAAAGCATTCCTTTGAAGAATGTTGATAAGTTAAGGAAGTTGGGGAAAGTTGTTTCGGGAAATGGGACTGTTGATTATGAAATTGAATTAGCAGGTCAAGATGGCGGTGTTGAAGTTTATCACTACTCCCTCGTTGGAACTTATGACAAACAGGCTCTTGAAGAAGTTGGAGAAGGCTACTTTGTTTTGAATGATGTTCGGGATGCCACTCAAAACTACTACAAAGGAAAGAGTTTTGACTACTCTATGGAATATGAGAAGCCCCTCAATTCTTTGGAGTTTTTTTATGAAATGGTTTATGGAAGGGCGGGCGAGATGTTTCTTAAGCCTCCCTACTCCAAGTATTTAGAGGCTGAGATATACGATAGGCAAGGAAACCTCAGAACTGTTGATGATTCATTTATTGAAGCCACAATTGATAAACTTCAAGCCCTAAATCGTTTGTTGGAGGCTAACCGAAAACAGATTTTGGCTACCAACAATCAAGACACAAAAACAAGATTGAGAGCCGAAAGATACCAAATACAAGATGTTATGGCTCGCTTAAGGGCTTTTATTGAAGACCCGATTAACCATGATGGGGGAGATTTCATGGTGAGGCTTGGGGCTGAAGGCTACGATGAAATTCAAGTGGAAAGGTATGTGGGTGTGGATATTAATTGGAAAACCGACCCTCACCCACACCCAAATGAAGATGACATAGATGGAGGTGAAATTTTTGATGAGGTGGAGGGATTAGTTGAAAGAGAAGTGGAGAGAGGTTCAGATTCAGGATATGGAGATACAGAGTTTGAAATAGATGTTGAAGATGATTTAGATGGAGAGATTACTCAAGAGACAGTCAAGGTGGAATACGATTATGATTTACAAGCAGAATCTTTTGAGGCTAAAGGCATTGATACCTTCTCACAACCATTTGAAGAACTGAACCCATTAGGAGCCATCGGCAAATTGATGGTATTTGCAGGTTCCGTAATTGCAGGAACCGCCATCGGAAAAAAATTAGGAGGACAATAACATGAACCCATTAGCGATACCAAAGAAATACTACGAAACTGAAACCAAAATGATTCACAAAGTCGGCTACACAATTGCACTTGCCATGATGGGAATCGGAGTTTTGGAAACTGCACACTCACTTCCATACATCATTCGAGGCGAGTCAAACATTGTTGGCATGACTCTTGGCCCAATCGTTATCGCTTGCGGTGGCATTTCTGCTTTCGCATATCTGAAAGAAGCAGGAGTTGATTATTGATGTATTCACAGATGGATATGGATGCCCCCATGCCTGTTCCTGTTGGATTTGGCGATTTGACCCCACAACAATTGGGTATCTCAGCAGAGGCTTCACCATTCTATGAGCCTCCTGCGGAACCTGAACCCGAAACTACCGTTGATGCAGACCTTGAAACCATCGAGCCGTCTGCGTTTGAAGCAGAACCACAATCTGCAACTGAAGAAATCGTTTCAAGGGCTACTGCCTTTTTCGAGAACTCACTAAGATTCGCTTTGGATAATCCAAAAATCATGGGAATGTTCCTAATCGTTGGAGTGTCATCCTACTATTTCGGAAAGAGAAAACTCCGATAGCCTTAAGTATCAGAATGGAAGATGTGAAATTATGGTATCGCTAAAGCAAATTTTTTATGCGGCACTACTTGGTGTCGGAGGCGGATTGCGCTATGTGAAATTCGTTGATGGCAACAAAACTGTTATGTCTGCTGAAGATGAGCGAGGAAACAATACCTTGTGGAATAGAATTACTTCCGCAGTTAATTCAATCAGACCTTCTGAACTTGAAGAACTTTCCATTGAAAAAACAGGAACCACTTTAGGCGTTTATCCACAGAGTTTCGACCCTGCTTTCGTTGGCTCTTACGAACTTGTTTCACAGAATGCTTCGAGAACTTTGAACATGACTGCATTTGGACCGGGCGTTATTGATTATGAGATTCAAGCGGCAGAAGCCTATGGCACTACTTTGAGTGCAGAAGATTTTCAAGCGAATGCAGTAGGACAACAAGCCTTGCCTTCCAATCAAGTTCCAATGGCTTACAACTACCCACAAATGTTGGGTGCGCCTTGTGAATTAACACCTGATGTTGGTATGACTGTGAACGGTGCATACCCACAAAGACCTGATTATCCTTCCAACCGAACAGGAGATTTTGCTCGGTTATCAACCGTTTATCTTTCCACAGATAATCTTGGTCCCGATATCAACACCTCCTATACTGACGGTTCTAAAACCATGAGTTTTGAAGAGTGGAGGCGAGGATACCACCTAACTCCTGTTTCCGACACTACTTTCCAAGCACTCGCAAGGAATGGTGGCGGGAGATTCATGATTCGGAGGGTTTGAATGTGGCCGAAGTCAGTTCCGCTTATGTTGATTTAGGAAAGTTTTGGACTTACGACCCTAAATCGAAATCAAAAGAATCGCAATTTTACGACAATGCTTGGATTATTGGCGATAAACCTATTGAGGGAACCAAATCACTTCCTGCCGCTTACTTCTATGTGAAGGGCGAGAAAGATAATGTTGGATTTACACCTACGAGCATTGACTACGATGCAAGAAGCGGTCTTCTATCCGTTCAGGGGCGACAAGAGGGCGTTGATAGGATTTTGCAGAGAGCGTATATGATGAATGCTCCTGCTCCAAGATTTATGCGAGTTAGGGCTTCGGAAAGAAGTCGAAGACCTGCTGACCTTGTAGTGAAAAACATCATTGTTGATATGGAGGATTCCATGCCGAACATCAAGGCTTATCTCGGAATTGAAACCGAAGAAAAGGAAGTGGAAGACTTAAGCCAAGATGAAGATTTCTTCAACATGAAGGGTCTTGATTATGATGCTGAAGAGTTTGAAGCACCTAAGCCACAATTGACAAAAAACCAATTGAAACTTTTGGATTACCTCAAGGTTTCTGCCTTTAACGGGGGTGGGAGAGATGCTTATGTCAAAACCGATAGAAAGGGGTATGATGGTTTCAAACCGCAACTTGTTCAAAAATTGATTGATAAGGGAATAATCTCCACCTCAGAAGGTTCAGGAAGAATTGAAAGTTTGAAGGCATACACCGTCAAATTGAATCCGATTGCATGGAAATATCCTTTCAGATACGGTGGAGATAAATCACTCAAACAAAGAGGCAATAAAATCGTCAGAAATATGAAGATTCATAGAGAGGAAACTGCCCGAAAACTTGAAGAACAACGAAGAAGAGACAACATGACCTTTGCTGAAGTTTATGCTGAATTGTTTGGGGCTGAAGAGTTCTCTGCTGAAGAAGTGGATTGTGATTGGGTTCAAATAGGGCATGGGAATCACCCCACTAAAATGAGTTATATTTGGTATTGTGAAAAAATCAATGCTCAGATTGACAGTATCAAGAAACCCTCAAGAAATCGAAAAGTAAGACCGAATTCCTTCACCCAAAATTGGAGAGGTGGAAATCAAAGTCATTATTTTGGGGCTGAAACCTATGATGATTGGATGATAAACATAGGAGATTATGACGGACACACAAAAGGCGATTGGGAAACAAATAGTGAGGATTCACAAGGCGTATGGCAAGAGCATGATGAAAGCATACCCCGAACAATCGCTATGGTTCACCCTACTCAAAATTGGGAGGACATGAGCGAAGCCGAGTTTAACAGGATGATGGCTGATAAAAAACTCATAGCGGATGCCCCTAAGATTCTTAACGCATACCAAATCCAAAATGATGTTCTTTCAACATTGGATGAGAGAATCCGATATGGTGATAGCCATGCTGATTTAATGAAAGCCCTTGAACAAGGATTGGGTTTGACCGAAACATGGAATGAAGAGTTTGGGGCTGAAGGATTTGAGGCTGAAGATGAAGAATCCTATTTGCGACATAGATATGGAGAGCCGTTAGAAAATATGTCAAGGGCAAGAAAAATTGATTTCGTTGCAGATTCATTAAAGGATTTGACTTCCTTAGATATGCTCTTTACTATTATCAATAATTTATCAACAAAACAAGGCAATCAATTGATAAACAGACTTTATGCAGGGATTAGAGAGGGAAGCATTCGGACAAAACCATTCCGTGATAATGTGAGGGCAAACAGGGTTCTTCATTTGGGTGCGGAAGAACCAATCCTTGACGATTTACAAACTCATGGTGGAGATTACCTATCCGATGAACAAGTAAGCATGAGAAAACAATTGTATGAATCCTTGAAGAAAAAAGGAAAACTTGATATTTTGGTTGAAAAGGGCAAATCGTGGACTGATACGATGGGTGATGAGGAATATGAATACGCTATGAAAAATTATAGTGATACAGAATGGATGGAAGACGGTCTTCGGTATTTGACAGATGAACAGGTTGAAAAAATGATGAAACAATTTGGTGCTGAAGAAGATTTTGAAGTCGTTAGTGTGAATGTAGGTTATTCGATACCTCCTGAAAGAAGGGAAGATGGCAAGTGGATGTCTTTCGGGGATGTTGTATTTGAATTGAGTGATGGCAAGATTTCAAGAATCAGCACATTTGGCTCAGGCGATGAAAAGAGCGAGGCAAGAGAGAAATTGGTTGAGCGAGCAAAGTCGTATCTTATGGAAGAAGAAGGATTTTAGATTTCCAACACCTTTAAGTATCAGAATGCTGAACTCAACAATTAGTGAGTTCCATGAGTGGAGAATTGAACCGAATTAATCCTACTGTTGTTGAAGGAGCCGAAGATATCTATGGTGCTGAAATGGATAATTCTTTATCAGGCGATTTACGAAGAATGAGAAGAATGAGCAGAATGCGAGCAGAGGGCATTTTAGGCAACCTGATTCCTGATATGCACATGATTTCTCAAGATGAATTGAGGCGAGAAAGAATGAAGAACAGAGATATGAAAGATGCTCAAGGTTATGACGACAAGATGGATGAATCACTTGGAATGAGGCACAGAGGCCGACATTCTCAATCCATGAAGGATAGGAGAGATGAAGCCTCCGCTATGGATAAGATGCACTCCAAGATGGGTCGAAAATACGATGATGTTATGACTATGGATGCTCATGGAGAATTCTTCCCTGATGGTGATGGTCGAAACTTTGGCAACATTACTGCTGATGGTCAATATGACCCTCTCGGTTCAAACGCTGAAGGATTTGATGCAGAGAGAACTTACAACCGAGATTCAAGAGGAAGGTTTGCGAGGAAGTCTCGAAGAGGCGCAAGTCGAGCAAGCAGAACCACAGGTGATGACCCTGATTTCGATGAAGCAAAGGCAGATAGAAACAAAGACGGTGTGATTTCCGATTGGGAAAGAGCCGTAGGTAATGCAGTTGCTAAGGGAATCAGAACTCACCGAGAAAGCAAAGGTGCTGAAACCTTTGAGGCTAACGAAGAAGCCGTTGAGCAAACCGATGCAAACATGGTCAATGAAGGCTCTCTTGATGCTTTCTATGGCGGTGGTGCAAAGGTCAGCGTAAGTGATGAAGGCATTGTTCCAACCTCAAACCCAAGTGTTGATGAGGCATTCAATGTCGGCAACCTTGTAGGAATCAACCCTGCGGCAAGAGAAGAAATGAATGTTAATCCAAGCGTTGAAGTGAACTACGGTGCTGAAACTGATATTGTGGATACTGTGAGAGAACTTACAGGCAAGGCAGGATTCAGAATCGGTGGCGGAACTGCTTCCGCTATTGTTGTTGCAGTTGCGGCAATTGCAGGATATCAATTCGCAAAGAGGTGAAATCGAAATGTGCAACACTTGTGGATGCCGAGGTGCTGAAGATTTTGAATCTCATTGTGCAGGAGAGCATGAGCCATTCATTCCTGAGGGTGAAACTGCTCAAGCAGAATCTTTGAGTGCAGAATCCAAGTTTGATGAACTTTCTGATGAGATTGCCGAGCAATACGAAAAGAAAGGCATGAGCAAGGAAGAAGCAGAAAAAATCGGCAAGGCTACTGCTTACAAAGTTGGAGTTGCCAAATATGGCAAGCGAGGCATGGAGCGAAAGGCTAAGGCAGGAATGAAGAAAAAGAAATCGGCTGAATCTTTTGAGGCTGATGGAATGAATGATAGTTTGTTTGATGAAGCACAACATTTCTTTGAACACATGGAAAAAGCAAGCACAAATGCACTTTCTTTGATGCAAATGGGGGCAATAGAGAGAGGCGATTATTATTCCTACATTGATGCGAAGATAGCCGAAACAGAATCTCGAATGAGGTCTTACTTGGGCAAAAGTGGGATGCTGAAAACAGGACAAATGGAAAGATTAAACATAGATGCGCCAATGAGAGGGCAACATGGTTATGGTGGAAGAAGTGCTTATGGGGCTGAAGACCTTTCTGTGAAGGAATCTGCAAAAATCGGATTTGGATTTGGTGCAGGTATTCTTGGATTCCAAATCGCCCTACTTGCAGGTGCAACCTTAGTAGGTGCATTTATGGGTAGGGGTGAATAAGATGTGCAACCATTGTGGATGTAAGGGTGCTGAAGATTTTGAAGCAACAGGAATCTCGGACTACACAGTAATGTTTATGCTTGGCTATCTTGACCAAGCCACATTTGTTGATGCCGTCAGATACAACGACATATCTGCTTCAGAACTAAAGCGATATGTGAATAAATTGAATGATGCTTTTGGAGGCTACGAGGGGCTTGTGGAATACTTTAACATCTATGAAGATGAAGGTGAAGATGTGGCAAACTTCTTTGCGAAAAACATGAAAGAAACCTACAAAAGAGATGGAAGAACTCTCACTCAATACTACTACTTTGACGATGACTACACCAAAGAGGAATTTATGAGAGATTATCGGTTGAGAGGCAAGGATGCTGAAACCTTTGAAGCAAGAACTTATCGAAGAGGTGCAAGAAGGCGACCTCAAGGAATGAGAAACAGTCAAAGAGATGCCAAAATGCGAAGAATGAGAAAAATGATGAATCAACAAAGAATGGTTGCATCGGCTGAAGAGTTTGAGGCTGAAGATTACATGACTGATGAGGAAATTTTAAGGGCGGCTCGAAACGATATTGATAATCAAATCAGTAGGGGAACATTTTACACTTTAGGTCAAGAACCTCAAGCCTTTCATGACGGAGAGATAGACGGTGAAAACTTTTACACAATTATCAGTTTGTATTGCCAATACGCTGAAGACGAAGAACGGTGTGAAAAGAAACTACAAGATATGTTCAAAAAAGATTATGCTGAATACATGGGAGATGAATCTTTCTATGCAGAATATGAAGTCAGCATTGAGAGGAACATGATTCAAAATCTTGATGGCGTTGAGATTGAAGCCGATTCTCAAAAGGAATTGAAAGAAAGGGCTAAGGAAATTGGCTATCAAAGAAGTGATGATTTCGTTGATACTAAAGTTGTTGGTGGTTTAGATGGCTACTCTATTGCACATCAAGACCTTGTTAGGAATGGAGAATCTTTTAAGGCTGACCATCCTGAGCATAGCGTGAAAGGAAAGGTCAGAACTATGTCAGGCAAACCACATTCACCAAGAAAGATGATGAAGGATATGAACATCTCGCCCGAAGAAGCGGCAAAGAAAATGAAGTTGGAAGCCGACATGGACTTGAAAGAATCAGCAAAAGTTGGTTTCGGATTCATCGCAGGATTAACTGCTTTCCGAGTTGCCGCTTTCGGAGTAGCCGCTATCGCAGGTCGCTTACTTGGAAACAACAACAATTCTTAAATAGTAGTCTGACCTCAGACTCCCTATGGACTGTGGAACTTGTCAAAGTGCAAGCCCCGTTGTTTTAGAGCAACCGAAAGTAGTGTCGGTTAATTTAACGATTACAGATAAAGCACAACAAATGCTTGCCGATGCCTTTGGCGATGATGAAGATATGTCGCTTCTTGTGGGTGTTTCATCAGGAGGGTGTTCAGGTTATGTTTATGACCTTCAAATAGTGGAAGAAATTATGTTTGATTGTCAAGAATTACAGGTTGGTGGGGTGAATGTTTTGGTTCCGAATGTAGTGAGTCATTTGTTGGATGGAATTGAGATTGACTATGAAGATAAACTCATGGGTGGCGGATTCAAAATCAACAATCCTAACGCTCAATCATCATGTGGGTGTGGAGAATCATTTTCCTAATCGAAGTGAAAACAACAAGAAAATCCTTAAATAGGTGGAGAAGCCGTTTCAACCTATGGAGTCAAAGACATTTGATTCAATTCATGATTTTGAATTGCACATCAACGAACTCATTGGAGAACTCAGAGATACCGAAATCAAAGAAGTGCTTCAAAAGATTGATTTGTATCATGCCGCCAAAGGATTTCCTGAATGGATTGGTGATGAACTTCATGCCTTTAACCAACAAGTGCAAAGCATGGCAAGCCCTAAGAAACCATTGAAAGCAAGCAACACATTCAAAATACAAGGAGGCTACCCCCACGAAGTTGAGGGTGTTGAAAAGGAACGGCTTGTATCTTTGGGTGTTGGTTTTGACAAAAACATGAAACGGTTTCAATCCAAGATACCCAAGTTGGACTTACAACAATTTATTCTGTTGAGCAATCTCGAAAATTTAATCAGTTTCAGCGCACCGAAGGATGGCAGATATGTGCGAGATGTAGTTTTGGTTGATAGGAGTTCAGATGAACAGTTTGACATCTTCTATGTGGTGAGTCGGAAAGCAAGAATTATTTCTGCTTGGACTGTGAAGCGAGATGAAGACGGATTCAAGGTCGAACTGCCCTCGAAAAGGGCGTGGAGATACCGACAACCTTAAATGACGGAACGATACACTCTATCTTATGGAGTCTGATTGTTCTTCTTGTGGTAATACATTTGAAGCCGAGGGTGAAACCAACACATTTTGCTCGGATTGTGCGGGAGAGAATGAGCCTTTTGTTCAGGAGGCTCCAATTTTAGATATTGATTTACCTGCACCTGAGCCACAGGGTATGGAGCAAAGAGGTGTTTGCGTAGGGTTTTCTGAACTTGAACAAGCCTTGTTTGGTGATTCTGAGGGTGCGAAAACTGCATCAAGATTTATGGCAAGGATGCGTGTGGAAGGATATCGAGAAGATGCTTGGAAAGTTATCATTGGTTTGACTGCATACGCTTACAAAAATTACAACTGCTCAGGTATGAGTCTTGGAGAAATGAGAACTATGTTGGCAAAGGCTCCATTGAGAGATGTTGCTGATTATATTCCCGGCAATATCGAAGAAGTCCAAGATAACATCTCAAGTGGCCTCTATGGAAGTGAAGAGAGTGGAAACCGAATAGTTTCCAACGATGTGTATAAGATGGGGGGCTTAGTTGCCCTTGCTCTTGCCTTTGCCTTTGCTACGAGGTCGAGGTGAATGGATGGCAGAAGAGATAAAAATTCCATCTGATGTTCCGTTGGTTTATCCTGAAGGATTCGGAGCAACATGGATGGACTTTGAACAATACTCTGAACTTCACTCGATTGTTCACGGTTATCGAGCCAAAAAAAGTCAGAATTATGCAGGAGATAAACTGACGCTATTTTTCCTTTCCCCCGTTGGAAATAAACTGTCGAAATCAAAGATTAGAATTCTGAGTGTTGAACTCAGATTTTATGAAGAAGCAATCTTTGTGGATACTTTGATGTATTATGGGATATTTGAAAAGGATGAAATTCTCAATGCGAATGATATCGTTGATGCTTTGATGGCTGACACCCAATATCTTGAAATAGTTCTTGGGTATGGAGAATCCATGTATCTCAAGGGAGATTACAAAACCCTACGAGATGTTTTGAATGAAGTAGCAATTGAATATCACTATCTGAAGAACTATCGGGGGAGAATAAATGACGACTAAATATGGAATTACTCAACTTCCATTAGGGTATCCTGTGTTTTATGTGGGTAGCAAAGATGAGTGGGTAAGCGAAAACGAATTTGCCTCTAAGATGCCTAAACTTTTTTCGCAATTTATTCAAAACAAAGTTGAAGAAAAAATGTTGGTGGCGTTCACCAATTCAAAGGTCGCTACGGGTGGGGTGGGAACTGCACTCTTGTTTGTTTATGTTTCAGTAATTGGTGATGATGCTTACATCCGAGGGGTGAAGAAAATTGGAACCTACAAAAATCCCCCCTCATCGAAATCTAAAAATGAAGCACACATACAACTACTTTCACATGAAGATGGATTCAAATATCCTCATGGTTGGAGATACTATGCAGGAGATGAAATAGACATGGGATTCATTCGGGAAGTGATTGAGGGGTGGATGCTTGGATTAATCAACAAATCAGGTTCCGCACCCGACTATGAAGGGGTGAGGGCATTTTGAGTTGGATAGAAGAAAAACCTCCAATCAACAGTCCATTTGTTTTCTATCAAAAGGAATGGATGAGCATTTATGATTTCATAAGCCTCGCAGGGATGAATCCTGAGAGGTTGCTGAAGAATTCTCTCGACATGATTTTTTTCAACTCAAGCATTTACACAGGAGAAACCTATGCTTTCAAAATAACTGCACTTCATTATGATGATTCAATTTGGATTACCAAAATGTGCAGATGGGATTCGCCACCAATTAGCGGAACTAAAAATTACCTCACCACTTTAGAAAAAATCTCTGTTGAGTTGCCCGAATATGCACACTATATTGGTGAATGTAATGGATACGAACAACTCACTCACCGAACCCTGCGAGTCGTATTGGGCCATCTTCACAATTTCAGAACTCTTGCTTTTTATCAGAGTTGAAAGCGATATCCTTAAGTATCAGAAGGATTAATGTTGCGGTATGAATCTCGACCTTTCGATTCTAAATGCCTTGAAGAGAACTCCAATGCAAGAAGTTTCACACTCATTGGTTTCAAATTACGGAAGACAATTCGAGATTCATGCGGTTCATTCCGACCTTCAAAAGGGTGGGCAACTTACAGGAACTAAAGTTGCGACTGCTTCTGAAAACGGAACTATCAAGGCGGCAGTTGTTGAAAGCCAAAAATTAGGAATGTCAGCGAATGAGTTCGGCAGAGTTTGGACTCCTACTGTTGAAACAATGATTCCTGTTTCCAACCCCATGACCAAAGAGGGACCGATTGGGCATTTCACACAATTGCCTCTTGGCAACAATTCTCCGATGCTTACTCAGCAGACAACTGCACAAATTGGAGGTCGCTTCTAAGCGTCATCTTTAAGTATCGGAACGGAAAAGTAATGAAATAGACGGTGAGAAAAAATGCAGGTCATTGAAGATATTAAGGATTTGCCCGATGTGGCAGTTTCCCAAGCGAAAAACACACAACTGTATGGAGGTATTGCAGGATTGGTTGTTGGTGCATCCGTTGGAGGCTTATACGCTTCTAAGGTGTCCTTGAATTTCTTGCCATACTCAGAACAACTTACTCCTTTGGTAGGATTCCTACTTGGAGCAGGTATTTACGGATACGGGTTGTCAGGCAGAGTAAAGAGAAACGAATTTAGAAGCATGACGCAAGTTGCAGGTATTGTAATTGCAGGTGCAAATCTTGGAAAGTTGCTTGCCTCTTTCAGCCTTCCTACTTTCGACCTCGCAACTGAAGATGCAGATGTAGTCGGCTACACAGGCGATGGCAGAGTTATCGGCCTTCAGGCTGAAGACATGGAAGATGGCATTGGCGCACAAGACCAACCGGGCTATGTCGGAGATGGCAGAGTTATCGGAATCTTGACTGCTGAAGAGGATGAGTCTTACGATTATGTTCCTGATTATGATGCAACTGCATACAATCCAACAATGACTGACACCACTATGGGCGGAACTCCTTCATGGAGTGGTTCTGCAACTCCTGTCGCACTTCCAATTTATGATGCGGCAGTTCGAGCAGGTCAAGTCATGCCTATGACAGGTTCAGTAACACAATGGTATGGTTCTGCTGAAGGAATCACACACAAGAATACTGCAACAAATGTCGGATACAACTTTAGCATGGTGGAGGGCGTTGGTTCCGTTGTCGGACAATGAGGTGATTTGTGATGTTTAATAGAATGTGTATGTATTTCGCTGAGAGACAAGGCCAATGTCTTGTCGGTGTCCTTTCCGCAGTCGGTGGACTTCATTTGATGCTGACTGCTCCGCAGAAGGTTCTAAACTTCCTTCCTGCGTTTAATTTTGATATTCCTGCTATTATTCCGTTCTTGGGCGGCAGAGAAGTTGGCGCACAACAATTAGTTGGTGCAGGACTTTTCGTTAGTGGGGCTTGTGTTCTTAGGAACTGTATGTGAGATGATGAAAAATGATTGACAGAATGTGTATGTATTTTGAAGAGAAAAGAGGACAATGCCTTGTTGGTGTGCTTTCAGCAGTCGGTGGACTTCACCTGATTTTGACCGCACCTCAGCCTGTATTGAATTTCCTACCTTCCTTTAGTTTCACAATCATGGGCAGAGAAGTTGGCGCACAACAATTAGTTGGTGCAGGTCTTCTTGTTAGCGGTGCTTGTGTGCTAAGGAATTGTATGTGAAACTACCTCAAAACCTCTTTTGATTGAGAACAGTAGGGTCAATGCTTTGACCATTTGCCATAGGCACATAGATGTCGGCATGAATTGAAGCCAAAACCGATTTCATAAATGGTGGCTGATGCTTGTAAGTTTCCAAAATTAAGCAGATTGTCTTCTTGAACGGGTCGGAAGTATTTTTGTGCCTTTCGTAATACTCTTCCTTTACATGGTTCCTCCATGTTTTAATTGATTTGCACATTTCGTTGAAATTCAAATTCACAAGTTGGGGGTTCATGTGCCTCCTATGGGGGCATCACTTATTAATCTTTCCCACACCTAACGATTGATGGGTGGTAAATCTTCTTCGATTGTATCCTCGATTACAAGATACAGTAATGCCAATTCCTTGTGTTTGGCTTCAACCATAATGTGAATGTCATGGCCGTAGGTTTTCATCGGGCCATACACAATATCGGAGTGTGCAGGTGTTGGTTTGCCACCTCCATTGTGAATTTCCCTTGATTCTGAATAGTGAACCACAGGAACTACATCATTCGGCCATGTTGAAATCGCCAACTCAAGTGCTTCCTTCTCACTTAATCCGCCTGTGCAAAAAATGTGGTGGTGATAATCAAATACAATTGGTATGCCGACCTTTTGATAGACTCCTTCATACAAATCCTTGACTGAATACAAATTTGCTCTATCATCATTTTCCACAGTCAATCGGGCTTGTAGGTTGGGTGAAAGCAATTTGAAGTTCTCACAGAATCGAGTAAGTGCAACCTTTGGCTCGCCATAAGCCCCCCCAACATGAATGTTGATTTTGTTGTAGTGTGAGGGTGTGAATCCCATAAGGTCGAAAATAGTGCTATGGGCTTCAAGGTCAAGAACAGTTTTGCGAATCACATCGGGGTTTGGAGATGCGAGAACATTGAAGGGACCGGGATGTGTAGTCAGTCGGTGATTGTGTTCTGTTGCATAGTTGCCGATGTCTTTGAGCAAATTCAAAATAATCTCACTCTGAGGTAAGTCTTGGATGTTGTATCCAAGTTCAGGGTGTGAAATGAAGGGGAAAATTTCTGACGATATTCTGAAAAACCTTGCCCCCATATTCTCATTGTGTTCAAGTATTGTGAGAAGGTCTTGAAGATTTTGGATTACAATTTCTGAAAGATATTCGTAGCCTTTTTCCTCAAGTGTTGCCTTTCTCATTGTTCGATTTGTGAATACAGGATTCTTGGCTTCTCTTAGCCCTTTGTTGATGCAAGCATATCCGAGCATGAACAATCCTATGAGGGTATCATTCATAAGGTTTGGGGTGAGTTGCATACCACAACCCTTAAGTAGTATAAAAGTTAAATTAAGAGATGTCCTTAGGGACAAAGGAGAAAAAAGGAGAAAAGATAATATGGCTATGAGAAGTCAAGTATATGAATGGACAAATATGGGCGGCAACGGTCCCGGAGGTTCGGTTTCCACTATCAGACAAACTGTGGACCCCTCTGCAAAGTCAATCGCTCAGAACAGCAAGACCGATATTTTCATCGGTGGAATTGGAACGAACATCACAAAACCTGCTGAGACAACTGCGACTCAGTTCGTTGTGATTGAGGATATCGCAACCTCCCCAACATCGGGCGGTGCGGTTCAAGTCAGAATCAACACAACTGACTACTTCCAAAACCCTGATGTAACAGACCAAGCAGGTGTTCCGGGTAGCGCATCGCCTTACCCAAGAGGAACATCCTCAAATGGTGGAACAGGAACAGGCGATGGTGGAAGCACCGTTTTGGTAACGGGAGACAACATTCTTCCTTCCTTCAGCCTAACCCCTGAAGTCTATGTGCTTCCGGGTCAAACCTACTCAGTTCTATATACTGCGGTTGATGCGGCAATTACAGGAAACAATGATAGCGTAACAAGGGCGGCAACAACTACTGTTGCTTGTTTCGTCAAATACACTCTGTATGACGGCCCTGATTCCCTAATCGCTAACAAACTGTTGGAAATGGGAATCACCGTGAACCCATCAAATGTTGATTGGTATAAGAGAAGCCTACTTGAACAACAGAGCAGGGCGGCTCGCATGGTTGCTAACGGAAACGGAGGTGTTGCTTGATGGCTATGAGAAGTCAAGTATATGAGTGGAAGGGTAGCAGAACCTCAAGCGGTTCACAGGCTCTTACTGCAAACCAAGCAGGTAAGTCCACTTCCATCTTTATCGGTGGATTCGGAAACAACATCACCAAACCTGCTGAAACAACTGCAACACAGTTCGTTGTTATTGAAGAGATTGCGGCAACGCCATCTTACTTCTGTGTTCAATCCACAGGTGCTTCTTCAACAACCTCTGTCAGAGGACTTTCGGGTGCAACTTCTGAATCTTACTACGGGCCATTGGCTTACACACAGATTGTAATCAACACCACCGAATACTTCCTCGACCCTGACAACATCGCAAACAATGGTGTTCCGGGTGCGGCAAGCCCATACCCAAGAACTGTGAACTTCCAAAGTTCCTTCAACCTACACCCAACTGTGTATGTCCTACCGGGTCAGACCTTTGATGTAAGATACACCTTCTTCTCGACACACGGATTTAGTGCCGCAGAGAACGAGTGCTTCGTCAAATACACTCTGTATGACGGCCCTGATTCCCTAATCGCTAACAAACTGTTGGAAATGGGAATCACCGTGAACCCCGGAAATGTGGATTGGTATAAGCGAAGCCTTCTGAGTGCCGCTTCTGCCGCACCTATGAATGGTGCTTGAATCCGCTAAGGTGAAGACAAACTCAACAATTACCTCGCCCTCTTCGGGGGGCGGGGTTCCCCCTCATTTTCAATTGCTCAGGATAACTCTTCCTAAGCGAATCCTTTATGTATCTGATTGCATGATGTTTCACTATGCCTATCAGAAGTCAAACTTACTTGTGGGATGCAGGTAAGTCCACCACTACGGCAGGAACTACTGCAACTGCCGTCAATACAAGTGAAGAAGGAAAAACTATTGACTGTTTTTCAGGCAGTAATGGAAATCGAAATACTTCTTCGCAAACGCAAAAGCGAAACACATTCATTGTTTTAGAAGAAGTCGCAATCACACCCACATACTATACTTGTGGAGTGAGAACAAAGGCGAATCCCAACCCTACATTTAGAGGCTTGCCTGTTGAGAATGGGGTTGCGGGACCAAGAGCCTACTTTCAACCAAGGGTGGATGATACTGCATACTTTGTGAGTCCTGATGGAACCCAATCCATAGGGATGCCGGGAACTGCGATTCCATTCCCTGCACAACCCCAAGCACAATCCTCTTTGAAACCACCTTTGTTTCGCAGTTCGGATAAAGATGGGGGGTTAGGGAAACAAGGAACTCCCCCATTCAACATCTATGTGAGGCGTGGTCAAACATGGGATGTGGGTGTTGTATTCACCAATGGAGGTGCATACAAGAATGCAGTTTCCACCTCATCGGCTCAAACCAATTTAGCAGACAATGTTCAAGAAATTGAAAATAATCTTGGATTCCAAATACAGGGATTCAATTCTTGAGGTGAATAGAGATGGTAGGTAGTGCATTTATTCCTCCGATGACTCTTCCGGGTCAGATTTTTACCAAAATACCTCTTTCAGCCATGAATCTTCGCTACGAAGAAATTGATTTTGCTCAACCTTTTACTCAAATATCGGGAAGCATTACCAAAACCACAGGAAGCGCAACATTATCAGGAGTAGGGACACTTTTCCTCACAGAATTGAATTTCGGGGATTATGTATTCTTCATGCAACATGGAGACACCGATAGCGCAATCCTCCAACAAATCATTTTTATTGGTAGCGATACAGGTGCTAAAGTGGACCCAAGTTTCGTTCCATTGGCAGGTGATGTGGATTATGTCGGGGTTCCTGTATTTAGGTATGATATTCAACCACCTGCAACGCTTCCTACGACTCTTTTTCTTGACCCTACTGCTATTACTGCTTCAAAAACAGGAAGGAGATACTACTACTCTGAGTTTTATGCTTGGAATTGGAACACAAATACGATAGAAAACATGGCTCAAACTTATGCCGCCTCAATCGGTGTTTCGATTCGAGATATTGGTTGGGAGGATGAGGCAGGTTGGGTTCTCACCACAAATAACATCTTAACCTATGGCGGTTGGAATGCAACCATCACAACAGTAGCCCCTGACCCCTTGCTCATCAATAATGCAAATCAAGAAATTGTTTTGTATTACACCACAGGAAATTTGAATTTCAACGGGTTGGCAACATCTGTGGTTGATTCTCTATCATTCATTGAACAATCGAATGTGGCACAGGATTACAAAACTCAACTTGGAACTGACCCTTTTCAATCCACAACTTCAACCACTACGATGCAAATTGACTTTGATGGAACTGAATTCTTTGGAGCGTATGTCGCTTCGCCATCTCAAACAAATCCGACAGGGCTTGTAGGGGCAAACTTCTCGATTGCCGCATTAAATGGAGATGATAATGTCGGTATCGCTACATTGGCAAGTTCTTATGATTCAACCTCCACATTTGAATTAGAAAATCAAGATTTCGCAGAAGGTCAATTTCAAGTATTCATGAAATATGTGGTTTATGATGGATTCGAGGCAGTTGCGGCAGAAAAATTGACTGAACAGGGAATTCAAGTAACACCTGAAAATGTTGATTGGTATCGGAAGAGTGTTGAAAGGTTGGCAGAGGTGCAAGAAATTGAGTGGCCGTTTGACGAAGATGAGGCTCCTGAGCAAGAAAATCCTGAATCTTACACTCCCGAAGAATACGACCCAAGCGAATATCACCCAAGAAATGCAACGGAGAGTGATTCTGATGGGAATTAAGCCTCATGTTTTTGAATGGTTTAATCTATCTTCATCACCTACGGGTGTGCCTCCATTTACTACCAATCCTGCTACGGCTCAATACCCAATCACATTAACTGCGGGAAGAGAATACAGTATCTTTTCGGGAAATCATGGATTGAGGATAAATCAACCTCCCATGATTAAGCCCAACCAAATGATTGTTATTGACCAAATAGGATGCACCCCTGCGGGCGATAACTTTGTTCAAATCCTACTTGAAGGAACCAAATACTTCAAGAACCCTGATGGGAGTGATTTTGAAGCCTACGGTATTTCAGGAAAAATGTCTCCATATCCTGTCGGCTCGCCAAGCACTTGTAATGGAACTGATGCAGTTCTTCCTGCCATGACTCTCGACCCACCCATTTACATCTTGCCGGGTCAGACATGGGGTGCATTATTCACCTCATTGGATGGAATTGTAGGGGTTGAACAAGGAGAATTCACCGCAGTTGCCGCTATGATTAGATATGTTCTATACGATGGATTAGATGCCATGATTGCCATGAAGTTGATAGATATGGGGGTTTCTGTAAAGCCAAGCAACATAGATTGGTATAAGAGGGCAATTCTGAAATTGAATCAAGAACAAAGAGATGAAATCCAAGAGGCTCAAGATGGAAATATCCCTACGGTTAGACCGCAAAGTTTATAGGGGAGAACGCACACATTTTAGATTGGGCAGGGGGCGCACACAGAGATTGAGCGTAAAAACTCTTTCTCTGCCCCTGTTCCACGAATTCTTTTTTTGGATAGACTGAAACATCCAACAACACACAACCTATCGTCAAGTGAAGTCTTAAATAGGTTCTTGACTGATTTAGGCTCATGTTTGACATCATCATTCCGATTTGGAAAATGAAAACTAAATATCTCGAAGTTTGTCTGCAATCAATTTTGGCTCAGACAGAACAGGACAATAGAACCCCATATACCAAATACAAGTGCTACATCATTGACGGAACTCCGATGGATTGGAAGCATTACGAAACTCAACAAAGAATGTTGAAAAAACTGATTGGGAAAAATAAGCGATTTGAGTATCACCGACATCAAAATTCTGATAAACCATTTGTATCTGAAGCATTTAATCAAGGGCGCAAATTAGGCTCTAATCCATACCTTCAGTTTGTGGGTGGTGATGACTTTTTCTATCAAACTTACTTTTCCATGATGGAGCAAAGGGTTATGAGTGAATCCGACAGAAAATCAGTAGGAATCTCCTTTTGTATGGTTCAAAAAAATGAAAAAAGCGTTGTTGATTTGGGAGACATCAAATTAGGAGTAGTTGAAACATACTTGCTTAATCACTACATGGCCTTACCCTTCCTCAAAGAAGAATTGTTGAGATATTTTCATGTTGGAAGTCCCGTTCTGATGAATGGGGCAGTTTTCTTGAGAACTGCATTTGAAGAGGTGGGGGGTTATGATGAAGACATGGTTATCTATGAAGATACGGATTTGGTTTTGAGAATAATCAAAGCAGGGTATTTATCTCGATGGTATGCTTTTGTAGGTTCTTACTTAAGGGTTCATAACGAGCAAACGACTCTCGATGGGGAAGTTCCTTACGATAGAAAATTGGAATTCAAGAGAAGTAAAGAATCCTATGAAAACAGGCACATTGATGAACGGCTTTACCTCAAAACGCCTGAAGAAATAAAGAACATAGTCCGAAATAAATTCGGAGAAGATATTGACAACTCCTTAGCAGAATCCATCTTTGGAATGACTTATCCGGGTGCTTGGAAGGACTTATCAGCAAGGTTCATTCGAGAAAAATTACAATTCTTTGTTTTGAAAAATGAAGATGAAGTGAATATGTTCATGGAGGGAGACATTGTTCTTTGATATCATAATTCCGACATACAAGGTGAGCATTGAAAGGCTGAAAAGATGTCTCGATTCAGTTGTTAATCAAACTTTTCAAAAATGCCGTATTTGGGTCTGCGATGGAACTCCCCAAGAAGACCACCTTTACGATAAGATGAGGGATTTACTTGAGGCTGAGTATCCTCAGGTGAATTATTTGAGGCAGACGGGTATTGGTGTCGGGCAAGCAAGGAATCAAGCCGTTGAAGCAGGGTCTTCTCCGTATGTTGCATTTCTTGATGCCGATGATTGGTGGGATTTAGATTGGCTTGAGAATGCACACCAAGCAATAATTTCGCAAGATTCTGAACGAGTGGCGATTTATGTTGGTGGTGGGAGAGGAAAGAAAAAGTTGAAATCTCAGATGAGTGGAAGAGTTTGGGAAATTGATATCTTTTACCATCAACAAGATTATGAGAGTTGGATACATCCATTTCACAAGGCTTACATCAGGCAGAGTCCAATCTTTCCCTCATTTTCAATAGTTGAAAGGGAGCGATTTATGGAAGTTGGTGGCTTCAAAGAAGCAATTGGCATTTATGAGGATACCATTCTTTTTTGTGAGATGTGTGGCGATATGACGGTTGAGAATTCTTTCAAGGTTAAAAAAATTCACTCATTCGCAGGAACGAAAGATAATCATGATGAATGTTCTGCGTTTGGGGGAAATCAATCAGGTATGTTTGATAGGGATGGTGAATCTCATAAACAAGTTGCGAGAGAGGTTGCTGAGAAATATCTGCACTTCGATGTGTCTCCGATTTTGAACTCCCAAATGGATGATGAAACTAAATCTGCATTGTGTGAGTTCCGTTTTGAAAGGGAATTTCAAATACATTTGTGAGATTCATTTATATGGGTCTTCGCAGATTCTTTCATTATGGAGAGGACTCTAAAAATCGGGAACGGGACAAAGGGAAGTTTGAATCAACCTTTGTTTGAAATTGGCTTAGAACCAATTTATGAATTAGTGGAAGACATCATGGAAATGAGCAAGCAAGAGCGAGATTTCATGTCTCAAAAAATCAGCGATTATCTTGGGGAAGGCTACGAATCTGAGAATCACTTTATTGACGGTTTCAAACGCCCCTACTATTTGGATGCACTACACAATTTCTCTCAAGAGCATTTCAAAGATGATGGAGTTGTGGATTATTCATTCAGAAGAAACTGTGAGGTTCCCCCCTCGAAAAAAACCTTCAAGATTAATGGAATTGATGAAACGAGTTTGATTTACAAGGGTGCATTTTTCTATGAGGAAAAGGATAATCCTGAAAACAGACTTGTAGTTTGGATTACTCCGTATTCTGAGGATATGTCGCTTGAAGTGGAAGTGTATTACTCGGATTATGGGCAGTATAGTCGCACCATCAGCAGATTCAAAGAATACTTTAACGAGAATCATCCCTTGGATGGTAGGGTGGTGGATGCTCGGTGGAACATCATAGAAACAAAGGATGTCGGATGGGATGATATCATTCTTACTCCAAAGCAGAAACAAGTAATCCAAAGAAACATTTTGAAGTTTGTTGAAAATATCGAAAACTATGAGTCGAAAGGTTTGGCTACAAGCAGAGGGATTTTGCTCACAGGACCGCCCGGCACAGGTAAAACACTTTGTTGTGAAGTCATCATCAATCAATTGGGTGGCTCTGCAATTTATGTTTCCACAGATTCCATTTCCGAAGTAGGAGATATTAGGTCAGTTTATTCCCTCGCAAGAAAAATGTCTCCTTGTTTGGTCATTGTGGAAGATATTGATACTCTTGGAGGGCTTGATAGAACTGTAAGGGGCGGAGAACACCCCCTATTGGGTGAATTTTTGAATTGTCTTGCAGGGATGGGTGAGAATAGTGGAGTTATCACTATTGCCACCACCAACTATGCTCAACACTTGGATGCCGCCTTAGCCGATAGACCCGGCAGATTTGATGTTCGATTGGAATTCGGGTTGCCAAATGAAGAATTACGAAGGCACATTTTGAATAAATACCTCAAAGATGTGGGAACCAAACTGAATGTTGATGAGATTATTGACCATACAAAGGGGCTTTCGGGTGCTTACTTGAAAGAAATAGTCATGACTTCCTATATGATTGCACTTGAAAACGACAGTAAAAAGGTAAAACAAACTCATTTGATGGAATCTGTGAAAGAAGTTATCAGCACCAAAATCAAAAATAAACCTAATTTCAAAAAGTCAGAATCCAATGAGCGTTTATATGGATAGGGATAAACTTTATCAATCAGAAACGAATAATTCACTTTATGGCAGATGATTCTCAGGCGCAGATTAACTCAATCTTGGAAGAACTGAAGAATCTAAACCACAATTTAGTTTCTGAAACAGGATTTCGAGATGATTTTGTCAATTACAAGATGCAGGAAAATGAAAGACATGAAGATATCAGAGATACACTCCGAGGATTGAAGAGTGATTTGAGATATCAAACTGAGGACATTGACAAATTGAAAGAAGATGTTGGTGAACTCAAACAGGATTTCAGAAGCATGAAGGTTGATTTGGAACCCATCATGGAATTGAAGAATTTTGTAAGGGGTCAAGTTATTCGATATTCAAGCGTAATGATGGCTCTTGTTTTCGGTGCAGTTTTGGGAATCGGGCAAATGTAAATTGACCGATACCCTTATCTATCGGAACGAATAAGTTTTAGGTGAAAGGTGAAACTATGACTCAATATCAACTCGAAGAAGTAGTAGTTATGAAACCTGTAAAGACAGGTGCGTTATTTTCCATCGGAGCAGTTGTTGGTCCCATTCTTGCCTTAGCCGCAGGATACTACGCATTGAAACTATTCAGAGAATTTAGAGAAAACATGAGTAATAGATTCAGCGCAGAAGAGGCTCCTGTATCCAACATCATACAGAATGCAGGTGTTTCAGAAGTGGTTGAACAATACTCAACACTTGCAGGTCAGGCCGTTGGTCAAACTCGCAACGATTATATGAGAGCGTATCCCGTTAGTTCTTTCGGACAAAATTTCGGAGGCCGAAGTTTCTAAGGTGGGATTCAATGATTGACCTTGCACAACTCAAAGCAGAAATGGAAGAGGAAGATGACTCTTCTATGGAATCATCCAACCCAATCAGTATGATTCGAGAACTTGATGACCCTGCGACTGCGGCAACAGGAGCCGTTGGAGCAACTATGGTCGGAGTAGTAGCCTATGATGCCATCAGAAATGGTCGAGGCGAAGGCGATAGATTGTTTCAAGGAGCGACAGGTTGGACTCTTGCAGTAGCAGGTTCGCTTATGTTTGGGTTGAGTATTGGCAGACTCACAAGAGGTCGAAAGGCACAACAAGAGGCTGAAGAATACCGCCAAATGATTCAAAAGATGCAAGAAAAGAAAGCAGAAGAGGACAAAGAAAGGGAAGAGAAACAGGCGGAACAACGCCAACAGGCAAACCAAAATGCCATGATGCTGACAAACCCTGAAATGTTTAGTGCATCTCCCATGAACTTTGGCCTTAACATGGGGTTTGGTGAATATGGAGGGGCAGTAGGTCAAACGCCTTTGGCTTACTACCAAAACTGATAAGTAGTAAATGGAGGATGTTGAAGTATGGTCAAGCATAATGGGTTGTGTCCTTCACTCAAGAAAAAGGTTGATTTCGATGTTTCTGAAATCGTTGAAATCCCCACCAAAAGGGGAGTCAAGTATCAAGTCAAGGGAACTTACGATGGGCGAACTTGTTCCACATTTTGCAGTAAAGCAAAGGCAGAGGAACTAAAGGCTCGCTTGGGTGGTCGCACAATGGCCGCAGAAGAAGATACCACAGGACAAGCACACCAAGAAGAGGGTGTAAGTCCACTCAGAGGTCAAGTTGAACCACTTGCACAAGGACAAACTTCTGCTGAAGCATTACCTGTTCAACAGACAGTTTCAAAACCGATTGTTGGAACTGATGTGGGTGTTGAACCATTACAACCGATTGAGGCTCCCAACATTCCTGAGTCAAGCATGGAAACTGTTTTTGATGAGGCTCCTGTGATGGATGCCAATTTTGAAATCGCTGAAATGCAACCTGACGGAGATGGAAGGTCAATCGGAAACATCGCACCAATGAATCCTGATGCTCCACTTCATGCTGAAGAGTTCTCGGCTGACGAGGCTGAAATTGCAGAAGATAGTGAAATGAATGTGGGTCAAGTTCAGCAAACTGCTGATGAACCTGCCATCATTGGTCCCTCTGAATTAGCCTATGGTCAAGAACAAGAATCTGCTGAAGCATTACCTGTTCAACAAACTGTTGCTACCTCATTTTCTCCTGCCGATTCTCAGATTGCTCCGATTGATGATTTAAGCCTTCCTGATATGGATGTCTTGGAAAGAATGCAAGTTGAGTTTGGTGAAGCACCCGAAATGTTGGCAAATTTCACCATCTCCGCCCCCCAAATTTTCGGTGATGGTCAATCCATTGGAAACATCGCCCCGATGAATCCTGATGTTCCTTTCGCATCCGAAGATGACGATGATTATGATGATGATGATGATGATGATGATGAGTTGGATGAGGAAGAAGAATACGAAATGCTGATGAGAGAAAATGAGGCATTACAAAGGGAAGAAGAAAATGAGAGAATTGTGAGAGCGATTAGAAAGGATAGAGGGGATGAATACTACGCTGAATCTCTTGAGTTTAATGCAGACCCGTTGGATGAAACCACCTTAGAAGTTCCACCTGCGGTAGTTTTTGTTGAAAAGATTCCCCCTACGGTTTGGTCTAACCTCACTCCTGAAAGTCAAATGGTGTATGCTGAGACAGGCGATGAATCAGTTTTGATTTGCCCTCAATGTGGAATCAGCAAGGCACAATTAAGAAATCAAGATGGGTATTGTGCGGTGAGCGACCCCGAAGGAATGGCTTACAATGCTTCACTCGATTGTCCTTATCAAAAGCACTTTGCTCCTGCTCATTGGGTTGATGATGAATTTGTTGTAGGTCATGTTGAAGGAGATTTTGTTGAGGTCGCAACTCGACTTCCTGCCGATGTTGATATGCCTCCAATGAAGGGAGCAGATACGGGTGTTTTAACCAAAATGGTTCCGTTCTATGTTTGGAACCGAATTAATCAACTTGTTCCTGCGGGAATCACGGCTACTCCTGATGCCACAGGTTTGAACTACACCCTCCAATACTACGGTGCAAATCAGCCATTGGTTGAGAACCGCATTGATGTGAGTGAGGGCGATACTGATTTCATGTTTGGTTCTGAAAGATATCATGCAACAATCTTAGAGGCAGAATCAGGAGGATACTACATCAACCCACAATCTTTGAGAATTTATGGTGCTGATAATGCTGAAGAAGATAAGGGAATTTATGGGGATATGTTTGATTATCCAATTGTTTATGCCGACCTTTCTGCTGATGGAAGAGGATACCTTATCGGATATGATGATGGTGGAATTTGGCACACAGGAATTATGTTTGGCGGAATTGAAGGCAATCAAGATTTCATCAAAGAAGTAGCAAAGAAAAGGCTTGAAACTCATGATTTTTATCAAAACCGAAAACAGGAAGAAACTCGCCCACAAACTGAGACTACCTCAGACGATGACCCTGATTTCGACCCTGAAAAGGCAGATAGAAACAAAGATGGAGAAATCTCAGATTGGGAGAGAGCCGTAGGTAATGCAGTTGCGAAAGGAATCCGAGAACATAAAGAATCAAAGGGACACATGAACTTTGCTGAAACCTTTGAAGCAAAGGATAACAATTCAAGAAGGGAATGGACTTTCCTTTGGAAACCCGCTTCCGATGGATTTGGAAACTCGGTTTATGCTTCAAGCCTTGAAGGTGCAAAGAAAGAAGTCTTAAGACAATATCCACAAGGCTCATCAATGTATGGGAGAGCAGACCTAAGCACCCTTACTGACGATGCTACTGTAAATAAGAGAAGGTGGCGAGATTGGGATTCACAATGGAATGCTGAAACCTTTGGTGTGGAGTTTGGTGATTGGGCTGAACAAGAAATGCTTACTCACGGCAGAAATGTTTCCTTCAAAGATTGGGCCAAACGAGAAGGCAAAACACATGGAAACATGGAATTGACCGATTGGGCTGAACATGAAGAAGAATCCCATGATGAAAGATATGGGGCTGAAAGTGAAGATTTGAAAGAGCAATTCATGGAAGTGGCTTACAATGAGATTTTTGAAAATGTTCCCCATGAAGTGAAGTGGGAAAGTGGAGGGTATCTCCACACATACGAAACATACGATGAATTGGTGAATGGTATCAGTAGCGGTGAAATAACTCCACAAATGATGAGAGATTGCATCAAGCAATTGGGGGCTGAAATCTTCAATACCTATGGCCCAAGATTATGTGATGAAGATTGTGGGGAGTATGTTGAAAAGGATTACAATACAACCTGTGATGCTTGTTTAGAAGAGGTGGCAAGTTATGGGGCTGAAAGTATTGGAAAGTTTGAAGTTCAAATTAAGAATGACCCCGAAGATATTTGGGAAACTATTGGAAAATTTGAAAGCCTTGAAGATGCCGAAAAACTGTATTTTAATGATAAATACTATGATAAAGTCAATTTTATGCAAGTAGTTGAAATTGGCGGTGAAGAAGATGGAGAAGATTTCATTCATCAATATCAATCTTTCTTCGCTGATGAAAGGTATGGGGCTGAAACCTTCAATGCTGAATTGGAGGAATGCTATGTATGTGATGGAATGTTCAAACAAGTTTATGTTTGTGATAATGATTGTGGCTTCCAATGTTGCGAAATTGATATTGATGGAAACTTAATTCCCGTTGAAAATGCTGATGGAACAGTCAAGGACTATTGCATCACTTGTTATGAAGAAAAATATGGGGCTGAAACCTTTGAATCGCCCACAACACAGGATAAAATCAAACCAAGAACCATCGCTACCCTACTCGGAGCAGGTGCTTTAGCCACTATTCTCGCTCCTGAAACTATCAAGAAGTTATTCAATCGAAAGTAATTTTGAGCGATTCCTTTATGTATCAGAAGAGGCTTAATCGCAGTATGAGTGATGCTTCTCCACAAGAAGAACAAGGAAGAACTGCGTGGAGAGGGCTTTTGGTTCCTCTTGTAGGTTCTGCCGCTTTCTTTTCATCTTCACTTGCAGGAGTAATCAAAACTTATCAGCGATATGGATGGCCGAAAAATGCCTTCAAATTAAGCGATTACTTCTTGCTTTCGCTTCCTTTCCTGATTATCCCACTCGCAATTCATGAAACTGTAAAGAATGGCTTGGAGGCTCAAGAATATGGGCATAACTGATGTTCTTCCTACTGACCGCAACTTGCGAGATACAGATGACATCAAGTATTTCGCCTTAGGTATCGGAACAGGCGTGATTATTGGAACAGTTTCCACATTTATTGGCAACATTTTGACTCACCGATACATCACCAATCGCAACCAAAAATAAAGCCACAGACCTTAATTTCTCAACCTTTCTATGGGAACGGTTAAATAGATGAAAACTCAAGAGTATAGTATGGAGTCTGACCGAGTTCAAGAAATTGCATCAATTAATGACACTACTGACGAATTGGGTGAACTTGATGCTTGGTCGAAGTATATCCTTGACCGAAGGCAGAGATATTTTCAGGAAAGGGCTTTGATTATCGGGCATGAGTATGATATCAATCGAAAATCTTGGGATTACATCATTGAGCGAGAATGGGGTGTGATGGAAGAAAGATTACGGGGTGGGGTTGGTGTTGAACAGGAAGTGATTGACCAATTCGGTGAAGAATTTTTCCTGAATCGGGAGGCTTTGATTCAAGAAATTATGGAACTGACTTCAGAGTTGCCACACAGAATGGTTGGCTCTGATGAGGATTCCAAAAGTTTGAAGATTTACACCTTTGAGGATTTTCTGATGCTTTCAAATCAAGGGATTTTCAGAGAGGAAACTTTCTTGCTCGACCCTCAAAGTAGGTGGAAAAAGAAAGTAGCAAGCAACCTTTACGAATATGGGTTTGTTCCAAAAGAGACAGTAATGATTGAGGGAGTGAGGCATTATGTCATCGGAAAAGCAGAATGAAGGAAAGATGAATCGAGATTATTGGGATGATTTTTCCAAAGGAAGTTCTGAATTCATTACGGCCAAACAGATTACCTCTTACATCGTAGTGATTGCGATTACAGTTCAGATTATTGGAATGTTCATCACACCGAGTAATTGGCTTATTTGGAATGCACTTACATTCATTATGGCTACCAACCTTGGAGCAGTCATACTTGCGATTAAGGCTCAAGATAGTGCTGACAAAATCAGAACCATGTATCAGGAGGCTTTTGATGCTGATTTTTACCACACCTTGCACCTCATGACTACGATGAAAAAGTCAATTGAGAGAGAGGCTATGAAAGAAGGTATTTCATTGACTGAAGAAATGGATAACTTGGGGGCTGATGCCTATTCCGTAGTCAGAGGCTACATGAAGTCCTTCGCTGAACACTACCACATTTCTCAGAATCAAGATGACACCGATGGTTTGATTGAGGCTCCTGAATATGCTGATGAATCCGAACTTTTCTCCGACCAATAAACCACAAAGTTTAATAGTCTGATAGTAAGGAATCCAAGCCATGAAGGGAGTCATGCGGTGGTGGTTTCTTCTCCTATACGCTTCTTTCGTAGGGTCATTGATTTATGTAGTATGGAATTGGCCTTACACTCCTGCTGATGCAATTAGCGATTTAGAGAAAATCGGTCCATTGGCCTTTATCTGTGATGTCTTTTTCATCATACCTATCATTTATTTGGTGAAAAAATGGCGAGAAGATAAACCGAAAGCCTTATCTATCAGCGCAGATGATGGGGAATTAAATAGGTGATAGTATGGCAAATCAGAATCCACAACCTGAAATTTACACCACTTCGCACTTTTTTGATGCAACTGCGGAGGGTGCAACCAACACTCAAACTATTTTCACACAACAAGCAAACAATGAAGAAGTCCGAATCTATGGTTTTGGTGTGGATATCACCAATGCCGTAGGAACTAATTTGACGACTAACATTGATTTCGATGTGGAAATTCAAATTGGAAACTCAAAAGTTCCATTTACTCAATTTCCAATTTCTCAAGTTGTCGCATCAGACACCAAAACCTTCTTTTTCTCATGCCCTATTTTGGTATTATTCCAACAACCTATTTCTGTGAAAATCATTCAGCGAGGCTCTTTGACAACCACTTGCTTAGTCAAAGTCAGTTTTATTGCTGAACTTTCACTACAAGAGGCCAATTGCTTGCCGGGTGAAAAGCAATTTCCAAGGGAGTGAATAAGAAATGGTAAATCAAGACCCTCAGCCTGAAATCTATCAGACCACGCACACATTTGCGAATGCTTCTGCTCGCAACACCGTGAACAGTCAAAACATCAATACATTCCAATCTGCGAATGAAGAAACAAGAATTTATGCGATTGCGGTTTCAATCATTGACCCTACCACAGGTGCAGACTTAACTCAAAATTATTCAAATTTCGAGGTTCAGATTGGCGCAGGTGTGAATCCTGTTCCGACAAATTTCTTTGACTTGGGATTTATCGCAAAAGGCCGAACTGATGTTTGTGAACTTGCTTGTCCCGTTGTTGTTAAGTTCAAGCAACCACTCAGAGTTTCAGTAAGATTCTCACCTCCCGCTACAACTCCTGCCACTACACTTGATGATGGAGTTAATCAAAATGGTGTCAATGTTATCATTCGACTGATTGGAGAAATCGGAATTCAAAAGGTGGTGAACTAAAATGGCTAATCAAAACCCACAACCAACAATGCTTTCAGCAAGGTTCGATATTGCGGCAGGTGCGCTTGCTTCAGGCTCAACCTTTACCAAGACCATTCTCACTCAACAAGCATACAACGAACTGATTTATGTTTATGGTGTTCAAGTTCAAATTCTAAAGGATGATGGAAATGAAACTTTGGTCGCAACTTCAGATACAGATTGGGCATTACAAATCACAAGTGGCCCAAACTCAGTTCCAACAAACAATTTCTCGGCAAGATACATCTATGAAAGGCAAGATAAAACTCTGCCATTCTCAAGTCCCGTAGTCGTAACACACCGACAACCATTACAAGTTCACCTTGAGAGGGCAGACAACGCTAACATCAGCGCAGGTGGAATCACCGTTATTGTGAATCTCATCGGAGAACTTTTAACAATGGCTTGAGGTGAGTAAATGACACAAGGAGATAATCAAAGAAATGTGAAGAGAGCCTATCGAAAACAGGCTTTCCAAACAGGATATTCTCAAATCACCGATACGGCTGATGCTACTCCAAGACCTCTTAGTTCATACTCAACAGATACTACACAGGCGACTGTTCCTGCAAGACCGGGAATTGACCCAAGAACCTATCAGAAAATGACTCGGCCTTCAGTTGAGGGTCTTGAGTTCACTCACGCTCTTGATTCTGCTCGATACCCTTGGAATTTGGTTCCAAAGCCTGACTCATCAAATGTAATTGCGAGGCAAAAGTTTGACCTCACCTCATTGGCAGGTGGAGGATTGGCTCAAAACAAGTATGCAGATGTCTTGGTTTTGAATGTATCGGGTATCGCAGGTTCGCAATCTCCGACAGGTGATATACCCGGCCCTCAGCCAATTCCTGCCCTTGAAGCGATGGCTATTGCACCTGCAAGCAACACCACCAATAATGGTGAAAACACTCGATTCCCGAATGTTGGGGGAGATGCAGGAACCGCAGTTGCGGGAACCGTTCAAAGAATGGGTTCCGATGAAATTTACAGAATCGGGTCTTTCGGACACACAGAATTAACAGGAACCGATAAAACCTACCAAATTTGGGTTGATGGAAGGCTCTTTATGGAATGGAGCGATTTCCAATGGTCGCCTATTGTTCCTAAAATCAATCAATGGAATTTCGACCAACCTATTACAGTAACCGAACAGATTGTTTTCCGAGTAATCAATCAAAATGCGGTCCTATGCACAGATACAATTGACATCTGCTTTGCAGGATGGTCAGAACAATTCACAGGATACACAGATGTTTCCTATCAACAACTTGTTCCAACCAACAACTGATGCTGAAAGACACCATTAAATATCGGAAAGGAAACTTTTCATTATGGCCGATAGATTTGACCCTTCCAAGCCCGCAAGGAAGGAATCTTATCCTGATTCTTTTGCAGAATCAAAAACTGTGTTGAAAAGAATGAAGCGACCTGACATGGAATACTTTGAACTTACAGATAAATCACCAAGAACGGCTTTCATGAAGTATATGGATGAACAAAACCTTGAATACGACCCTGACGATTTGAAGAGGGTTATTGTTGATTCCCATCCTATCCTTATGCGCTACAAGGAATACTACAACAGGCCAAGACCTAATCAGGTGAATCCAAACATTCAGTCTTATCCTTCCGAAACCTCTGCTACACCTGCATACCCCTCAGGTCATGCTTTTCAATCGTATTTGTTAGCCAAGCACTTATCTCAGAAATATCCTCTTCATTATTTCTCATTTTACTCGATTGCGAACCGAATTGCGAAAGCGAGGGTCAGTTTAGGGTTGCATTATCCTTCAGACAATCGAAAAGCGTTTGAATTAGCCCACCGACTATGATACAGTAATGCTTAAGTATCAAAAGCAATAAATCAGCAGTAGGTGAGTCAATGACAGGTCAATTTTCAGGAACCGATGCGGGTAATGCCAACCTCACAATCACAGATGGCACAACCACAGGATTCGGAATCAACAAAATTATCGTTTCTGCGGGAACCTTATCAGGTGTCGGCAACGGACAATGCACAATCGCAACAGGTGGTGGTGGCGGTGGAGGTTCAGGAACCGTAAATTCAGGCACACAGTATCAGGTTGCCTACTATGCTTCCAACGGAACCGCAGTAAGTGGAAATGCAGGATTAACCTTCAACGACTCCACTCAAGTAGTGCAGAATCTTGGTGCTACGGCTAAAATTCAAACGGTTGATACGACCAACAATTATGCAGTTACTTTATTGGGTGGCGGAGGACCGAGAGTTCAATTTGGTGATATTGATTCAAGCGATGACGCTTTCATGGAAATGGGAGCCTACGGTGGGGTGAACAACATTGATACACAGGCAAGAGATTTCAGGATTTTTGGAACCTCCATTGGAACAATGCAATACTTTGATGAGTCAAGTGGATTTGTCGGCATTGGTTCTATTTTTGGTGCAGGTGGTCTGCCAATTACTCAATTGGAAATAAGTTCCACAGATGCCTCAGCAAATACAGTCCTCAAGCCACTTACAATCAGCCGAACCATCACAGGCTCACCCACATTTTCAGCAGGTATTGGGGTTGGAATGCAGTTCGTTTCTGATACGGCAGTTGGAAATAAGGAAGTAGGTGCAACTATTGAAGCCATTACTACTGATATTACCACAGACTCCGAAGATTTTGATTTGACTTTCAATTTGATGGCAGATGGTCAGACTGCAAGCGAACAGATGAGGCTCAAATCCACAGGAGGTTTGTTGTCAAAATCCAACATTATTACAGTCTCTTCAACTCCTACTGCGGTGAATCTTTCTGACACAGGTTCAATTTACTCCATTGATACAGGAAGTGGCGACATAACGCTTCGACTACCTCAATTGCCGCCCGTAGGGGGAGTAGGAACTCAATATGTATTTTTCAGATTAACTTCAAACAATACGATTACAATTGATGCCTCAACTACGGCAGAGACAACAATTAATGGTGCGGCAGACTACACTCTTTCAGCAACCCAATACAAGGCGGTAACTGTTTGGAGTGATGGCCTTGCTTACTACGCAATTGGTGAATGAGGTGGGTAAATGTTGCCTTCGATGTATGGTTGTTCAGCACAACAAAGTTCGGCTCCCCCACCACCTACTCCTTCTTTAACCATTTCAACGATTACCATTACAACGATAGAACATGGAACTGATGATACCAACTTACAACCAATTGACCCATCTCAACAAATAAGCACAGTTTTGAACTCAACCAATTCCTTTACAGTTCCTACTGATGGATTAGCACAATACTATTCAAACAATGATGTTTCGCAACAAGTTTTCCACAGTATGCGTATTCAATATACGGCTAACAATTTCGATATTAACGAATTATCAACCTCTGAAGTTCAAGCCGTATATGAAACAACTTTGAATCAAACTCCTACAAACTCAGGATTAAACACATGGCTCACTCAAGCAAACCCCTCGTTCTATCAAGGAACTTTTGTTCCGGGTGCGGCAAGTCAAACGGGAATTATTGCCAACACCATCAATAATATCTCTGAGACATCATTTACAAGAAATGATTTCTTTCAAGTTGCTCCCACCATTGGGGCATCCACAATACCACTTTTGAGTCCGACAAATGGATTCGCAGTCAAATCCTCAAAGGGAAATTTGCCCATTGAGGTTGATAGGTTAGGTCGAGTAAAGTTTGCCGCACAAAATTTAGGCAGTTCAAGTTCCATTGACATCAAATTGAAGATTCTTTTGAAGGATGGAACTTATGCTGAGGGAACACAAACAATTACTGTTCCCGCAGGAGCAGTTAAGGATAATATCGTAGCCCTTGAAACCTTTGACCTTCAAACCATTACGATTACACCGAAAAAATCAGTTCCGCCTGAAGCCATATTCCCTCAATTAGAATTACCACCGGGAACCTCAATACCTGTTGTCTTGAATAGTGGTAATTCATTTACCATTCCGAGTGAGAGTTTGTATTATGAGGATGAAACCAATTTCGACCCAAGCATCGGGGCTTTTTATCGAGTTGGTAATTCTTTTGAAGTTTCATTTGATACCTCAACTCTGACGGCTTCTAATTTCCCTGAGTTTGGAGTCCAAGCGGAAATAGTTGTCTCATCACCGGGCTATCCTGATGATTTCACTTGGTATCAAGATGGTGGAACTGCCACTCAAACTTTTGCATGGGAAACGGAAGAAAGGTCGCAAATCATAACGGGAGGGGTAGTTTCGCCACCGATAGACTATCCTGACAATACTGACGAACCTTTCATAACAGGGATGGATATCAACGGCCTAAGCAACATTACGGTTAAGGTAAGAATTCAAAATTCGGTAGGAGTCTTTGTTGAGTCAAATACCATAACGATAACAGTTTCCGCAGATGGAATAACTAATTTGGGGTGATTGAAATATGTTGCCCGCAGTTTATGGATGTTCGGCCCAACAAAGTTCGGCTCCCGCACCTTCGATAGCCATCACAACAGTTGCCCTCCAAACGAAAAGTTATGGAACAACTTTAGCGGCAGGTCCGACACCTATTCCTGTGGCCGACCAAATAACTACTGTCTTGAATTCGACTAATTCTTTTACAGTTCCTACTGATGGATTGGCTCAATACTATTCAAACAATGATGCTTCGCAACAAGTTTTCCATACTATGACTGTTGAATATACTGCATCTAATTTTTCCATAACAGATTTGCCTACCGATGGTAATTGTCAATTTATCTTTGAAACAACTATGGCAAACACTCCTGCCAATTCCCAATTAAGCACTTGGCCTCTTGAAGGAACTACTGAAGGAGCATTCCTTCCTACCACTTCCAAACAAACGGGTGTCAGAATTACTACCAATCCGACTTTGAATCGGGCAGAGGTATTCCAAACAAGCCCTGTTGTGGGCTATACGGGTGTGGAATTGGCTAATGGGGTTCAAATCTTGAGGGGTGGGGGCATTGTTGTCGGAACCAACGGAACCACAGAATTAGCGAATATAACCTTTGCCGCCCAAAACTTAGGTTCTTCATCTTCTTTTGACCTTGTAGTGAAGGTTCTTTTGGGTGATGGAAGCACAGTTTCAAGCCCTGCACAAACCATAACAATTCCTTCGGGTGCGGTAAAGACAAACCTCATAACACCTGCAAATCCAACCGTCAATTCATTTACGACTACAACTATTGGATATGGTCTTCAAATAGCCCCACCCGGCTCACCTGCCGAAGAGGGAATTCAATCCATACCAATATCAAGCCGACTTGTTTCCACACTTAATGCGGCTAATTCATTTACCACTCCCAATGTCAATTATTCCGAAAACACAGGAATGGCTATGAACTTTGACGACCCGATTCTCGGTGATACACAAATTTTGCACACATTCCAATTCAATTTAGATACTTCAGCCCTAACCTTGGCAGATTTCCCTGCGACAAATCTAAGCGTTTCCTATTCTTTTACAGTTGATGCTGATGCAAGTGGGGTGGACCCCTCAGAAGGTATCTTATGGAATGCTGAATTGGGTCAGGTAGTTACTCCTACCAACACACCACCAAGCACACTATTCACTTACACCTCAACAAGAGAATTAACAGGCATCAACACCAATACTTTAATTCCTGCTACTGCGGGCGACCCTGCATTTTCCTCCATAGATTTCCCTATTGTAGGTTCTGAAAGCGAAGATTATACGCCCGGTTTCAAGGCATATCACATAAATCAAACAGGAGTGCCAACTTATACTTTGGATTGCGTGATTTCCCTACAAAAAACAGATGGGAGTTTTGCGACTGCAACTCAGCAATTGATTATTGATGCTGAAAATGGCGTTGCACTTGATTTGAGTTGATGATTAGATATCACCTTACGAGGGGTGAGGGTTATCGGAATGCTTAAGTATCTGAAATGCGAAAATCGAGATATGGCCGAAATAACTGTGCGAAATGCAAAGTTATCTGATATGGTCCCGATTTATGAATTACATGAGGCTAAGTTTCCGAAACCTGCAAGGGCAAGATATTATGAGGAATTAAGACAAAATAAATCAGCACCATTCTTTGTTGCCATAGATGAGCATGAAGACCTTGTAGGATATCTCGCTACGAGGGTTGTGGAATACAAAGATGGCGTTAGAGATTTAACGATAGCCGTTTTTGCTTCTGAAAAGGATGACGAAGAAGAAATCAAAAGAATGCTTTTGGAAAGGGTTGTTGAATTTTACAACATGGGAGGTTTTGATGCCATTACTGCTCAAGTGAGAGAAAGTGCATTTGGAAGTCGAAAAGCCTTAACTGAAGTTGGATTTAAGTTTCAAAAGGCAGGGAAATACAAAGATGGGGAAACTAAATATCTCTTCACCTATGAAAACCTTGATGCCTTTGACGATGATGATGTAAAAATCATCAAAATGAAGGCGAAACACATTTACCCAATAATGAGGATGCACAACAAGAATTTGAAGAGTCAGAAAAAATACCGCTATTTCAACAATCTTTTGAACAACAAGGGTGGGGTTGCTCTTGTTGCAGTCAATAAACGAGGAACAGTAGTGGGATATTTATTGGCTCGAAAACAAAGGAATGACCTTGATGATGAAAAAAGTCCTCGGAAAACCTTGAGTTTTGTTTCTTTGGCAGTTGATGAAAAGGGTCGAGGAAAGGGTTTGGGAACAAGATTACTTCAAACTGCCATCCAAAAGGCTAAAGAGGGTGATACAGAGATAATCAGAGGCCATGTCAGAGAATCCAACAAAAAAGCAATTGAAGTGTATAGAAGATTAGGATTCAGACTCATCCCTGAGGGAAAATACAAAGATACTGAAGAAATCAAATACCGACTCCACATGAGGCTCAAATATCCCCCTATTTGGCCTATAATCAAGCCGTATGCCGAGAAGTTGGCTTTGGTGGGGGTAGGGGTCATAATTGGTCGAACAATGGCTTAGAACAAGGTTTGTTGGTCTTTTTCGCCTTCTTCATCAAAAGATTGACCTACCCATTGAGAAACTAACCGATGTGTTTCCTTGATGTATTGAGTGCAACCATATCTATCAACAAGTTCATTCATCAACGGCTCATACTTCATAACTGAACCTTTGGATACTGTCAAAATGACCTTGCCGGGACAAGTAATGACCACAGGCTCCCCACTAAATGAATCAACTCTTTCCTCAATTACTGTGGTGCATTTCCCTGAAAGTGGAGGTCTTCGATATGAGCGACCACACTTTACACACCTCACCTTTTGCTGACCATAGGCTCTCAGATTTCCTCGCATATCTCTAATCAAGTGTCTGTCAATAAGTCTGCTTGATTGGTCTTTGTTATCAACTGAACTCAAAGTTTCACCGAGAGCGAATTGTGCCATCGTTTTCTGCTTCATTGATTCGAGAGTATTGTAGGGATTATCTCTCGGCCCCTCTGAACAATCTTTTGTTCCGTGAGTGAATCCAAACCCTTCCATCTCATCCTCAGTTCCAAGAACAGACTCCACAGTTCTGATTCCATAATCATGCACCTTTTTTGGAGAGATGAATTTCTGAGAAGCCTCATAGAACTCCAATGGATATTCCCAATTGATATCAACATTCAAAGCCTCCTTATCAATCTCAGAAGGATTAATCTTGGTTGTGAGGATTAGAGGCGCATCCATCTTTCCTCCCCTTGTAGTGGCAAGGAATTTCCTGCTGAAATTAATCAACCCATCCAACAAAAGCATTACACAGTCAATATCGCCATCACAATTCCTTCTTTTTGCCGCATGGAAAAATGGATGACCATAATGCCCCTTGATGGGTGCAACTCCAATCATCCTACACAAGATTGCTCCTGATGTGTGAGGTGCAAGCCCCATCATAAGATGACCATACAAATCCTCAATGCTTTCAACTTTGTAGTAAGGCTCAAGGCCATAGAACTTCACCAATAAATCATCAATGAACTTTGCAGTATTCACCAACTGTTCTGCAACATATTCTGAAAGAACGATGTCTTGTGGCTTGAGTTCAACGACATCATTTTCAGTTTCAACTTCATAGCCAAGTTCTTGTGCCTTTTCAACTGACAATCCGATTTCTTTGGGGGTGAAGTGAGTCATGGTGATATCCACAAAATCAAATCTTATAGTTCCATCTCGAAACACAGAAATGTCATTTTCAAATCTTAGAATCCCTTTAGCAAGATGCTCAGGTATCTTTTCAGCACTTGTCATCCCCTTAACCCCTTTGATTGGTGGGTTCGTAATGCTTCCTGCAATCGTTTTCGCATCTCGCCAAATAGAAGCCCAATCGAAATTCTTCTTTTCAACATCAACAAATTTAGTGGGCTTACCATCAACCACGCCCATGTGAGTTTCATTACCTTCATCATCAACTCGGACTCCAATATGAACGGCCTCATTCAAAGAAACCAAATCCATGATTTTCCTTTGATTACCTACATTGAAACCAACAGGAAATAAACTGTGAATAGAGGGCTTCATCTCTCTCAGTTTGGCTCCCTCAGGCTTACCCATCCTTGCTCCAATTCGATAAGTAGCAATCGGCCTAATTTCAAAATCAACTATTTCATTGACTAAATCAAGGGCTGATTTCCCTTCACAAACGCCCGTATAATCTCGAATTGATTCCAAAGTATTCAGAATCAGGTATGACTTATCCCCAACCAAGAAGTATTCATCACCCATTTTAGCAACATCAACACACAGTTGATATGCTATCGGAAGGGCATCTTCTTCGATTTTCAAACTTTGATTACAAACTGAAACTGATAGTCTGCTATTCAAGTATATGAAGTCTTCGGCTGAAACATCACTCAAGAAAGGAACAAACTTTGGATTCATGGGTATCTCGAAATTTGAATCTTGACACAATTTGATAGATTCCATCAATGTTTCAGGATTCTCAAGATTATGACTCTTCAATAAAACTGAGTAGTAGTCATCATTGAACGGACTTGGAATGATAGGATGGTTGTTTTCAAGGAACTCACCGACAGGAACCAAGATTTCTCCCAAATCCCACACCTTTTCTATGTTCCAATCAGAATCGGTTGCCAAACCTTCAGGAAACTCCGAAGAATCCAAAATTCTCCGAGCAGAGCCATCTTTGAATTGAACATAAGGAGCATCAACTTCTGTGCAAGGAGTCAAAACAGTAGCCTTGCCGGGTCTTTCATATTTGATTTGAGTTCCGATGATGATAAACGAATTCAAAACCTTCATGGTTGCAGGATGAATTGCAGTTGTAGCCAACCCTGCCAATCTGCTTCTCCCATACTTGAGCCTAAAGCCTCCTGTTTGCATGGGCTGACCAAATACAGGTCTTCCTGCCAACACTTCCCCAAGATACTTAAAATTCGGCTTAACATCCATCTCATCGTCTGTGTCCTTTTTACCACTAACGAATTCTTTGAGCCAATCCCACCCATCAAGTTCAAGGGCATCCACATATTTCAGCACCTTAGGAGCCTTCAAAACTAACCCCTCACACATGACCAATATACTGCCTTCTCTGACCTTGTTTGTTGGCACTCTTGGTAAGTCCCTCTGACCTGAAACTTCGGCTCCTACGCCCTCTCCATCAATGTAAATCGGGCATTTTCTTGCGATAGTCTCAAGTTGAGGGTTGCTTGGTCTGTATTGAAGCCCTCTTGCGTAGGCTCCTACTTCTTCCTTGTATCTTTCAACCTCTTCAGAAGTCATGATGGGTGCAGAAATCTTGAACATTCTTCGGAGAATATCTGCAATCAAAACAGACAATGCTTGACCTGTTCCACCTGCGCTCCGAATCGGTCCCGCAAATGAAACTGCAACACACTCAGAACCATCATTATTTTTGAGCAATCTTGCCGACACCACACCTTCAAGCGGAGCAACAAGAATGCCCTCAGTCAAAACTGCCAATCCTGCACACACACCATGATAAATAGCATCTGCAATTTGATTCTTGTTTCTGAAACTTTCAAGTTCATCAAATTTCCTCAATGTTTCTTCGTAGTGAGGCATGGTTTTGTATTTGTAAATTCTTCCCTTCATGTTGCAGACAAAGCAATCTTCAGTTTTCCATTCTCCCTTCGGAATAAAACCTTTGCCATCACAAGCAATACATTTTTCAGCAACACCATACAAATAAGTTTCAGCCGCAACGATTTTCCCAATCTCAAGTGCAACTAATTCTCGGTTGCCATCGAATTTCTCAGTTAAGTCTCTGATTTGTTGAGCCGTATCCCTTGGATGAAGGAAGTCAAGCAACTTTTGTGTTCTATCAGCAAGGTCATGTGCTTGAGGAATTTCAACTTCAAGTGTTGGGTCAAGACCTTTTGCCCTTGCTTGTTGAGCAATATCGTATGCAATATCGCATTCTTTTTGCAGAGATTCGACATAATCTGAATACGACATCAATACCAAATCACCTTACACCTATTTGAAGTTTCAGTTCCGATATGTTTATCTATCAAAACAGAAGTATTCAGGATATGGCTTTCGTTCCACAACTTGTTTCTGCGGGTTTGCCATACACAAGAGTTGTTTTGGAAACGCTTCAATCACACCCTCTTGGTATTATGGCTATCTTTACAGTAGGGCAAATTGCTTTCAATGAACTCAAGGTTCGAGGTTATGATTTCGTCAAAGACAATACGAGAGTTTTCTTATTCTCACTCGGTATCGCTATAATTGGTGCGCCATTCATCATTGAATGGAGTTTATCAACCTATGAATGGTTCAAAGATACTGTGGGTGATATCTCTGATGACTTCTTTCAATACACAGGGTTGATGGGATAATCACTCATCATACTTTCGCAAATTATCCACACAAATAGGACAAGTCATTGGTCGCTCTGAGTTGCCATAATGAATATCATCAGCACCTAAAACGATGGTGTGGCCGCAGGAGAGGGATGTTGTATCCTGCGATTCAAAAGACTCAGAATCATACCGAATATCCAACCATGCTTCATTTTTATTGGGGAATCTCCCTACACTTGCTTGTCCGTTCCTTTTGACGAATCTGTATGTTCTTCCTCTGTTTGTTGGATAGAAAACTCCCCGATATCTTTGACCGGGTAATCTGAAGCGGTATAATCCTCCTGCAAACACTTGCTTTGCTTTTCTGAATGGACTTCTAATCACCAATCGCCCTCCGCCAATTTTGTGTTTCCATCTGATGATTGCCTCCATGTCGTCAGGCTCATCTTTTTCGCTATATCCTGTCCTTCTTAACTCTCGATTCAACTGCCTATCTCTTTCCCCCATAGAAAATCTTCCCGTTCTTGACCTGTTGATTTGATAGAAAATGCCATCTCGGATAATGGTGGATTCTCCTTGAAAATCTAATCGAAAGGCTCCATTCCACATTTTCTTCACTCGGACTCCCTCGATTTCTCTTGTCTGCCCTGCATTCCATCTTCCCCTAAATGATTCAAAGGTGATAGTTTCAGATTCAAAGGATTCAGCCGTTTTCTTTTCGAGTTTTACATTTTTTTCAGAAACATTTTTGACCTCATACATCCCCAAGTCGGCTACCTTGTTGTTTTTTGTTTTGAGAAAAAATCGAAGGTCTTTGTTTCTGTTTTGATTTTCTTTGAATGCGTCTTTCAACTTATCATCTTTGATGCGATAACTGATTTCTTCAAAATTCTCACTTACCTTGTCTTTTCCTGAGTTGTTGGAATAACTTCGCACAACCACTCCATCTTCAACGATTGAGCCTGTTCTGTGTGAGCCTCCGTAGCCGTAATGCTTGTGGGCTTGCTTTATGCCATCAAACATCTTTTCTAATTCCTCTGCTCCGAATGCTCTTTCTTGCCAACCTTCAGAATCTTTGTTGGTTTGGATTGGCCCTCCCTTTGCCCATGTATTACAAGTTCTTTCGGATTGGCAGGTGAAGTGGTGCATCCAACAGTAGCCTGTGAAAACACCGTCATCGCCTTTCTTTCCGACACCACAATCTTTCATCCTTGGTGAAACATCAAAGGCCACACAATTTCCACATTTTGATTTCTTGGCTTCAGCAACAGTTTTATCCATTTCTTTCGCCATATTCTTCCAAAAATTGCCCGGTTCTTTCACATTTCTCGGTCCATATCCGAATTTATCAAACGCTTCTTTTTGATTTTTTGCATTGATTTTTGCATCTTGAGTCGCAGGAGGGCATGACATCTCTGCATCGAAACTTTCGGCTCGGTTTCCCACTACTGAATACTTCAAAGGTTGATATCCATCAATTGCTGATGATTCCACAAGTTCTTCAGGTGTGTAGTCGCTTAGTTCTTGGCTTGGAGTAAATTGAGCCTCAAATGATTCCATAGGGAACCAATCAATACCTGCTTTGTTCAATTTTTTAATGATGTGATACCCAACCTCTTCACCATTGATTATTCTGAACTTCCCCTCGACCTGTTCCCAATCTATCATATCCTTGTCGAGTGCCTTTATGATGTTGTATCCGACCCTATCACCATCGGGAATGATGATTTCGTAAGAGTCTGCCGAGGGATTATTTGAGTCGGATTCAAATGATTCAGCCGATTTCTTGACTTTCAAATCACCCTTGAGGTTGAATCTCTTCTTGAAGTCATTGAAACTTGCACTCAAACTCGGCTTGTTCCAAAGAATCCACCGTGATAATGCTCCTGCGGTTGTAGGGTCAGTCCAATCTTCTCTGTCGTTATCATGCCGAGCAAGATATCTTTCCATTCTTTCTTCATCGCCATGTTTGGTGTAATCACTCATTCCTCTTGCACCGAAATGTGTAGTAGTTGTTTTTCCATCAGGATAGGTGAAAACTGCCATCAACTTCTTCTGTTTGTTTGTGCTTCTTTTCACTTCCACTTCAGTAGGCTTTTCTTCGGCTTCAAATCCCTCTTTTTTCAAGTAATAATTTTCATCACCAACATAAATAGTGGGCATTCCTGAGTTCTTATGGTCTGCTTCGCAATACTTACAATATAATTCGGCATAACCATCATCATAAATATCCAAGAGTTTCAGTTTCCTCCGACCATCACCACAACCTGCACAATATAATCCTTTACTGATTCTATCTCCTTCTGCTTCAAAATTTTCTGAGCGATAGCGAAAATATCTTGGATTTTTCTTCAGTTTGCTTTCCATGAAATTTGCGTAGGATTGGGCTTGTTCTCGGTGTCGGCTTCCTCTGAATCTCCTGAATGGTTTCCTTCGATAAAACACCGTTGATGTGGTTTTATGATTTTGAACATGAACCCCGAATGGCATTTTTTCTTCGGCATCTTTGCGGATTCTTGAACAATGCTGACCACAAGTGAACCCTCCGACTTCATCTTTGGTTCCACACTTGCAGTAGGACATATCCTTTCCTTTCAAGGACTCACTCTCATGAACCTCATTTGCATGAAAAGCAGTTTCGCAATACTTCTTATTCAACCCCAATGCTTCATAGATGAGGTGAAGAGATGCACCTGCAACGAATGTGCCGAGATACGGCCACCACCTTGTATCCGTGATTCCTTTTCGCTCGAATTGCATCATGGCGGCTCCAACAACGAAGAAAGAAGCACCAACTACTCCTGCTTCAGTCAGAACTCCTGACCTCATTCCGAAGATTCCTGATTCATCACTATTAAGGTTTTCTGCCGCTTTGGTTGCGACATAGGTTGGCTTTCCACCTTTGTATGACTTTTTGCTGACTGCTTTTTGCTTTCTTGAGACTGCACTATCCCATGCTTTTTTGCCTCCTTCTTTCCATAACTTCTTTGCTTTGGCTTTGGGTAGGCATTTTGGATACTTCTTTTTCCAATCGGCTTTTGTCTGTCCTGTATCAGGTCTGCCACACTCGACCCACTTATCTTTCTCAAAGTCAGACCGAGATAAATCAACCCACTCTTCCTCGAACCATTTCGGAAGGCCACCCTTTTCAGGCTTCTTCCCTTCGTAAGCATTGTCAGAACCATGTTTCTTCTTGTAGGCTTTTTTGTATTCGGCTACAAGCCAACTGTTTGCATAAACTGATGGATAAACATCGAATTTTTTCTTGGTTCGCTCTTTGGTCTTCTCATAGAGAGCCTTGTCTTTGGGCTTTGGACTTGCCAACGGAATCACGCCCCTTTTGCTTTCTTTGACCTTTCATCATCGGGAACTGTGGTGATTTCCTCAGGCAACGGCAGATACACAATTGGAGTATCTTCAGGGTCGCCTGTAAGTGAGAATCTAACACTCAACAACTCATCGGTTTCAATATCTCTCACAAGTCTAAGTTGGATTGAACCTTCAACATAGTTCACTACTTCTGTTTTGATTCCTAATTCCTTGTCAGTAAGGATTCCCTTAGGCTCTCCACCGTAGCCTCCATCATGAACAAAGGTGATGGCGAAATCAACTACCGTATTCAGTTTATGAATCAACTCATCAATGTCTTCATGGTCATGGTCATGGTCATGGTCATGGTCTTCGCCTGAAAACCTAACTCTTCCTCTCACTAAATCCTCGTATCGGTATTTTCCTCCATCCTTTACTTCTTTGAAATTGACAACATCTCCCTCATAGTTTCCTGTGCCATCATAAAACATACCCATGCTCTGAGATGAAATACCTCGATTCAAATCCACAATTTCAAATCCTGTTCCTTGACTCATGCCTGAGTCATGAAGAACATAAACCCAATTTGATGATGTTTCTTCTATTGGGTTGGCGTAATCGTATCGAATTCTATTTCCTCGGTTTTTGGCTTCAAGAATTTTTGCCAACTTTTCATCAACAAAAATGGTGATTTCTTTCGGCTCATTGTTTCGCCCAATGTTCACTCTTTTGGTGTATTTCATGGGCTTCAAAGATTCGGCATCAAATCTTTCAAGTCGCCCATCAAGATATTCCTTTACTTTGATGTCTCCGATTTTAATCAGGTTCTTGACTTTTTCGCCTAACTCTTCAGCCGACATGGTTTTGGATGCAAGATAGGAGGTATCCAACTCCTTGATTTCAGAAAGCGGAATCGGAATCACACTTCCGTATTTCTCATGATTTGGCAAATAGAAAAGAGCAGACATTGTTCCATTGAATTCTTCAATTCCAATGAATGATGCTTTTCTGTCCTCGGCTTCAAAGGTTTCACCATTGGCTTTCCATGAGGTAATAGTTTTTTCTTCTCCTGTATTGCCGTCTATTTCAACAAGTTCTGCTTCAATAATTGAATATGGATATGATTTACCCCATAGATTCACAAGCCCTTGAAATTGCTCTAATGCCTCTTCTTTTGAAGCACCATCATCTATGTAATCTTCCAACATATTCCAATCATCCCAATACTCTTCATCAACTTGATTCCTTCTATTTTGTTCGGGAGAATCTTTGTAATAGAAAAGGAAGTATGTATCATCTCCATCAGCCTCAAAGGTTTTATTGTCAAAGTAGTAGTAATTTCCCCTTTTCGCTTTCCTCACCTTGAATGTCCTATCACTTGATTCTTTGAGCATATAGAGAAGTTCTTGCTCCTTGAGCAAGACAAAAACATTTACCTTCCATCGTTCGTAATCATCTTCTTCTCCAAACCAAATTCCCAAGTAAATTCTTGGATTCCCATGAGTCCATGTTTTCGGAGGGGTATAACTCACAAACTTGATGTTTTTCTTTGTGAATGAAACTTCTATCGGAAGTTCTTCAGCATTGTAGGCATCTTCATCATAATCGGCTTCAAAGGTTTCAGCCCCATAATACCCTTTCCTCATTTCACCACAAGTAGCACATCTGTTTGAATCCCAATCGCTTCTATCAAATCTTTCACAATTACATGAGGGTGCTTCAAAGGTTTCAGCATCCATTTCTCTTGGAAACATGGCAAATTGATTCATGAATTTTCTTTCATCGCTTGTGTGAACGAATCCATCAGGATTGCCCTCATCATCAAGGTAGGTAAAGATATAAACATTTTGTCGGCCTTCTCCTTCATTATCTTCGATGCTGATGATTCTTATTTCACCACCCTCAAACATCCCTTCATCGCCAACTTGGTATGATTTAGCCTCAAAGGTTTCAGCCTCTTTCGGTGAATCTATGATTCTGAGTAGTGTGGTATCCCCTTCAAAGGTTTCATCGTCAAAAGTTTCTTCAACAATGAAGATGGCTTCATCCTGTTTTAACTTTTTGCGATAATGCTTGGCGACTGCTTCAGCCTCGCCATAAGTAGGAATGCTAATGTGAATGTAGTTGGCAAATTCGGGGTAAGTTTCTCGCTTTCCTTTCATCACATCATAGGATGTCTGTTCTGCCTCAAAGGTTTCTGCATTCATACCATCAATTTTTTCGATACTTACCAAAGAACCCCTCTTATTTACCGTTTTACCAAGTGAAGGGAATGGAGGTTCGTAATAGAAAATGTAGGGGAATTTAGATGAAACAATGATTCTCTCACCCATATCAAGAATGATGACCTTTTCAGCCCATCCTTTCCGAACATCTGTTTCAAGGAAACTGAATTTTTTGTGTAGTTTTTTTGTCTCTATTTTTGCTACTTTTCGAGATTGTAGTTCATAAACGCCTCCACCCAATGAAAGCCATACAATGATTTGAATCATGTCTCCCTCACTCAATGAATCAGCGACTTCCAACTGTTGCTTGTCAGTCATTTTCATGGTTCGTGCCTCTCTCGCATCCAAAAGTTTGTCAGAATAGCCCAATTCTCTTTTCTTGTCTAATCGGTATTGAACAGGCATTACCGAGGTTCCGAGTTTGAAACCTTTGGGTAAGGCTTCAAATGATTCTGCATCCATGTATCCTGTGCCATCACAATTGGCACAAGCATCATCAATGCCTAAGCGAGAATCATAAAGACCTCCCGTTCCATAACAAACACGGCAATCCCCTGTTTCGCTTCCTTCCTCTTCTTCCTCATCAGCATCGAAATTTTCCGCTTCTTCAAACTTCTTTCCTGCGAACCAAGAGATTCCAAGCAACCCACCCACAACTGTTAGTGGTTTCCAATTATCCTCAATCCAACTCATTGTGCTTCCCTCCCCATATTTCTCTCTTTCATTTCTTCAATCGTTAATGCTTTGAAAGATGGGTCAAAAATAATGTATGGGAAGTTCCCTCCGCCATCTTTGTGTCTCTGTGAATATCCATCGAACATTTTGTCGGGTAGCCACCTTTTGACTCCATCGCTACCAATATAGGGGGCATAATTCAATGCACCTTGAAGGATTGAACCCTTTGGTGTTTGAGACATTTTTCTAATCATTTTCTTCTCGGCCTCAATATCGGAGAGATATTTATCAAAATAAATTTGAGTTTCTTCTTTTGATGAATACTCTCTGTCCCAATCAGTATTCGGGTCATTCAACTTATCAAGAACTGTTCTTCTTTCATCCAAGAAATTCTCTAACTCAATCTCGTAAATTCTATTTTCGGCTTCCTCAAGGGTATCATACTGCCCCAAAAATTCATTAATGGTGTCTCGATAGGCTGAATAAAGCATTATGTTTGCTTTATTCGAGTTTTCATTTTCAGCACCCAAGATACTGTCAATAGCGACTTCAAGAGCAACATCTTCTTCCTGCTTCTTTGAAATCTTGTCTCCCATCCTCTTCAAAACCACACCACCTACGATTAGAACCCCTGAAATTATGGTTGTATCCTTGAGGTTTCGGAAAGCCATATCAGGACTTTGACCGTTCAGCCATTTAAGGATATCGGTTGATATTTCCTTAATCTTCATCGGAAAGGTTGTAATCCACTCTGATTTCGATTGGATATGGGTTGCCATTTTCATCTTGAGGATATACTGAGGCAGGTGCATCTCGGAGCATGAAGATTTGGAAATCTCCAATGGAGACTTCGGGGCCAAGAGAGGCGATATTGACGAATTCAACTTCTTCAGGAATCAAGTTATCATCCACACCATAGTTTGCAGGAGTATCAAGTTTTACATCGTATCTGCTCATGATTTGTTCCAATCGAGTAATTTCATCATCTTCAAGCCTTCCTGTTGCAGAGGAATGATTTCGGACATCTTGGTTGTTCATGAATCTCTCTGCAAGTTCCACATCCCTGATGTTTGGCGTTTCAAGTTGTGCCTTAAGAGCATCCATGATAAGTGGGGCGTAATAGGCTCCTACTTTGCTCCGAGATAAGGTTGATACGAAATCATTGAAATCCACTTGAAACCAAATAGCAGTATCAGCCTCAGGAGATTTGATGTCTTCAGGCTCCACCTCAGGTTGTTGGCCTCTTTGGTCGCCACTTAATCTGTCAGCAGGAAGGTCGCCTGAACCTTGAACATTATCACCAAGACCCTTAATTCTGCCATACACAACGATGCTATGGTGATACAACGGCACTACATTCAAAACCCACCGATTCGTTGTGGGGTCTTTAATCATGATTGGAACGCCATCTTTCTCTTTTCGCTTCATGGTTCGCACAGTAGTTCCAACTGCCTTAGCAGAAGCAGTTGCAGAATATCCATTATTCATGTGCAAGATAAAGGCATTGATTCTTTGGGCCATGCTTGGAACAATTTTCATTCTGCCCCCTCGCATCCGACTTCTAATTCCTTGAAGCCTCATGAGATTCTTAATGGTTCTTCGGCTTGTTCTTGCGAGCCTTGCCGCTTCCATAATGCCTACGCCATCCCTCATCATCCGATTGATGGCATCTAAAGCCCTTTGTTGGACTTCTTCTCTCATAACTCTCAATCACTCCTTACCTATTTATGCCTTTGGGAATCAATCTGAGGTTTCTTTCAAGCATTTCTCACACTTAAGGTCATCGGCTACCTTACAATACACAAGTTTTGTGTCAGTCCAAGGGGAATGTTTTATTCCGCAAACAATACAACAATCCAACCCATCCACCCTAATCAAAGTCTCTATCTTTCCAAGCCTGATAAGCCATGTCGTCAGCATCAGCCTTTACTTGTTCCCAATCAACAAAGCCCTCATCATGAACAATCTCAGCAACTATCTCATGCTGATAGTCGCATTCATTCCACAGTTCCATAAACAGGTCTTTCAAATCTTTCTCACTCATCTTTGTTTGAATCAAATCCCATGCAGAATTAAATCCTGCCCAATTCAACATTCTTTCCATATCTGCCAAATCAATCACCTTTTTGCACACTCATCTCGAATCATTAATAAGGTTTTCCTTGAAATGATTCAACATTTCATTTACTCTTCAAAGATTCCTACTTTTCCAAGATTGGCCGAAATCAAGTTGTGCAATTTGAAATAGCCATCAGAATTAACTTCTGCCCCTCTTACGAAAAACTTGAAATATCCATGTTCACGCACATAATTCATCATTTCTGAAACGGGGTCAGGAGGTCTTGGTTCCCACTCACCATGAATTTCAGCGAGAATCTTGTATCTCAAATCCCAATCTTTCTTTGTAATGCACTCAACAAATCGAGGATAGTAGTATGACCTCAAATATGCCCAAGTTTGAACTTCTGCTTTTGTTTCTCCACTCATAATCCAAGTCCCTCCTTCCATCCATCTTCGACCATGTAGGTTCCATCATCGAATCGAGTCATGGCTTTCAACTTAACCAATGTGTTGAAGGTTTCGTTGTTGATACCACACTCCTTTTGAATCTCTCTTTTGTTTTTACCAACAGGACATTTCTCATGAATCAAATCAAATGCAGATACCAACTTATCATCAATTCCTTGAGACATAGCCCTGATTGGAATTTGCTCAGTCAGCGTTTCAAGCGACAACTTGAAAATCTCAGCCGCATAAGTTAAGTGAGTAATTTCAATCTCATCATCACCCATCAACCGAGCATATCCTTTCACAAGATTCGCAAACTCTTGATATTTCCTGTTGTCAGTAGCGGTTCGGATACAAAAAGCATCCCTAAACTGAGACAACTTCTCCAAATCATCGTATGTGCCATTAATCGCCCCTTTGAAATATCTCAATTTCGGTGTCATGTTGCTCACATACCTGAGGTATTCTCTGAAGAACTTTCTCCATTTGCGTATTTCTTCAGCAATCTCAGATTCCTCGAAATCACCATCCATAGCATGAATAATTGCTTCTCGGATTCGGTTGATGGCTCCACCATCTGATAACGAAAGTTGTGTGAAAATCAAGGTGAGCCTTGAAATGATTTGGAAGGTGTATTTGCCGAAAGCATCAAGCATGACTCGCTTTTCATGATTTTCTTCATCATAATAGTGTGGAGGATTACCAAGAAATAGAAGGTTCAAAGTTGTTTCTCTTTCAACATCGAGCGCACCCTTTTGCATCTCAATCTTGCCATTAGCCATCATGTTCATGAGTTCACCAAATGTTTCCTCACTCCATGTTTGAAACTCGCTAACGGCAACCCTTTCATGGTTCATCTTAGGTAGCAATCCGATTTCAATCGAATTCAAATCATCTCCACTCATGGCTCCAAAAAGACCGGGTATTGTTGCCATCTTGCCTGAACCCGCCCTTCGGCAAGGAACAAGAGGTTGAATAACTCTCTCAATCAAGTGGTCTTTACCTTCACCATGACTTGAAACAATCCCAACATGAATCATGTCCTGTTTCTTTCTTGGCGATAAGCAATACAATAAGACGGCTTGTTTCAAGAAATCGAGAGCGTAAATTTCAGCCCAAAGAGTATCATCCCTCATCATTAACTCAAGGGGGTTTGTTCCATGCTTTTTGCACAAGGCTTTGAATTGTTTGAAATCATCTTCGGACATTTGAGATTCTTTGAATCCATCATCCAATGATGCTGAATCAACAAGAAACAATCTTTTGGCTCCGTAGTTGATGTATTTCCCTCGCACCTCAACTCGTTTCCCTTGTTTCTGACTTTGGGAAATGGTCAGGAGCAAATCTGTTAATTCTTCCTCCGATAATCCATCAGCCAAAAACTTCTCATCAGCATTATGAGCAATACAAGATACTGAGTATTCACCATCAGAAATAACGAATTCAACAATAACTCTATCTTTGCCCGCTTCTTTCTTGGTCAAACCTTTGATGGAATACTTGATGCAAAATCCTGAACCCACCTGTTCATTACCAAAAATGTTTCGGTCATGAATATCTTTCATGCTGACTGTGTAATCTCGATACTTTGCTGAAGTAATGAAGACGAAATCTTTCAATTCTTCAGATATTTCTTCGACCATAGTTCTCACTCACCCAACACCCATATAAAGCCACCTGACGAATGATGGTGGCTTCTTGCTTAAACCATGTATCCGAATGGTGGTGGAAACCCCGCCCCCCGAAGAGGGCGAGGTAATTGTAGTTTCAATTGGTGGTTAGCCCGCCCTAATCAAGCATCTGCGGCCTGAATTTGGTCTTCAGGAACAGGGGGAACCATGACATTCTCGCCTGAAGCGAGCATCTTGACAGAAAATCGGTTGTATTTCCTGCCGTTTCTTCCCTCAACCTTGTGTCGGACAAACTGCACTTCAAATGGGTATGAAGCATCTTCGTCAAGAGCGTTTTGAACGAAAGTCTTCAGATGTTCTTGCTCGTAGCCTGTTAGCCAAAGGGTCTGCCTTCGGCCTTCAGTTGGTTCAATCACTCTGACTGCGGTTGAGACACCATACTGTCCCTCGATGCCCTCAGTAAATCCTTCGATGATGTATCCTTTCATCATGTCGGAGTATCCCGTATCTTCGCTGATAGGGACTTTGAGGGTGTCTCGGTTCACATAGTTCCTCGTTCCACCGTTTTCTTTCTGCTCTTGTTCAAGTTCCGCAAGGAACGCTTCAATCTCTGCATTATCACTCATTTTTTTTCACCTCATTTTGTGTTTGTCGCCTTTCTCGGCAAAATTCAATCTGTGCTGTGAGGTATATGAAGGTATGGGTTTGAGTCTGAGAGGTTTGGTTTAGAGTCAAGCAGAAGATTTAACAGGTAAGAAAACAAAAGGGAGTATGTAGGGGGTGGAGGCAACTCCCCCCTCAACCTCGCCCCCTACACCAAAATCCAAAAAGGGGTCGTAGTTTAATTTGGAAGAACGCTTGGTTTGCATCCAAGAGGCTGAGAGTTCAAATCTCTCCGACTCCACCATCAACAGTTTTAAGTGTCGGAACCGATACAAATTCATCTATGCAACCTTGGATGGCTGAGTGGAAGAAGTTTTCCGACAGGTCAATTGAGCGTATGAAATCATACTCTGATGATACCAATGAAGAAAGAGAGTGGATGTGTTATGTTTATGATGTTGATGGAACCTATGAACTTGGTGAACCATCATACGGAACTCTGAGCAGAATAGAAGTTTCGCCTGAAAAGAAAAGTGCAGAAGACCAAAAAAAGCAAGGATTGAAGGAATCACAAAGAAAGTGGACTATTCACGGACATCCTTTGAAGGATGGAAAAATTTACACAGGGAGGCAGTATTTCAGTTCAACCGATATTTGCAGGGAATTTGTTAGGTGCATGAATAATGATGAGTATGTTGTTCAGTTCCTTGTTTATCCTCACAAACAAGTGGATACGGGAACAGGAAAAGAAGTGTTGCACAACAGATGCCGAATCTTAGTATTTCCAAATCGAGAAACCGTAGTCAGGGCTATGAAAGATTCCAACCCTCATGTTGATGCCTCACAAATAACTCCTGAGAGTGGGCAAAATCAGAGTGTCAAACTTGAAGATGGCTCCACAACCCTCAAAAATGACTTGGATATTGATTGGTTTGCTTTTCAAGAATCACTTGGTCGAATGGGATTCATGGGTATTATTGACCTCGAAGGACCGTCTAAGGGAGCGAAAGTGTTTAATAGTGAGAACTACCGAAAGCCGAAAACTATCGCAGGATTCGTAGTTATGGCATTGGCAGGAGTTTATCTTCTTCGGCAATTTACAACAAAATCAACAGGATTTTTGAGTGCTGAAGGTATTGAAGTTGTGGATGGATTTTCTGCTGACTGTATTTGGCATAGTGAATGAGTGGTCAAATGGAAGTCTGTTCCAATACCGACCAAATAGACTTGCCCTCATGGTGTGTCGAAATGGAATTTACAGTTTGGACTTTTCTTCAGTTGATTGCTGAAATAATTTTGTTGGGCTTGATTGCATTTACTTCATATCACTACTTTCGATGGAGAAGACAGAAGAAAATCGAAAAAGAGATGGCTAAGAGGTTGAATAAACAACCCATATCAGAATTTAGAAAACTTTGAAATCAAGTTCTTGAGATACAAAGCCCCAAACCCACCAATCACAAATACCAACATAGCGATTGGAGCATTTTCGACTTGGGGGGTGATGTCGGTGTTTTCTGATGCCATCCCGCAGGATTTTCCTTCGCCATTTGTCTTGGGTGGTTCTTGGATTCCAATGACTCCACAACCTAACCTTTTTCCTGCATTACCTGTTTTGAGAGATTCCTTGTGAACCTTTTCGTTGATGACTTCTCCCTCAGCATTCAGCCCACCCAAACCTAAATCATCCCTATCTTGATGAACAATAATCATTCTTCCCAAGATTGATGTGATTTTAGATGGATTAAGTGAAAGTGTTTTAGCAAGCATTTTCCCTTTTGCTCGGCCACCTCTTGCGACTATATTTCCTAAATCTCCTTCATGTCTCACCTTGGAGTCTAAACCTCCATGTGTGGTGTTGAATGGATTAAAGTGTGAACAGGCAGAATCGCAACCATCAGTCAAATCGCCATATTCATGTATGTGGAATCCATGTTCTCCATCACTTAAGCCAAAAATATCGTAGGATATTTCAACTCCATCTCCTGTATCAAAGAAGTGAACGGTTCCTGAAACTCCATTGTCATTTTGAGCAAGAACCGCAACTGCATAATCGCTCATAACCATCAAAATTAATTTTTGATTGTTAAAGGTGTCTGTTCATCGCCACAGACGAAAGATAGGAGTGTTTTGATAGGAATTTCTGTATCCTCTGCGGGGATAACCAAATCGAAAAGATTGTCATCTATCGTATCAACCTCTGCTTCTGAGGGGTGGTTTCTTGAATCTGCATGGGATTCCCAATTGTCGGGATAGGTTTTCTTCAATCTTTCGATTTGTAAATCATCGCTGATGTCAATCTTCACCAAAACCCATCCTGAAGATTTCAATTTTACCACTTCATTTTGATATCGAACATCATCAACTACTGCCAAACTTGATTCCGCTTCTGCAACTCTTCCCTTCAATACATCAATCCAAATATCTGCATAAAGTGTCTTTCTTGCCCCATCCCCGACTTTTTGAAACTTTTCTCTATCTTTGAATCCTTGTGGGATGTCAAAAAGAAAATGTGCGAAATCTTTGACGGGGCGGGCGAGACTAAATTTTTCAAAACCAAGCCCATTTATCAAAGCATCTGCAAGGGTTGTCTTCCCTGAAGCCATCTTTCCACATATCGCTACTTTCACTTTCATCACCTATTACTTTCGATACTCTCACAGACATATTTAGGCATTTCGGTCTTGAGACTGCCATTTCCGAATCCCTTCTGATAATGAAAACTAAAACTTGGGTCAATAATGTAGGTATGTCCTATGTTTTCCTTCCCTCGGACAACCCTCCCACACATTTGAGTAAGGGTATTTGCAGTATGAGATTTATACCATTTAGGATTCAACTCACTTCTTTTCTTGATTTGGATATCTCCGAGAGAGCGAAACGGGACTTTGAGGATAATGCAAAATGCAACATCTTTACCATCATACCCTTGATTAGCGTATGTTGATATCATCACATCATCAGAATCCAATAAATCGAATGACTTGAAATCTTCCTCTCTTTGTTTTGCTTCATCTGAGTGGGTTCTCAACCTTCTCGCCACCATTGGAAAGTGCTTATTCAGAGCATCAATTAAAAGTTCTTGGTTTGACTTGGTGTAGGGCAGAATTAAACCTTTTTGATTGGGATACTTCCACAGAATTTGTTTTATGGCTTTGGCAGTCAAGTAGTAATCCTTTTCCGTTCTGCCTTTGAAACTTAAGTTTCCACCTACAATGTGAGTGTAAATTGGCCTATTCTCTATCGGGAAGGATGAATAATTGATTCGGATAAATGTGGTCTTATCCGAATTGATACCCAATTCTTCACAAAATACATCTGCATCACCAATGGTAGCACTCATGAAAATTCTCTGTTTTCCTGAAGTATGAATCAACGACTCAGCATCTTTTTTGATGGATAGCGGTTTGAAAGTAATTCTTCTTGGATTCAATTCATCGTCTTTGTTCCACACCCAATTTTTCCAATTTTCCATCCGAAGTGCAAGAAGGTTCAGTTTGTTAAGTAGGAGATTCGCTTCCTTTACATCATCCTCTGCAACCTTTTCATCAAGTAATCGTTTAGAGAGAACTCGACTCAACTCTTTGAAATAAGCAGTAAATACCTTCGCAGACATCTTCCAAATCCTTTCATTAGTTGCCGTAGTAATTGAGGGAACCGATGGAATTCCCATGCACCTTTTGATAGATTCGCTTGGTTTCCAAGCCTCCAACATTTTCAATCTTGAACCTTTGTCTTCTTTGAAGGTAGGCAATCCGAAGAACTTCTCCAAATCGGATAGGGAAAAATCAAGAGTGAAGTGTCCCATCAGGGCAGATTCTAAATTGTGTGCTTCATCAACAATGAGTAAATCTCTTTGCGGAATATAGCCATGAGGCCAAACAGATGCCATGTAATTCATATTTGTAAGAAAAAAATTGGATTCTAAGGCCATGCCCAAATCCCGATAATATCCGCAAAAATCGGTTGGAACATCCGAAACTTTCATCCGATTCTCGATTAAATCTTCAATTGAAAATTTGAAACTGCAATTGAAGTTTTTAAGGGTTGTGCAGGGAGCCACATCTGCTGAACATCTATCCGAATAGTTGCCCCCCGAATTTTCGGCTAATTTCAAGGCTTCATCAACTAATTCTTCATCGAAACAATTCGGAGGGACATCCAAATTGCATGAATAGTTTCCTCTTCCCTTTACTACCTTCATTTCAGGTAATTCACTTGCGTATTGGTCTTGTAGTCCTTTCAGGTGAGTGAGGACATAAGCATCCAATCGAGTAATCTGAGGAATCAGATACGCAAAGGCTGACTTTCCTGAACCCGTAGGAGACTCAATGATGATATTTTCCTGCCCCTCTGCGATTTCCTGCATAATCAAAGGAATGACTTGCCTTTGCTCCAACCTTGGATTACTGAATGGCTTTGTGCCAAAGTATGAAGAAACATCGAACAGAGGCTTGGTGTCTCTTTCTAAATTGATGACCTTCATATTGATACCACCTACAACCAAGTATTTGAACCTAACGAGATTGCGAAGGATTCATAAGTAATGACCTGCACGATAGGGTATGGCTCGAATTTACGGACTTCCAAGTATCCATGCCCGAATCATAGACGAACACATGAAAGAATGCAGAATTCCTCAGGGGGCGCAACATATTTTGCACAACCTTTTCGATAGTTTCAAGAGGTCGCCACCTACAAGGAGGCAAATTGGAACTTATCTGAAGTTGAATCCGAACTATGTTCTTGAATCGCAATATCCCGTCAGGATTTACAATTACTGTCCTGTGTCTTCTTCGTCAAGATAAGATGCTAAATGTTTGGCAGTATCAATTCCTTTTGGATGGATGATTGTTGCTTCTGTGCATAATTCTGCATAAACAGTCCAAATATCTTCTTTGCTTTCTTCACTCAATGGCTTGTAATTTTCGCTCATACTCTAACATCTCCAATGACCTTTATGAAGGTTCAGCCGAGAAACTTGGCGAGTTCATCCAAATCTAAATTGTCCCACCTTTTGATAATCTCTAACATGATGTGTAGTTGTGGTTTCATTTCATTAGTATCCACTTTTTGTTCTCTCCTGATGATTTCTCCATCAACTGAATAGTTTGTCTTCTGAAGGAAGTATCCCTTTTCAATCATTGATGAAATGATGAGTCTTGCTTTGTTCGCATTTTCGCTTGAGTCGAGAGGAACTTGTATCTTCTCCACCCCATTCTCAACTACTGCTGACCCATCTCCGAGGGCAAGAGAAACAAATTTTTCAGCCTCATCTTCACACATTTGCATAAGTTCATCTCGGCTATAATCGCTATTCTTTTCAGCGAACTGAACCAAGTTTCCTACGGTGATAACTGATAGCCTCAGAGGTTCATTCATCACATTGAACATGATGAAATACAAGTCATCCTTATCCTCTTTGCCACTCATCATCACATCGCTTTCCACAAGAACTTCATAGTCCTTGCTTAATCCAAGTTTTACCTTTCCAATTTTCTCCATTAACAACACCCACAGTTATATCCAAATCCTGTTTCCTCGATATCAAAATCTTCTCCGCAATATCGGCATACTCTGAATCTCCACCTCAGGATGAATTTTTTGCTTTGAATCAAGGCTTGCGCTTGTGTGATTGGTTCTTTGTTTTGAATCAATCCATCCTCCACAACACAAGATACTTCTTCTGTGCGGAATGAAATCAAGTTCATACTTCAACATCAATCACCATGCTATTTAATTCTGTCGGTCATCCAACAACTTATTCGTTTCAGAATCCAACATTGAGAATGCTAAATCTGAAACCTTTTCATACAATTTCTCGATATTTTCAGGATTCTTGACTCGGATAGTGAGGTTGGCCTTAGCCCACATAGACTTGCCTGACTTCCTAATTTCTCTTGAAGGGCCGAGGTTCAATTCCAACTCGAAGTCTTGCCCCTCTAATGCTTCTGATAGTGCCTCATTTGCTTCCTTTAAGCCCACCCCATTTGGAGATTCTGCAACTGAAATATCGTCATCCACAACTCCGATAAACAATGCGGAGTCTTCTTGAATCACCTTAAGAACTGCGAATTCCTCTTCCACAAAACCATAGTTTTTGGATGATTTATTGTGAAATTTTCCTTTCGTCAAATCGAGCCAACCGATTTCTCCCGATGCACCTTTGAGATATACATTGTGTTTATTGCCATCTTTGGAAAGCCACTCTCTCGCAACATAACCATCTTCAAAATCGAGTTTAATCATCTTTATTTCCTCCAAAACTCAAATTGAAAAGTTTTGATGGCGTTTGCATCAATCTCATCATGAATACTGTGTATTTTTCTAACAATTCAATCTCCATGATTTCATCTCGGTTAGATTCCTTTTCGATTTCATCCAACCTTGCTGACCATTCATCCAACCAACTATCAAGCATACTCGCTTTTGACCTCATATTTATTCCTCACACAAGATTTGTCCCACTACCTATTTGAAGTATGGGGTCAGTAATCATCAGGATTGATAGAAAGTGCAACGCACAATTCTTTGTATCGGTTTCTGATAGTTACTTCTGTGATACCTGCCGCTTCAGAAACTTCTTTTTGAGTTCTTGCATTTTGAGTAATCAAGGAGGCAAGATAGACTGAGCGAGCCGCAATACCTGTCGGCCCCCTACCTGCCGTGAGTTCTATTTTCTCTGCATCACTCAAAATCTTCATAGCCCTTGTTTCTGTAAGGTTTGGCAAATTTAGTATTGAACAGAATCTTGGGATATACTCTGAAGGTGAAGATGGTGCTACTCTCAGACTCAATGCCTTAGCAACTTCTCGGTATGTCCTTCCGATTTCTTTTCTTCCTGTTCTTGAAAATGCTCCTACTTCATCAAGTGTCCTTGGGATGTTCCCCATCCTACAAGCGGCATAAATTGATGCGGCAACTACTCCCTCGATAGACCTACCTCTCACAAGCCCCTTTTCAACGGCTTTCCGATAGATGAAGGCTGATTGTTCTCTTACGGGTCTTGGTAGCCCCATTTGAGAGGCAATTCTCTGCAACTCTGCGAGTGCCACAGAAAGGTTTCTTTCCTTTGAATTGCTAATTCTCGTTCTTTGATGTTGTCTTCGCAACCTTCTGAAAATTTTAGCAGAGTTGGAGTTCAAAGATGCACCTGCGAAATCTCGGTTTCTCCAATCAATATCTGTCGTTAATCCTTTATCATGCAGAAGTTCTGTGTTTGGCATACCCGTTCTTTCTTGTGAGTTAGCCTCACCCTCTCCATAATTTCTCCATTCAGGCCCACTATCAATCACAACGCCTGTCAAAACTAATCCACATTCGACACAACTGATTTCGCCTTTGTCATCTTCATAGTGGTTCCTACTACCACATTCACTACATTTTTCATTGAAGTTCATAACTGCCCCCCTTCGCCTCTTGAATTTTTCTCGTATTTAACCTTTTCGGTCATTCGAGTGAATTGTAAGGATATTCAGATGAATATCTTTTGTCGTTCCTACCCCATAAAACAACCCTGTGCGACTCAGACCTCATCCATGAATCAACAGATACTTGGTCTATCTCTCTAAATCTCCTATCCCCTCTCAAAACAAGAGTGATTTTTCTTGCATGAGGATTATACCTCAGAACTCTCTTTAGTTTTTCTGATAATTCTGTGCTACTCATCGCCCTTTCATCCAAAAGGTCGAAAACTCGGTTAGTCCACGCATTCTTTTTCGACATGAACCAACCTACTATGCCATACCCTTTTAATGGTTTTGGTCATTCGGGTAGTCGGGCAAAGAAAGCATTCCAATCAGGCTCATCCATATCATCTTCAATAAAAATAGCCTCATCAACCTTATCTGTTTTCTTAGATTTTGGTCCCATGTAATCATCTTCAATCAATTCATACAATTCGTCTTGAGTGATTTCCTCCGCAGGGCTAATGAAGTCATCAACCTTAGATTTTGCTTGCTTCTTCTTTTCCTTTTCCTTCTTAGCCTTTTTATCCTGCTTCCATTTGATTTTGTCTTGCTTTGACCATCCTGCGGCCTCTCTCGCCTCTTTTGAAGGCATAACTAATCCGCCATAGCCATAATAGCCACCCATATCGTATTCTTTTGGTGCGTTAGGGTTTCTTTCAGTTACCAAACTTTCAACATCAATCCTTGCGAAAGCATCACTTAATTCAACAAGATATCCTAACAATTGCGTTTCTCTTGCGGTGTGTGCTGAGAAATAACCTACACTCATGTTGGTGCATTCGGGAATGATATGGTCATAATTGGCAGTATCCGTAAATGAGCCTGTGGGGTCAGACCTATGGTTCATACCCAACTTCTCGGATAAATCGTCAGAGAATGCCTCAGAACAACATCTTCGTGAGGCTTGGTGCGTAATGATGCTATGGACATCCTTTCTATCGAATGCGATTGCCCTATCATATTTAGCCAACATATCTTCGCAATTGTCTGCAATCCAAGCGGAACCCACTCCACCGACTTCCTCGGCTCTATGGAAAATGTAAAGACCGGGTATTTTTTGTCTAATCAATTCCAAAAGAATGTAAGTTCCTGAATTGTCATCTCCGCCAAGACAAGAGCCATCGGGAGTGCTGAACTTATCATCAGATGGATTGTAGTGAACTGTTTGATGCCCACCTTTTCTGTGAACTGAATCTGTGTGGCAAGACCAAAGAGTTTTCGATTCGGAACCGTCAGGATTATCAATTTTCAACAAGCAATTTCCATATCCATCTTGATACATACCTTGCTCAATCAGAAATGGAGTCATCAAATAGGTTTCAACAAATTCGTTTTCTGCTTCTGTGTAAGCAGGTCGCATAGAGGTGAATAATCTTTCAATTTTAGATTTCTCTAATCTCATTCTCGACTTATCTTCACAAAGTTTTGTGCAACGCTCCAATTGCTCTGAAGTAAGTTCCATAGCAAACATTCAAGCAACCTGATACTTAAGGTTGTCGGTCAAACCCACTTTGATTTGAAATCATCAGAGAATTCGTCAGAATCGTAAATTACTTCTGACAATTCATCTTCATTCTCAATGAACCGAATAAGTTTCTTTGGATTTTTTGAGGTTAAATCTCTCAAAGCATCAAGAATAGAGATGATATCGCTTGAATCACTCAAATTAGATGGCAAACCAAAAGTGATGTTCATAACTTCATCTGCAATCAAAAAGTCATCATCATCAACATCGTATTTCGTAGGTCTGATGCCATCAATAACTTCTTCCACAATTTTTTCCCAACCAATCAATACTGCATCTGCCATATCCACTTCCGTAGCGATAAGTGCTTTGTGATGGTCAAGAAGTGCTTCAGTCAAGGAATTGTAAGTATCATGTAAGGAAACATACTTGAACCAATCGTTTAGACCTTGATAATCTGACTTTACACGGCCAAGAATGATTCGGAATGAATAACCATTTCTAATGGCGATTCCCAAAACATCAGGGTCAGCCATGTATTTCGGGAAAAATGCAACAACAGGATATAATTCCAACGAATCCCAATTTTGATATCCTAACCTTTTGAGTTCTAATCGTAATCCAACCAACCCCCCTGCTGATTGGGCAATCTTCTCCATTCGGTCTGAGATATTCATTCCCATATCAACACCTATGAACTTTTTCCCTGATAAAGATGACGGTTCTTCCAATGTTTTCGATTAATGTAAATTTTCCCCGATTTTGATACTAAATTTTCCGTATTTGAATAGTTTGACCATGTTATTCGGTATGTTTGACCCGAAATAGAGGTCAAGATATCGGGTTTCCAACTAATTCCTTCTCGAATTGACTTCTTGTAAGTTTCCAATGGTATCACAAACGAACTATCCTCATATTTGACACCTGCAATACTGATGTGATGAATACTCGCCTCACTTTGTTTGTTATTGTTCGCATCTTCAGGATTGTAATCATTCCTAAGGTCAAAGTTGCATTTGAAACATTTGGCATACAACTCACCATCCTCATCAACATCGTAGCCAACCGTAAAAACCAAATCCTGTGGCTCCACCAACCATTTTTCTCTCCACCCTCCTACCTTGATGTTGTATTCCTGAGTGGAACTACATTTGGGGCAGAATATCATCAAAGGATAAGCACAATCTCCTGAGCCTTTGGACTTCATATAATGAGTTTCCTCAACTTCAAGGTCAATTAATTTACCTCCCTTTGCACCTTCACCGACATTGATGGTGGTGATATCCACCGAAGTATCCTCCATGAGAATCCCTCAGAGTGTTCCGTGATAAACCATTTGAGCAAGTGTTTCTTCGGGGTCTTCATCGTCTGTGAAATACTTCTTGAATAGTGAAATTCCTCGTTCCAACTTTTCCTTGCCTGAGGCCAAGAATTCTTCGGAGCAAGAATAGATTCCTAAATCTTGTGTTTTCTTATCAATGCAAATAAATGTGAATGTGTCGCACTCAGGGAATAGTTGGAGATACAAATACGCTTGGAGGTCATATCCAAACTTCCTTGCGGAATACATGAATCCTCTCAAATCAGCAGTAGTTTTCAAATCAATAATCTCATTTCCCTTCAAAATGTCTGCCTTCCCTCTGATTGGAATACCGTCAATCATTTGAATTTGAGGGACTTCAAACTCAGAGCCATCCAAATAGTCTGCGATTTCTTGGTTTCGAGTCATCACTTCTGCAAGATTGATTGCATTATCAACTTCTTTTTGGGTGAAAACTGAAGAACCATGCTCTGCGACTGCCTCTTTGAATGCCTTAGTGTTCTTTGACGATACATCAATAACATGAAGATTGTCGAACTTGTGTGGTTCAAGAACTCTCCAATGAAATAGTTTTCCATCCCTGAGAGGTTGAGAATCTTCATCCCCTGCCTGATTCAAATATCGGAGATATTCTTTTGGCGATTTCAGAATAGTTTTGATGATACTGCTACTCAAAGCAACCTTTCCAAGATGCCCATAATAGAAATCGTCATCATCCATTTTTTCAATCAATGACTCCCAATCATGTTCTTCGCCATCAAGGGTCTTAATCGTCATCGAGTCTGCATTTGGTGTTGATAGAATCGCTCCCATGAAATAATAGTGGGGCGACTACCTTTATGAACCTTTACCATTTACCAAGAGGGCAACTCTCTGATTCCATACTTGTCTTCAACTTCAAAAAACATCCACACACACCACATTTTTCAGGTGTAAAGAATTTCTTTTCGAGGTGTGGGCATGACTTACAAATCCTCATCCTTTGTTCTTTTGAAAGGACTTTAGGTGAATCCATGATTGGAATTCAACCTCTCACATAGATAAGACTTCCCATCCATCACCTTTAAGTATCAGTTCAAGATAAGCAAAGATATGGCTAAAGTTGCACCGCTAATTGGCGTTTTAGCAGTTGCAGGAATTGGATATGCAATTTACTCTGACGATTCCACCGCAGGAGGCAACCAACTACCCTCGCAAACCAATCAAAATCAAACTTCACCTCAGAATCCTAATGGCATACCCTCACAGACTGAGCCAAAGGAGGATTTGAAACCCGATGTTGAGTGGTTCAAGGCTAAGGATTATTCATTCAAAGATTACATGGGAATTGGAAGCGTAAATGTTCCTGAAGAGGAAAATCCATTTGAACAACGAACTTTAGTTGGGAAAACCGATTGGAGAAGTAGCAATAAAGTGGAACTGATGGATAGCGATAGATATTTGAGTTTGGGTGGATACATCTCAGGTGGAATCAAACTTAAAGTAAAGAACAATTGGCGAGTTCAAATCAAAGTAAAAACAAATAATTGGAACTTTTTCAATAATGATGTGTATGTCGCAAAGGGAACAACAGGAGCCAACAGACAAGAACCTAACACTAACGGACAAAGCCTTTATGAGTGGGTCAGGAGCAGTTCTAACCCTATGAAATCGGATTCTTCAGCCCCCAATCATGAAACTTTTGTTGTGTGGCTCGATGGTGCATACGATGATTACATTTCCATTGATATAGACTCAGAACATGGTGGAATAGACGCATTCGCCCTAAGGACACAAGGCCAACAATTTGCTCAACAAGGCGTAATAGACAGTCCGACAAAGGTTTCTCTGAAACAAGTTGAAAAGAAGAATCCAAATTACGACCCCCAAAGATTCGGTTCAGAAGTATTCAATGCTACGGGAGGGCTTATTGGATTGGGGGGCAGATTATTCAAGGGATTAGGCAAAGGGTTCGGTGCAGTAGCCGATGCCTTTAGGCTCAGAAGGGTGGGCGGTGCTACCGCAGATGTTATTGCAGGGACTACAAAAGTTGGCGATACCATCACAACTCCTGCGGGGAATGTGCAGACGATAGATAAAGTTGAAGGCATCATCACAAAAGCAGATGTTGGTGATGCAAGCAAACTTGAAAACATTGATGGAGTGGTTAGAGCAAATAATGATGGAACGAGAATCAAAGTAGGAACTAATCATCAAGCACTTAACAAGTCAGGGAATCTAATCCGCAAGGATGGGGGCGGATTCGTCAATGTTCAAGAGGGAATGATAATTGTGAAAGTTTCATCGGGTGGAGCCTCCGTAGGTTCATCGGGAGCAGGTTTTGGTGCGACAGTCGGAGGTATTATGAGCAGTCCCGCAGTAAAGAATTTCCCTGTTTGGAAAACATTTACAGTAGGGGCGGGAGCCATAGGACTCTATGGGCTTTACCAAATCGTTTCCATCCTTCCTGACACTATCGGAGATGGAATTAAAAAATTCACAGAAGAAACTCTTGGTATCAACTGTTCCGAAAAATGTGCAGAGAATCCTAATTCTTATGGAACGGGAGCCGACATAAACACTTGTATTGAGGCTTGTCAGGGTGAGGCGAATGAAAGATTGGCTATCGTTGGCGGTATAGGAATCGTTGGGATTTTAGGATTGGCTTTGATTTTTAGGCGAAATAAAACTTCAAAAGAGGCTGAGTATATCATTCTGAGGTGATAGAATGGTATGCAGACCTACAATTCAAACAACCATGAAAGTTATCAATCCTGAAGGGGAGATAAACAACCCTACCTCGATAGGTGGAACTATTGGGTGGGAACAAATTGCACCTACATCGAAGGTTTCATATACCATAACGACATATCCTGAAAGAGATACTTCAGTTCCCATCTCTCAGCGCACACCCAAATCTGACAAAGTGAGGTTTGAAGTATGGCGACAAAATTTTGAATATACCGTAAGGGTTCGCAATATGGTTTTCGATGAGGCAACAGATGATGAACAAACTGTGTATGCTCAAGAATTAGTTGCAGTAATGAATGGGACTGCCACAGAAATGCCAAACTACAATTCAGCAATCGAGGCAAGAACTGACCCTCAAAGGATACTAACGAGAGTTCATTCAAAATCCATTACTACGAACTCAAATGGCGTAGCATCAGGCGAATATCAAATTCCAAAGGGTGCTAAATGGGGGCAATACGCATTCACATTCAACTACGGA